TCTCATGCAGAAGGAACCAATACAAAATCAAATGGTATAAGTTCTCATGCTGAAGGAAGAAATGGAATTGCAGACGCTGATTACTCTCATGCTGAAGGATTTAGAACTATATCTCTTGGGGAATATTCACATGCAGAAGGAGGTGGAGCTGTTGCGCTTAATGAAAGTTTTTATGTAAAAACAAAAGATGAAATACTCGCTGAATGGGAAAGACTGTATAAAACACCTACTGATTATGAAACCGGTGATGGATTCTTATGTGCAGTAGGAAGAGGTTCTCATAGCGAAGGAAAGAATACATTAGCTTTAGCTGATTTTTCTCATACATCTGGTGAAGCAACTGTAGCAAAATCATACTGTCAAACAGTAATTGGTAGATTTAATGAACCAACAACTTCAGGGTATAATGAATTTTCTATAAATAATGAAGCGTTTGTAATTGGTAACGGAACTGATATAAACTCTAAAGGAAATGCATTTAAAGTATTGTTTAACGGACAAACTTATGCAGATGGTGCTTATTCAGGCTCTGGAGCAGACTATGCTGAATTCTTTGAATGGAAAGATGGAAATGAATCAAATGAGGATAGAGTTGGTTTATTCGTTTCTATTGAAAACGATAAAATAGTTAAAGCAACAAAAGATTCTAAATATATACTTGGAATAGTATCTGGTAATCCATCAGTCATAGGTGATAATCCAATGAGATGGAAAAACAAATATTTAACAGATAAATTCGGAAGACCAATATATGAAGAAGTAGAAGTAAGGAAATATGAAAAGAAAATAAACGATAATGGAGAAGAAGAAACTGTAGAAATAATAGAAAAACAAAAAATATTCAAGATAAATCCTGAATGGGATTCATCAAAAGAATATATATCAAGAGACAATCGAAAAGAATGGTCTGCTATAGGATTAATTGGAAAACTCATTGTAAGACATGATGGAACTCTTAAACAAGGAGGATTCTGTTATCCATCAGAAAATGGTATAGCAACCAATTCAGAATACGGATATTATGTGATGAAAGTTTATGAAGATACAGCATTAATAATGTTTAAATAATGAATTATAAAAAAGCTTATTTACAAAAACGGAATAATATATAATTGCAAGCATTTTCCATTTTGGAACTACGATGCAATAATGTTCTTTTGGTTCATTTTTACAAAAGAATCTCCAGAGGAATTTGATAAAGTTGAATTTGGAGTAAAGCTTATAGGAATATTTGTTTTGAAAGACAAGCTTATCAATTACAGCATGAAGGAAATACTGTATGTCAGCAAAGAACTCTATACGTTTCTTTCTCTTGGTTAAAATACATTTGATTACACATCCGTTTACATATACGGAATAATCCCGACAAGGTAAAATTCCCCTTCGACAAACGTTGAAGGGGAATTTTTATATATAATTAGTTGCTTGTTTCAATATCATGTAATATCTTTGCTTTCGTCAAATAGTAAATATAATAGTTATGGATGATAAGGAGAAAAACAAGTTATTCAACGAATTCGCCGGTAAAAACTACACATCATTTATCGTTTGCAGCAAATCTAAAATTCTTGAATTTGCAAAAACGTTCAATAGCAATGATGTCAATCTAAACATAAACATAGGGAAGCTTTATATCAATATACATGTAAATGATATGAAGGTGTCAAAAAATACAAGGTATAACCCAGTATATATCGTTGACAAAGATTTATTTATTATATGTGTCAGCACATTCATGGAAAGAATATACATGTTTATGTGTATGAATGATTTAGGTAAAAAACTTAATTCAATAATGGTTCCTTTTACTATAGGAAACATACGATTCATGTCAATGTACGCAGCAAAAGATAAGGATGGAGAGTATTTATCTGACTTTGGAAAATTCAATCCAGACAAATACATGAATTGTATAAACAAATACACATTCAAATATAGAGTATTTAATCTGATATTCGGAAAAATAGAAAATAGTGAAGAATATTCCAATCTGAGAAATTCGTTTAGAACATATAGTCCAAGATTAACAAAAGCAATGATTAATGATAACCTGAAATATGCATTCAATTCCAATGAATTAAGAATACCATTTCAGGATATGATTCAGAAATTCAGAGACAGGTTTAAAAGCAAATTCAATTACATAAAAGACAATGCATTCAGATGTTTGACTTCTGATGAAATGGAAAAACTTGGGATAGACGAAGAGCGTTCTATATACGATACATATATGATGTATAAAGATAAAAATAAAAACGATTCTTTTGAATATCCAGGTGTGAACAAAAAGAAATCCAGAAAAAATAATAAATACAACAATAAGAAGTTCAAACAAAAATCAATCAAAAAATGAAAAAGGCAAACATAGTATTTAAAAATTCAAATACAAACGGAGTATACAATATTCCTGTAGTTGAATTGCATATAAAGTTCCTTGAAGACAAAAGGATAACCATATTTACGAATCTGATACAATGGTTTATTTACATAGGAGATGACCCGAATGGATTTAGTGTTGTTCCTATGGATGATTTTATCACAAGGCCATTTTCAGTAAACGGATATAAAGTAGTTGAATTTGATGACATAATGTATAGGATAAAATACTTATTCAATAATGGTCAATATAGCTACGATTTGGCCGCATTCGCAAATAGAATAGAAACGGCTATACATAACAGCAAGGTTAAGCCTGAATTCATAGACAAGGTATTTAAAATGCTAAATGAAAAACAATGAATAGAATAAAGATAGAAAAACAAGATGTTACAATAGTTGACATCGAAAACAGGAACGAAATAACAAAAGAAGCAACAATAGTAATAGTTGATGATAAATCGAAAGTACATTATTTATGTGGCTCATTCGTTCCGATGTTTGTTATAATTGATGGAGAAATATTCTTTTACTGTGCAATATCATACGTAAGCTTCAAAAAGGAATCATCTAAAGTAAAGCCTACTAAAATAAAAGTAAGGAATAATGAAGGAGACATACGTTTAGCTGAATATCAGAATATAAATTTATTCTCAGATAGATGCAAAAGAAGCCTTATGGGTATATTTATCGGGACATTATATGATGATGCAGGAGAAAACTGTATAAATAAAATAAATGAAATATCAGGGCTTAATTTAAAATATGTGCTATACAAAGAGTCAAAATATGGAATCAGTGAAGACGAGATGAAGCACTTAATAAAGCATTTGAATATAAACCCTGATAGCTACTTAGTCATAAAGAACAGACTGTTTATAATAGCCTCACTGTTTGATATAAGTCTCGAAGAGAAGGGGTTTATATCGAAAGACTTTTTTAAAGATTAAAAATGGGCCTCTAAGCAATTAGAGGCTTTGTTTTTATTCCCATTTTATATAAATTCGCGTAGATAAAATTATAGATAATATGAAAAAGGATTATGTTTATGTACAGATATCAGTATCTGAACTCGCGAGATTATCAAACATAGTAGGCAATAAATTCACTATGTCAATAACGTTTTGTGAAAAGCAGCACGCCGAAGTGGAATACAATGATGGTAAAATATCATTCTTGTATGAAACATCTGATAAGGATATAATGTTTTTAAATAAATCAATAAATCCTAAATACAAATCAGTATTTCTAAGATGTCCGATAGAAGATATAGGAAGTGATAGTTCAAAAATAAGCTTTAAAATAAACACATTTGATAATATACTGTTTCTTGTATCTTATCCATATTGCGGAACGGAGAAAAATGAAAGGATATTATTTGATTCATACACTGGGGTGTACCCAAACTGTTTTATAGTTCACGATAATAACATCTATAAAGATGAAAACGATAATACTAAAATAAGAAAATATAACAGATGCTATACGATGATTTATGACAAATGTATCGTAAATCCAATATTCATAAACAACGAAGCAATAAATAAGAAAAGATTATCCGGCCCATGGATTGAAGCTTCTTTATTATATAAATACGTAGAGAAATATGAACAAAACAACAATCTGCTGTCGTATAATGAAGCTGAGATAATGTTTGAAGAATTTGAGCGTAGCTTGAATAAAACGATGAACAAGAATAGTTTCTACGAGATAATAATACCTAAAAAGATTGCAGAGAAATATAACTTTAAAATAAAACACGAGAATGATTATATAGCATCAATATCTGAAGGATACGTTAATGTTTCCAGAAAATCAGAATTGCTCATAGATAAAAACTCATACTATATCAGAATATATGACGAATACAGCACAATACATATTGAATATGATGGCAAGAAGCTGGTTCCAATAAAAGGATGCAGAACAGATAGGTCAATGACAGAGTTTAACAGATTCGCTATGTTTAATATATCATACGATGAAATTAAATGCTTAAATTTTGATTCTGAATTTTCAATAGAGAAAAATAAGCCAATAACTATATGCATACTTGATTCATTCAAAGTATCAAATATGATATTTGATGAGTTTATATTTGAAGGTGATTACGTACTGAGTAAATACAAAGGGTACTTCAATAGATTTTACGATGTCTGTTCAGAATAGGTTTTGCCAAGATATTCTCAGATAGTATTAAGGATTACTGTAGAACAGTGAGCCTTTGTTGCAGAGGTTGGGTTATACCCGACCTTTGTTTATATATAAATATAAAATATATTGATATGAACATTTTCGGAAGACATTTTGAAGAAGTAGGAAAAGCCTCATCTGATTTTCTTATAATAACAAAAGGCCAAGTAAAAGTCAAATGGGGAAACAAATTCATAGATTTAATTAAAGACGGGAAGTTAAATGTTGAGGCCCAGAAGATATTTAATAGTGTAGAATCCAAGGATAATATAGATACTGGGAAAGACGGTATATATATCACATCGGATAAGGAAATATATGTTGTATATGATGGTAATCTTATACCTATAGTCCAGTCTCCGGACGATTCTGAATATGTGTCATATATAGAGCAAAATAAAACCGGAAAAGAAAAGGAAGTAGCTCAATCCAATATAGGCGCGATATCCAATACTATGAATGATGCCATCAATTCAGGAATCAAAAATGGAATAGTATATATAATAGATGAACTTACATTATACCTTGTAAAAAACGGAGAATTCACACCGGTAAAAATGGATATACCCAATCCATTTACCTATCCGATAACAATAAAACTTGGTTCTAAATCAAACTATTCACTGTTTATAGACGGGTATTTTTCAGATAACGGTTCAGGAATAATAGTAGGAAGTGAAGGAAATGGCCTTCATGTCTATTGTGAAAATGACGGAACATATATAGACGCATCAAGTAAGGTTGATTTGAGAATAAATGGTTCTAATATAATAACTGTACTTTCAAGCGGCGTATCAGTTAATGGTAATATCGATGTCGTAAAAGGAAAATATGTACAATGCGATACAATAAAGACAATAAACGGGTCAGAAATAAATGGAACATATATAAACAAAGGAGAAATATACTGTGATAATATACACGTAAGAAATAAGATAACATACGGAACTATATTGACATACGATGATTTGAGGAAACTGATGAAAGAAAACGGACTCAAAAAAGGATATACATATTATATAGAAGACTATCAAAATCCATGGAATATAATAGACACTATAGAAGAAGATATATATGATGATTCAGAAAATGATGAAGAAAATGAAGATGATGATATAGACAATTTAACTCCACAAAAAGTAAAGCAATATAAAAACGTATTTCAGCTTGAACTTACCGCAACAAGCGAGTGTTTTGTATCTCAAAATGCCAAAATCTCAGACTTCCCGGATGTTTCAATATTGTATGATGTGATGTATGACGATGTAGTTGCAAGGGCAATAATAGACATGGATACATACGAGGTTAAGGCAAAGGGAAGAATAATATATATGGAAGATACAAATGGTAATTGCGCGCCATTTGATTTTATAAATGCAAGATTTAAAATAAACGATAAAAGATTATTTGCATTTGGTGGAGATACAGATAAATCAAGAAACGGATTATTCAGAAACTGTAAAATATTAGGCAATTTTGATGATTTCAGATTTGATTCCGAAGACAACGAAGATGGACTGTCATATAAAATCGGTGGAGACGCAATGATATCCATGTATAACGATTCCGAATTTAATGACATAACAGTAAAGGACCTTAAAGGTGCGTTAATTATTAATTCATCAAATTTTAAACGTAATACAATATCCGGATTCAAGAGATTGGATAATCAAGTTACAAATATAGATTTCGAATCAAACGATTCTTTATTCTCACTTAAAGAAATAAACTCGTTATCATTAACCGGAAAGTTTAATAAGTTCCATATAGAATCTGATAACGCATCAAATATAAATATATCTAATGGTGCCAATTCTTATATAAAATCAAATACAATAAATGGATTATCCATAAATTGTGAATCAATAAAGTTTTTAAAGATAATATCAGATAGCATAAATAACCTGACAATATCAAATAATATATTAAGGCTATATATATGCTCAGACATAAAAAACGTATCAATAAAAGGAGCTAACAATGTAAATATAAATGGTTCATTATCAAACATATCATTTAACGAAGGATTAAGATTCTGTACGTTCCACTCAGATTTGGATTCTGTAGATTTCTCAACCATAAGAAATGGATATATGCTTTATAATGAATTGAAGTATGCAGATATCTATAATAATGATGGAAGAAATGTAGTTATATGTATACCGGATTTATTCTCTGCTTTATTTGTTGGCGAAGTAAGAATGTATCATGGGGATATATCAGACCTACCATTTGGGTGGCATGTATGCGATGGAACTAATGGTACTCCAAATTTAACAGGTAAATTTATAAGAGCAGCATCTTCATACGGAGGGATAGGTGGTGGAGAGGATTTTAAAATGTTCATAGAAAAAGTAAATCTTCCACCACACACTCATGAAGCAGAAACAACGCTTGATTTGAATAGTGTTAATATTGTTTCCGGCCAAAGTCAATATGTTGATACAAATGACATCGGTGCAATAATGGCAAATTTTTCAGCAGCAAATAATATACAAACTGATTTAAGCGTAAGACTGGGAGTATTTGATGAAGGTGGAAGCAAGAATTTCGCTGTATATGCAGGATATAGAGGAAATGAATATGGATATCAAATAAAATCAATTTATAATCTTGTAAAAGAGATGAAACTGATGGTATCAGGAAACGGTAACGCAAACACTGTAATAAAGGATACTATTTCATATAAACAAGAGCAGATAACTATACCGAATAACAAGGTATTACCACCGTATTATGATATGATATTCATAATGTATACGGGTAAATAAAATTTATCTTTGTTGCAGAAGTATTGTCTTCTATGTTTTATGTTTTATGTTTTAATGTTTTAATATATGATTGATAAATTGAATGACGAACAGTTTCTCAATGAAGATGCTTTATTCGGCAACGATGGAGATAACGAAAATCCAACGAATGTTGGAGGTCAAATGAGAGGTACCGGAATCACAGGAAGAGTTGACAATGGTGATGGCGATGATGGTGGTGACGATGGAAGGAATCAAAGGCAAAGAGCTTCAAATGAACACGATGAAAATCGTATTTTCAAAGAGCTGAATAAAGACTTCGAACAATACAATGGAAATGGTGGTAATGGCGGAAACAGCAATAGTAACGATAATCCATTTGCCGTTAAAGACGACGATGATTTTGCTATTGCAATGCTGAAGCAGAGTGGCATAAATCCTAATGCTATACCTATCACAGATGAAAACGGTAATGAAACAATTGTTTCATTTAATGATTTGACAAGGCAGGAACAGATTGACATAATGCACTCTATCTCTCCTAATCAAAGCAATGGAGATGATGGAGGTCACCAGCTTGATGATGATGAAGTTGATATGGTAAATGCAATAAGACGGTCTGGATTATCTCCTGAAAATTGGGTTGCCGCATTTAAGGAAAAAGTAATAAATGATTTCATTCAAAGCGGAGGTGCAGACAATAATGTCTATAAAGTTGACAGCTTATCTGATGATGAACTTTGGATTACCGATTATCATGCCAAAGTAAAAGACGCAACCGAAGAAGATACATTGAAAGCTCTTGAATACGCTAAATCAAATCCTGAATTGTTTAAAAGAACAGTTGAAGGAATGAGGCAGATGTATAAGGAGAATGAAGAAAATTACAGAAATCAAGATATACAACGCCAGCAAGAACTGGCAAAGCAAAGGGCCGAGGAATATGAAGCTGCAATCGTAAGTGCTGTAAACAGCAATTCAAGACTTCGATTCGGCGACAAAAACCTTGAATTATCAGATGAAGATAAAGAGGATATAGCAAGCTTTATTCTTGACAGTGACCCCACCGGTGAGAATTACATGGTAAGTGCTATGAGAAATCAGAATGAACTCGTAAAAATGGCATTTATGTATCTTAAAGGTGAGGAGCTTATCAAAGAAATGCAAGACTCTTATAGAAATGAAATAAACGCTACAAGAGTAAATGCATACAAGAAAGGATTTGAAGATGCTAAATCCGGAAGAAATCAATCATTTGTAGTTCGTAGGCCCGGAATGCCAAATCAAAGGAGAAATGTAGAAAAGATAGCAGAACTTGGTGATACAATGGATAAAGACATGTTCTAATCAAGATTCATCTTATAAACAAAAGTTCAACGTAATAAGTATTATTTATAAATAATAGTAAACTATGTTAGTAGCAAGTTATGTAAATGTCCATAATACAATGGGCGATACTAAAACCTACCAGGATTATTTCACTTATGTTGGTGCAAATCCTGCTCGACTTGGTGTTATGTCTCGTATGTACACTGACTTAACAGGTTCATATTTGACCGAATCTCTTAGGAATACGTTCTATATGAACAACAAGTCCGCTGAAAAATTCCGTTCTATCAATTCTATGATGTATGAATGGAATGTAGTTGTAAACTTTATTAAACGTGTAAAATTCGCAGCAGTTCCGACTGAAACCGGTGAAAACGGTGGCGAAATCACTATGGCGTTTAAGGAACGTTATTATGAAAAATATGATACATTCCGTATTGAAAAGACACGCCAGCAATGTTTCGTTGTTTCTCGCCCGTTCAGGAGATCAGATAAATACTGGGAAGTACGCGTTGTATTGATTAACAATGACTTTAAGACTAAGCTTGACTTACGCGGATGCCAGATTGGTGATTCTACAAGGTTTATATCAAACTATCATCCAGAAGGACACCAGGAAGGTTATGTAAAGGCTCAGAGCAACGTTGAAAAGCACCGTAACTTCATTTCTACTCACCGTGTTGATACATCATGGACCGCGTTGTTCGCAGCAGAAGAAGATGTATTTATCCGTATTTCAAAAGGTAAGGAAGGTGAGCCTCAAAGCGAAAAGGTATTCATGATGACGGATAAGAAGAAGGAACTTCTTGAATCGTTCCTTTATGTCCGCAACAACGGTATGCTTTTCTCAAAGACAAACGTAGATAAGAACGGTAAGCCGACAATCTATGACCCGGTCGACAATCGTCCTATCTATATCGGTGAAGGTTTGATTCCGCAGGTTGAACGATTCGCTTCAAAAACATTCTACAACCATCTGTCAGTCAGCGTGTTTACACAAATGATGACTCAGGTTTTGAATAAATGCGATAAAGCCGTAGGAAACATAATCACCGTTGTATGTAATGAAAAATACTGGTATGACGTTCAGATTGAACTTGCAGCTTGGCTCGCACAATACAAGACTTGCGGTACATACTTGTATTCTAAAGAAGCTAAAGCATACGTTCCGGTATCAGGTGTTGGAGTTGGTGCAACATTCGTTTCTTATGAAATGGGTGGTAACATTTTGGCATTTAAAGTTGACCGTACATTCTCTCGTGAATGGGGTAACGATAAAGGCTTTGCAATGTTTATAGACTTGACAGCTGATAAATCAAACGGTAATCCGGCTATCGCTGCATTTACACTGAAGGGTGGAGACTTCATCACCAATACTATTGAAGGTGTCGGTGGTCAGAATGGTCTTACATCTGGTCCTGTGTCATCTCCGGTTGCTGCATCACGTGCCGTAATCTGGGGTTATGATTCAATTGCAGCATTTTCTCCGTATCGTTCTGCAATAATGAGAGAAGTATAATATTCATATATACCTTGATAACTATAACATAATGGGGGCATCAGCTCCCATTTGTTTTTATAATACATATATATTGACATTAGCCGTTGATAATTTTAGTTCTTTGATGTCGAATTATGTTGGTTGTATCTATGCCGGCGACGATTTTATGTTTTAAACAATGTCGTCGCCTGCATATTTTACAAATGTTCATTAAACGGTAAACCGTACTTTAGAACATAAACTTTTAAACAATAGATTAATATAATGGGAAAAGAGATTAAAAACTCTAATAAGGTTTTTATTAGAAGTGTGATGGGAAATGTTGAACAGAAGTATTTTATTCAACCTGTAAGAAATCCCGAAACTGGTTTATTCGCTGAATGCGTAAGAGCTGTAAACTCAAAAGGTGAAATGATTCTTTCCGAAAAGGATAGGGAAGATATGTCGAATGGAGCAGTATTTATTCCAGAAAACAAGACCTTCGAAATCGTGTCAGGAATGGAAATTGACCTTAACAAGAAGTATGACAGAGCGATGTGGGAAGCTATAAAACATTGTCCGGGAATCGCTTCAGACAGGTATGAAAAGGATACTGATGGAAATTTCATTATTGACGGTAATGCTGAAAGGTATGGAGTTGCTGAATTATATATCGAAAATCCGACTCTTGAAGCAAAACGTGAAGTAGATACTGATAGGAATATTTTCGAAGCAAAACGTCTTATTTACGATGACAAGAAAGGAGCAAAGGGAAGACTGGCAGTTGCGTTAATTCTTGGTCGTGACATGACTGGATATGACGATTATGAAGTAACAGACTTCCTTACAAAATACGCAGAAAGAAATCCGGAAAAAATCAAAACTCTGTACTCCGGTGATGAATTATCACTCAGGATTCTGTTCTTGAAAGCAAAGGAAAAGAGAATCATCAAAATCAGCGGTGGAACATACGTTTACGGATTGGAAGGTCAGTACATCCTCGGAACATCAGATGATGCCGCTATAAACTTCCTTAAAAATCCGTCAAACAATGACATCCTTGAACAAATAAAGGTAGATTTGAATCCGGATATGTTCAATAGAGAAATAAACAAACCGTCTCCAAATATTCTTGAAGAGGATGAAAATCCAAAAGATGAAGAAACTGAAGAAGGATTAGATGCGGAAAAAATTGACTCTGTTGAGCAGTTAATCGAAAACAATAAAAGAAGAAACTCTAAGAAATAATGACTACAGCGAGAGAAATATGGGAAGCAGTAGAGATTGAATGCAGAAAGCAAAAGACTCAGCCTTTATCTCTTGAAACGTTCAACTACTTTATAAATAAAGTTATATTAATGTGGTATGATAATGTTTATAGAGCATACGAACTGAATCAAAAGATGACGGATAATCTTCGCGTATTTCTCTCGACATCAAAACTCGAAGTAAAGAAATCAGATTTTTACGACGCTGAATCATATAAGGGAATCTACGAATGCAACCTGCCTCTTGATTACATGCATCTTATAAGCTGTTCTTGTAATTTTGCTGTAACGAAAAGTAAAGGTTGCTTATACGCCGGAAAGAAAATAAAACAACCGGCAATAAGGTTGACGAATGATATAGAATCTCAAATAGAAACGGATTACTATTTAAGACCGTCGATAAAGAGACCTTATTTCATAATAAGAAACGTAAATACTTCGAACGATATTCCTACCAATCCATTTTCAGGCGAAGACGGATATGAAGATACATTGACAAAAGATTCTTCAGGAACAGATGTATCAAATACCGAACTTCCGAGAATGATTAAGATAGGAGGAAAGAAAGAAAGTCAGGTAGAAAAAAAATCTGGAAACAGATACGGAAATACATCTCCTATAAGAATGGAGATAAGATATGGTAATGATGAAAAATATTGCGAACTTGAAAGTGTGTACATAACATATATAAAGTATCCGCAGTATATAAATCTAACCCAAAAGCAATTTGATATTATTGAAGATACATCGCAAATAATAGAATTGCCTGGACATGTAATACAAGAGATTGTAAACAATCTTACATCTATTATTCTTGAAAATATTGGAGACCAGAGATTGTCGACAAATATACAAGTAAATAGTAATATACAATCAGGCATCCCTGTAGGCGCGATAACAATAGATAGACAATCTTCAAAATAACAATAGAATTTATAAACAAGTAATTTAAAACGTTATGAATTACACTAACATTTTTATCATCAACTCGGCGATTGATACAAAGAGTCAACTTGCCAAATGGTCATCTCAGGCAGAGCAAGATGGAAAGCCTGCAAACTTTGACGTAAAAAGATGTGGTCATTTCACAAAAAACAATGTAAGGGGTATATGGAAAACTCCATATAACGACGGAACAAAAGGCAAACTTACCATCACAATGAAGAAGGGTACTTTTGGTGTAGGTGGCTCCGGAAATGGCTCATATCAGATTCTTATTTGGGTTATGCTTTCTGGTGCAACAGCTCCGCAAGACAGCCGATATGCAAATGATTTCGTAGAAAAGGGTAAGCCTTATGCTTTCTCAATCGAGGTTACCGACAGTATGGCAACAACTGATATGGCTACAGCATTTGCAGACCAAATCAACCGGATGTCTCAGGAATATGACGATTACGAACTCGCAGCAACAGTAAGCGGAAGTGACCTTGTTATAGAACATGGAGAAGCAGATATGGCTTATTACCTCAAATTCACGAAAGGCCAGTTGATGCAATTCAATGAAACAGCTGAAAATCCGGTACGAAAAGATTACACGCTTGTTCAGAATGGAGTTACAGTTGAACCGGTAGAACCGTTCGGTACTTACGACCATCTTATCCGTACTATATCACTTCCTACCTTTGCAAATCGTGCATGGCTTAATCCTAACGAAGAGCAACAGCCGATTGTTGGCGGTCATTACAATCAATACACAATCGAAATGCAAGAAGAAGTTGGTGTTCAGGGCATGAGCCACATGGGTCAAGTCGTAGAAGCTCGTACAACTCATGTATTCTATGTGCTTGACAGTCTCGCTTCAAGCTTTGAATCTGCACTGTCTCAAATTGGTGAAATTAAAGATGCAACTGAAACATACGCACTGTCAACATTTGCAGGTAGAAGCCGCAGTAAGAAGACAACAAAGATTGAAACCGAAGAAGCTCCGGTAGCTGGCGAAGGAAAAACAGAATAATTATTTACTGTAATAACATTCAATCAAAAATAAGCCCTTGGTTATCTCTGTATAGCCAAGGGCATAATTGTTTATAGATAATAAGAAAAATTGCTTTACAGTGCAAATATAAAGCAATACAACTAATTTTTATAGTATCCATATATATTTTATTTTTGTAAATAAACATATTGAATTATGAATCATATAAATAAACTCGCTTCAATGGTCATCAATAATGTCAGGTCCGGGCTTATAGGAATGACAGCAACGCCATCTTTATCAATAGAAATGGTTGAAGATGATATAGTAATGACGTATCAGAATATGGTAAAGAAATACATATACAAAAATGCAATACCATGGAATGATTTGATGATTTCTTTAAAATGTATTCCTGTTGATTGTAAAAGCATAGACAGATGCAGATGTTCGGAATCATCATGCTCAAAACCTATGGCGCATTTTGTTGTACCTCAAATATTCTCTGATGCAGGAAATGAGCCATTAATAAATTATATAGGCTCCGTTAATATGCAAAGACCGTTTTTAGCATTTACTGATGTATTGTCAATGAATTATTCCGTATATTCACGTAGAGGTTCAAAGTATCCGAGAGTATGGATTGATACAACTCCAAACTGTGACAATTTATATGATGCTTTTATATGGAATGCTCCATTAATAAAAAAGATAACGGTTGTTGCAGTATTTAAAGACCCAAGGCAAGTCGACGACTTTATATGTAACACATGTGCCGGAGAAGAGGTTGAATGTGAAATGACTAATAATATGAATTTCATGGATACTGAAGTAGTACAGGCTGTTACGGAAAAGTACATAAGATATTTCAAACAATTTAGAGAAGAAGATACTGTATCAGATTTATCAAATAAAAGACCTTAATTATGGCTTATAGAGACTTTAACGCCATTTATGCGATGGCAAATGATTTATATGAAATAAAAATAAATAATCCGGCTACATTCGAAGAAATAGCATTGATTGGATTTGACAGGATAGGTAATAAAAGACTTAGGACATACCATGCTGTTCTCGATGTAAAACGGGATGAATACGGATGGTATTCGGAACTTCCTTGTAATTGCGATTATATTGAAGCAGTAACTCTTGAATGGGGAGAAAATTGGCAATATACGTCAAATAAATACCTTGAAGGAGACTGGAATTCAATGTATAACGAAAACTACATAGAATCAAGAAAAATAAATAAGGGTATATTGTATGAACCTGGAATATTCGCAAAATATGAAAAGGTTGGAGATACCATATATTTTAAAACTCCATATAAAAAGGTTCATTTATTATACCGTGGACAACTTCTTGATGAAAATGGATTACCGCAAGTTACAGATAAGGAAGTTGTGGCAATAGCAACATTTGTAGCTATGACGCAGACAAAGAAGGAGGCATGGAAATTAAAGGATGCAAAACTGTTGCAGTTTGCCGAATCCCTTGAAAGAGAATGGCATAGACTATGCAGCAATGCAAGAGTTCCTGAACATATTTCACAAAATGAAATGGATAGAATTCTTGATGCGAATACATCATTCAATAGAAAAACTCATAACTGGTCATTTAAACCTACAAGATGATAGTAGACGCAAAATATATATACAAAAGATTCAGATACGTAAAAAGGAAAATGATACCTATAGGTTTGTGTTGTAGCATTTTGTCAAGCATACTAAAATTAATGACTAATGATGCGATACATAAAAACACCTATATAGAGATACCTATGTTCTGGGGTTCTGCCATGTTGTTTATTAGGAAAATACATGGCAGAGAGTTTGTTGAAAGGTATAAGAACGGAGAATTTCATGATGTTGATTATATAATATCTGATTATTGTGCGTATAGATTATCTATAAAAAACAATTCATTTGATGATATAACCGAAGTTGAACTTGACGAAGAAACAACAAATGAAATAACAAGAATAACAAATAGCGGACATATATATTAATATGCTATATAAAAAATGGACAGACTATTTGCCTGAAATATATGATATGTATCCTAATGTTCCGAAGTTTATAATTAGAATGACAATATCTTTCGGGCTTAGATGGGTATTCAGGTTAAGTAAAAGTAAGAGAATAAGAACGGAAATAAGGGATGGCGATTTTTCGTTTTCAATAGGAAATGGAAAAGATACGTCAAAGAAAATCCAAAGAAAGAAAAACAGCAAAACAATATATGACATATATTTTATACCTAAATGGATAAAAATAAATAAATTCGAAGGGTATTATTATATACCTGTTTCATACTCAAACTTTCTTGGATTAAGACATAGAAAACCTAATTTGCTTAAGAACGTTTTTGCTACTACGAATCTTGAAATCGCAAAACTAAAAAGCGTATATGTTATAAGAATAAAATCATTCAGGAATTTCGGAGAATGTATAAAATTCAAGAAGATAGCATTTATTGATTATGAAGCATTTATTAGGGATTGCAATTTTAGAATAGATTATTATAAAACAAAAAACGAGTACGATTATGTCTGAAAGAAAAATGGCAGCAAATACATTCAATAAAGGGTTACAGATGGATGTAAATCCAATGAATACCCCTAACGATGTAATGACAAGCTGCTTAAACGGAACATTGCTTACATATAACGGAAATGAATTCATGCTTCAGACCGACATGGGAAATGGTCGGGTAGAAACAGCTTATTTGCCTGAAGGATATATACCGCTTGGAATAGTAGAATTCGGCGGAATAATATATGTGGCTTCATACAATCCATTCATTGATAAAAGCCAGATAGGTTCATTCCCTTCTCCTGAAAGAAATATATCGACTGAAGAACTGAATAAAAACGTAGTTAGCATAAGTAATGCAGATTTCGGGTTTAACGACAGAAACAATGGAGCAAGCGTATTCTATGTTCAAAAAAATCTGTACGAAGAAAAGCTGACTCCGGGAGATAAGTTTATAGTATATACAAAAATAGGAAGCATAACCAGCAATGAAGGAAAACTGTTCGATTTCCCAATTGGACAACCGAACTTTGAAAATGGTGCAACAAAGTGTGTAGAGCTTTATTTTGCTACAATAACGAATGAAGGTAAAATAGTAAGACTTGCAAATCTGAAGGAATACAAAATAAACGGAACAGACAATAAATATATAATACCTGAAATGTCGTATAACGGAGATTTTCCTGTACTTGATTCTTATAGAAGTATAGTATCATCTCCTTACAATATATTCAATTCAAAGGTTTCAGGAAAACTGCTTCTTATAGCAGAACTTGTAACCATAGATGAATTCAATGTATCTATATCATGCGAGTTTGAAGGTAAAGATACTGAAGATACAAAAGACGTTCATATAACATCAAACCTATCATATTCAAGTAAAAACAATGTCTTTTTATATGGAGTTAAAGGCAATGTGATTGATTCAATTAATGGGAAATTTGAAAAATCGTTTTTATGGGATAAACTTTCAGTAGAAAGTAATGAACAAATAAAAGAAAACAGGGAATGTTCGGCATTGCTTCATACAGTTGAAGGATATGATTATAAAAACAGACCTGTGCATAATATAAAATACGAAATAACACCATGTATGCCATTTGGACCTATAAATTATCTTATGAGGTCCGGAATAATACAGCTTGACAAAATAGGAACAGGATACATAGAATTGTATGAATGGAGATATTATATTGATAATTCAAATATCATGATAAACTGGGCACTTCAATCATACCCGGAAGAAGGATATATGATTGCAGGTGTAAGGTTTATTATGTCATGTTACAATAAAAAAGGAGCAATAGAGACATGTGTGTATAATGTATCAAAGAAAACATCTTATAATGGTTCATTTGTGGAAAATATACCATTTGATTCTGAGTATTACAAAATAGCAGAAGGGAAGTTATTGAAAAACAGATTATACTTCATTACAATAGAAGTCCAGTATACAAAAGAATTGAATGGCGATACATCAAGATATAAATATTTCCATAAATGGCTTTACACAAGTGAAATATTTAATAAGCATTATATAGAAGGTAAGTTGTTTGATTTTTCAAAAATAAAACCATTATTATCTATATCTGCTGAATCTTCATTTGAATTCAAACAAAAAGAAAATACGATAAAGGATACAAAATACGGCAGGACAAATGTATCTATAAATGAAGCTGGAGGATTAACGCCTCTTGATTCATTATCTGCTGCAAAATATTATACAAAATATTCATTATCATTTAAAGTAGACAATTCATTTGCGGATAATTATGGAGTTTTTGATATAGATAAATCAACAATTAGAAACACAATCAAAATAAACAAAGAAGACTCAATAATAAAATTCGATGATAATGGAATAAAATCTACATTTGGCGATATACCTATAATAGCAGAAGATGCATTAAAACTTATTCAAAATAAAAATTATGATGGCAGTAATACTCAATTCCCTGATAATGCCAGAGATTTAGCAAATGAAAAATATAACCATGGAATAAGTTTTGATGATATCGACACAACTCTTAATGGAGATAATTCTGTTATAAACAATATAGATGTTTCTATAATAGAATATGTAAAAGTATTAACGCAGCTAACAAAGAAAACAGTAACATGGAAGGGTGAATTAAAACCGTTCGTATATGATTCAGATTCGTATTCCAGATATAATTTAGTATATGATGAAGCAAGCAGGTCCTTTAGAACAAAGTTCTTAGGCTCCTGGTCAACTCGTTCCGAGCATTCAAAAGGTGGCCATAGACCAAGAACCGCTGTTGGAAGACTGTTAGCTCCTGAAGGAGAAACAAATTATGAAATATTTAGAAAGCGTGGAGACCATTGCTTTTTTGATGATGATTTATATAATGGATTTGAAGGATGCTGGACGACTGGATTTGCAAGTACAATAATATTTAGTGCATGGGCACAAGGCGCAGGTAAATATTGGGCAAATCTTGTAAAGTCAACAAATAGCATAAACAATAATTGGTCGTATAAAGATGATGATAGCTATGTATGCGGTATTGGTAGTGATACAAATATTTCAGATACCTGCGGAATATTTGTTTTCATGAAGACAAAATCAGATGGAAGATATGCGCCTATAAACATGTGTTGTAGATTTGACAAACAAAGAGATTATGCAGATATGAAATTTGAGAAAGATATATTTGGCATAAGAAATATATATACATGTATAGCCACTATGCTTTCTCAGTTATATTTCTTTGATAGTCTCGGCGGTACAGAAGAAAGGATGATTCCAAGCGCAATATATTATAGAGATAGAATAATATCAGATTTTACAATTAATGCCAATGTGCATGTAGATACATCCAATATCAAAATAAAAGTATATACAGATAATGATTCGGTGATATATATAGATGAAACAATGAAACAAAATCTATATAACAACAATAATTCTAAAGTAAAAAACAAGCAATTAGATGCAATACTTAATAATGAAACAGATGAGAATATAACAGCAGAAATAGATAGTAATGATATTATCGTATCAGGTAGTCTTCAAACATTAAGAGATTCTTCGGAATTAATAGATTATATATCTATATCTGCTGAGGCACAGTATAATTGTAGAATATACACATCCTGGGGTGATGTTCAAAATTCAATGGAGGTAATGAACAACGAAACTATATATACAGTTTCCAAAGATATAGCAGTATCAAAATTAACATCTTCATTTAAGATTAAAAAATGCAATTTTAGAAGTGAAAATGGAATGATATACGCTGATATAACAGACCAGGATTTATCTTCTAATGGAGAGTTCCTTAGAGCATTATCTATAGATAATGGAATGGTTGTTCTCGATGATATGAATGGTGAAACGCAAAATCAAATGAGAACAACAAGCTTTAGAATTGATGGAAGAAATATGGATAATGGAGAAAATTATAAAGGATTTTCAAAATTTGCTCCAATATCTAAATTGAAATTTTTTAATAAGTAACAATCATGGAATATACATTTGAAAATTCATCAATAGTGTTTAAGGAGCCATTGTCAAGTCCGATAGAATTTGATTTAATGCTTAAAATAGTGCCGACAAAAGGCAATATTGTATATGAATATAATCCATTCAGGAATTATAGGATAGATACTGACATGTTTGAATACAAAGGTCATTTTTATACTATTGATGAATTAAAGGAGAATGGTATAACAAATGATGGGAATTCTTGGAGTGGACTTACTGATGATGACAAACCTATCTTATATGAAGCTGGATGTATAATTGATTTTGAAACAGAGCAATTAAAATTCAGTATAAATAATCCAGTTGATATATTGCCGCAATATTCATACGATGGCTCTGTGAATCTAATAATAAATGATGGATACAATATACCAAGATTGATAAATTCCAGGTTCTCAGTTATAGGAAAAAATAAATATGAAGTAATTGACAGAAAAGGAGATAATGATGTTAATATATACGACAGAGGCAGTCAATTTGATATTGATACATCATTATATAAAAGAGTCGTAGAGATACCATCAATATCATTTTTAGGCGTTGGATATGGTGGCGATTTGCCTGTAGGAAATTATGTTCTTTATTTCAAATATTCAGATGATGATGGGAATGAAACAGATTTTGTTGCAGAATCTGGAGTAATATCTATGTTCATAGGAAATTCGCCGGAAAGTATAAATGGCGGATATAAAGATATGAGTACGTCAAAAATCATAAAGTTTATGATTGAGAACATAGACCCCGGATACTCGTATGTAAAGGTTTATTTGACAAGAAAAACATCGGCTGAAAGCGGCGATTATATAATTGAAGCTTACAGACTTGAAGAGAAATTTGAAGTTTCAAAATCAATGTCATGCAAGATAACTATAACATCACTTAAGGCAGCAACAAAAATACCTGTAGAAGATATAAATATACAATATTGTATAGCGTCATCCGTTAACACTCAGGCTACGGTACAAAACAGATTGTTTCTTGGAAACATAAACAGGCCAAATATAGATTATAAGGAACTATCTGATATATCACTTAGAGTATTGCCTACTATATGTACAAAAGAATATCAAAATATGGATTTTGAATATTCTGACTCTGTGCAAGGTAAATATACCGACCCTAAATTCATATATAACTATACAGGATACGCAAATAATAAAGAAATGTATTGCTTTGGTATAGTATATATATTGCCTGATAACACATTATCACCTGTATTTCCTATAAGAGGAAGAATGAATATAAGTGATAATATGGATATAAATACTGAATATTCAAATATACCTTTAAGACGTGATGTAAATGGCGTATCAACTCGTATATATATATCATCTGATGAAGAATCCGGAGAGGTGATATCTGTTGAATCAAAAGATACAGGATATTCAGCAACAAACTCAGGAAATATAGAAAATGTATGGGGCATAGTAAGTATAAATGTAGATAAAAATGATGCTGAGACAATATATGGAATAGATTTTAAGATACATAATCCAAAAGAATTTATAACAGAACTATCTAATATAGGTATAAAAGGATTCTTCTTTGTAAGACAAAAAAGAATACCAATAGTATTGTGTCAAGCCATAACGATATGTACTGATAAATTCTCAAATACTCCTGTAATACCTGTTGATTCTGAAGTATTAAAAGATTCAGGCATACAAGGAATAAACGATGATACAGCATATATCTCTGAAAGATTTATAGATAACGATAGAAAAATAACAAATGATTTTACAGGAAGATTATACGTATTGTCTGAAAATTCAATAAGACAAAATGCTGCTATCTGTCCTGATTATGATTGTAATGATGGTTTATATAACTCAATATTTAATGGTTCAAAATATTACATATTTGAAGCTAATTTCAAACCTAAGAATAACAGGTTTAGTATAAATCCATCATTTAATAGAGAATTATATGTAACAGTAGAAAAAAATAATTCGTATGATTACGGAGCAGCATCTGAATCCAGCGTAATAACTGTAAATGAAGGCGCACCAATAGTTGCATCCGGAAGATATTTATGGAGAGGTGAAGCAGGAGTTGCAGAAGAATCGTTTAGGTTTGAATATCTTGAAAGGGAAAATAAGGTAAAAAATGCGTCAAATATAGTTAGAGGCGTATTTGGTAATTATATAGGTATAGATGGAATAGAAAGAAGATGTTCAATAGTTAATATAGCTTCTCAGGAATATATATTGCCTGATTATGAAAAAATAAAAACAAGACATAATGATAAATCTCAATTTTATGCTATATCGGATAGAATAGCCATAAAAAGCTTTAAAACATCAGATGGAAATCTGCTTGATGACAATATAATTCTCGATATGATATCAGGAGTATTTAGAGGGGATTCGTTTATATGTATGTTTACGCATAGGTTCAATCATAATTTTATAGACCCTGATACGCCGAATAACGATAAAATTGTAGATGAAGATACGTGGATTAATGGATATAAATTTGATGATAACGATTTCTCTAATATCAATAGAGGTGATGTAAATGCTGTTCAGCTTGGTATATGGATGACATTCCCTGTCATATCATACAGAAATCTTAATATACGTTCACTCGATTCGTCATATCCAGATGAAGAAGCATTAACCGGTCATAAACGTGGATTTTACCCTTATTATGGAATGTCAGTTGATGGTTCATTCAAAATACCTGAATCATCAATAATAAATGCCGGATTGTCACAGATGCTTGGAGAAAGATGGAATTTTCCTGTTCCTGATGTCCCGTATATAAAGAATCATTTCCAAAACAGGATATTATACTCCGATGTTCATGTTAATGATGCGTTTAAAAACGGTTTTAGAGTATTCCAAGCTACATCATTCAAGGATTATCCGATGACATACGGTTCAATAACGAAGCTTGTAAATGTAGCTGGCAATTTGTTATGCGTATTTGAACATGGAATAACGCTTATTCCTGTAAATGAAAGAATTATTTCAGGCGAAGGAGTAGGAGGTTCTGCGTTTATAAATACTCCAAATGTACTTCCTGAAAATCCCAAGGTAATAAGCGACATATTTGGAAGTCAATGGCAGGAATCTATAATAAGAACACCAAGAGGTGTATATGGCGTAGATACTGTAGCGAAAAAGATATGGAGAACCGACGGAGAAAAGTTTGAAGTGATATCCGATTTTAAAATTCAACAATTCTTAAACTTAAACATCACATTAACTGAAAGGGAATTGCTTCCAATAATAGGAGTAAGAAATGTGAAGACTCATTTTAATAGATTCAAAAATGATGTGATGTTCACATTTTATGATAATACAGTTGGGTTTGAAGAAAAAGTATGGAATATATGCTATAATGAAATACTTGATACATGGGTTACATTCTACTCATGGCTTCCATCATACTCTGAAAATATAGACAACATCTATTTCTCATTTGATAGGGATACTTCAAAATGGATAGCAAAACTCGGTATGAGTAAAGCTGGAAATTCTTTCTCTGAAGGCATAGTCTTATCGGAAAACATATTCAAGAAAGATGAGATAACAAGGAACGGATATAAAATAGGTGACCTTGATTGCCTCGTAGAATTACCTGATACAAAGACAGGAATTTCATATATAAAGAAATTCAGCTTACAGAGAGATAATTTCGGCAACTATAAGAAATACTTTGAAATTAAAGACAATTCTTTATATCTGAGGCAAGATGTTGATTACGACAGTCTTATAGCAAACATATTTAAAATTGACGTAAACAACGGAAGACGAATATTTAAAAACAGAAACGAAAAAGACTACAGAGATACAATAGTTTATCTGTTGAATATAAGATGCGATATAACCCTTGAATATAAAGGAGATGATAATAATATAAAGCAATATGTAAACGGATGGAATGATAACCAATATCTTGGAATGGGATATTATGAATATTCTGTGGCTGTAATGCCTTATGAAAACATGATGTTTTTGACAACAGATTTCTGGAAGCATGGACAATCCGGAATAATAGACATTAAAGATGAGATAAAACCATGTATATGGTACGGTAAACAACATCCGTTTGAATTTGAATTTGTAGTCGTAGACGATTCTTCCATACATAAGATATTTGATTGCCTTGAAATAATAGGTAACAAGTCCGAGCCTGATTCATTCCATTACGAGATAATCGGAGATACATACAGGTTTTCAAATGATAAGGAAAATATGTATTTCAGACAGGAAAGTACAAAAGCAATGTATCAATATAATGGTTCTGACATATTGTATAACCATGATTTTGTTTCAATAATACCGAAACAAAGGAATATGGGAGATTATAATGACAGGTCAACCATGTTCCCATTGTATTACGCAAGACAGGATACATTTAATAATATAGAAGATTACTACAAGAAGATAACATCTCCCAATTCTGATTATTCAAATATGTCTGGTGCTGAAATAGTTCAGGACAAAGTAATGAATGAATATCATATATGGGTACATAAAAAAGCTGTAGATATAAGAAAGAATGGAGTTCTAAGAGGCGATATATCATACGACGAAGATAAATGGTATGTACAGGCTCCGTTATTGAATATACTGCAAAAGAATGAAGAGAATTGGAGGATTCCTGAAAATGGAAAGACATATATAAATGATGATGGAGAAACTGTAAAAATGTCAATACCTCCAATAAACCTTGCGAATTCACCGGTACCAAACGATTTGGTAAATACAGATATAACAAATGATGATATACCAAGTGAGTTGAAATCCCTTGGATACACCATTGATGACATTGATTTAAGTGAATGGACTGATGATTATATAAAGAACGCAAAACATGTAAAATCAGCGAATATAAGAGACAAATGGTGCAAAATAAGGATTAGATATACAGGAGAAAAAATGACGATTGTTCAAGCTGTTAGAACATTATATACGGCATCGTCAATTTAATTACGACATTTGTATTAAAGTGATTTAATATGAAAAAACTTATAAAGAAATATGACTGGGGAGGTTCGCTTCCCCAGGTTAATGACCCGAATCAATGGGGTAGTGGGACATCATTGTCTTCATTTACTACCATTCCGGCATTGACAAGTATTGATTTAGAAAGACAAGATACAAGTCCTTTTAAGTCATCATTCATGAGTAATCTGAAGGATGAAAGTACAGGTGTCGGAAAGGTATTCAGTGCTTTAGGTGGAGCACCTGGGTTATCACAGACATTCAGTGGTCTTTCTCAATTAGTTCAGCCCGGTTCTGGAACTGGTGCTGGTTCTGCCATTGGTTCAATATTAGGAAACGCAATAGGAAAAGGAGGAAGCAAGCTTTTGGGAATAGGTGCAAATCCTATGTCCGGAGTTGTTGGCGCTGCATCAACATTTGGCGTAAACATGCTCGGAAAGGCATTTGGGAAAAATACAAATTATAGTGATGTCGGTTCAAATATATTGAATGGTGTAGCCGATGGATTAAATATGCTTGGCCCATGGGGCATGGTAGCAAGTGGAGTAATAAAACTGACAAATATGCTTGGTTCTCAAACTGTAAAAGGAATAAAGCATAATGAACAGTCTCAAAAAACACTTGGCTCATCATATAATCTGTCACAGTACGATATGGCAGACAGAACATTTGGTATAGCCGGAATCGGAAAAGCAAAGAAATATAAAAAACAAGTAAACCATAACAGGGAAATATTAGGACGTGCTGATGATGTGTCTTATGATACATATCAGGATAATTTGAGAAAAGAAGGTTCTCTTGATGGTATCATTTCAAGAAATAGGATGGAAGAATCAGGAGGAGTAAAAACATTTAGCGTTAAAAAGGGAGGAGTTTTACTTGATATAGATTTTGCAAAAAGATGTCTTTCTCGTCAAAATGGTGGGAATCTGATACACATGCCAGAAAAAAATATGTCATTATCTCAGTTTATGAGATACATATCTGACACTGGTAGAATGAGCGATGATTATGATTATGAAGCATTTTTCAATGATAGGGATTTATTTAACAAATGGCTTAAAGACGAACTTAGCAATCCAGCGATGGCGCATTTTTCAGATAAATACAAAAAGCCTAATCATATTACATTCTCTGAAGAATCAATATATTCAAATGAAAAAACCAAAGGAGGAAGATGGCTTAATGAAGACGGAAAAATGTATTTTATACCTACCGATGTGAATATAAAAAACGCAGGAGGTGAGGATAAATTAAGAGAATATTTCAAAATAAATGAGCCTAATGTAATATTGTCATTTCCGGATAATGATACATTATACATGAAAAAAGGAGGAACATTTAATGTCATACCTTCAGGTAATCTGCATAAGGAAAGGCATAATCTCGAAAACAAAACAAACCTATTTAATGACTATACAATGGTAACGTCAAAAGGTATACCGGTTATAGAAATTAAAGATGGTGGAGTTGTTAAGCAACATGCTGAAATAGAAAGAGATGAATTGATATTCAGAAAAGAGGCTACAGATAATCTACTTGAATTAATGAATAGTGATGAAGAAGATTCGGACTTTAAAGCCGGAGAATTGATACTTGATGAATTATTTAATAAAACACATGATAATTCTGGTCTTATAAGAAAAATAAAAATTGATTCGAAATGAAAACTGTAGACGTATATATAAACAACAGTGACGGAGATGAACTTCATTATAAATGCAGTGTCGCAGTAACGGATGAAGAAAAACATAAAGGTTTGCAAGGGGTAGAAAAACTTGAACCTGATGAAGGTATGTTATTCAAATACGATGAACCCCAGAAGGTATCATTCTGGATGAAAGACACATTAATACCGTTGACGATATGTTTTATAGATGAGGATTTTGAAGTTATTGCCGTATATGATGCTGAGCCTGGTGATGAGACACCAATGGTTGAAGATGAAGTAAAATATGTACTTGAAGTAAATGCAGATGAAGATATAGATGAAGGAGATGATGTTACTATTGGATATTCAATAGATGATATTCCAATTGAATATGATAACGGGAAAATGAACATCCTTGATAAAGACGGCAATGTTCAGATGGTTCTTGAATCAGGAGAAAGAATTATATCAAGGCATGAAACTGAAGTATTGATAAGAAAAGCGAAGCTCGCTAGAAGATGGAAAGGAAGAAACAAATCGAAATATAGAAAATATACAAAGGCTCTTGGAAGATATTTGTTTTCTGTGTTTGAAAGACAGGATAACAGAAAGCCTGATACAATTAAAATAAAGAAATAGTTATTACATTTGTAATGTATAGGTTTAATTAAACTAATATATAGAGATATGAAAATTACTAAATTTCAAGAAGGTGGAGCAATGCCCGGTGGCGCTCAGCAAGAGCAAGGAGCCGCAGCTCAACAACAAGGTGGTGACGTAATGGAACAAATTGTTCCAGCTATGGCACAAGCTGTACAGAATGGAGATTGTCAGACTTTAATGCAAGTATGCTCACAATTTTTGCAATTCATAAGTGCAGCAGCACAGCAACAACCTCAGCCGACATTTGCGAGACGAGGTGGAAGGCTTGTAAAAATCTAATTTTATAAGATAACCTTAATTAAGGGCGAATAAAAGGGCGCAGGATTATCGCTCTTTTATTTGCCCTTTGTTTTTAAATATATTGCGCAATGACAAGTGTTAGATTATTCAAAACTGGAGGACAAAACGACAATGGCCAAGTCGAAAATCCTTCATACATCAATTTTGATGGTGTTGATTACAACAAGGATGACTTCAAAAATCAGCTTTCTGACATAGACTCATTCTCATCATGGGCTGACGAAGTTCAGGGTATGGGTGGAAGTAAAATCAAAAACGCTGTATTTAGAAAAGTAGCCGAAATGGGTAAAGCTATAGTAGACGGTAACATGTCTTATGATGGAATTCTTAAATTCACTTCCGGAAATAAAGCTTTTGAAAGCAACGGAAGAACGAAGAAGAAATTCTTTTCAGGAAACTATAATTCAAAAGACGAGAATACAGTAAATGCTATAGCCGGTAACTACATATTGAATTTATTGAAGCGTTCAAAAGTAGCTAAAGAGCAAGAACCGCAAAATCAACAAAGCGATTATGACCTGAATAGTGATTACGAAAAGGTGTTCAGTCCTGAATTGTTGCATACATTGAAAACAGGCTCAGATTCTTATGTGATGAACGAGATAAACGAATTGATTGGTAACTTATCAAGTGATGAGTATAAGAAAAAATATACCGCAAACTCAATAAATGATGCAATCAATGAGCTGAAAAGCATTCAGGGATTTTACAATACATACAACGGTTCAAAATGGATGGATGATGATAAGGCAAGGGCTACCCTCGCTTCAATATCATCACCTTTCTACAGATTGATGTATACCGCTCATAATTTTGAAAATAATCAACAGAATCCAAATGTAGATGCAGACGGAAATCCGGAAAACCAAACAGATGGCGAGGATGTTGTATCAACAAATGATGACGATAATCAGAATCAAACAAACGATGAAAATGATGCATACAATTCGTTTGTTGAGAATTATGAAAAGCAAAATCCAAATACGGCAGACTGGATTTTAAGTACATCAAAAATAAGCGACGCAAGCCTTGATAAGGATAATTCAGAAAAGATGCTCAATATTATAAACAACACAATCAACAATACTGACGGCATATCAAGACAAAAATATATAAATGAATTCCTTAAACAAATAGGTGACGCTTACAACAAATCAACTTCAGGATATTCCGGTAATGAAGCTATGAATAAATTCATGGAATATCTTAATAGTAACTATGATAAATCAATATTCGCAAGTTACTTAGGAGATTATGTCCCTGCGAAAAACTACAGTTTATTGAGATTCATGCTTCCGAAAATTCAGACAAATGGAAGAAAAGGAATTGTGGTGAATAATACTGTAGACCCAAAAACAGGGAAAGGGCTTGTAATAGACCTCAACAATGGCAGGCTTAGGTTTATATACACGAATCCTAATTATATGTTTAAAAATAAATACATATCAGAAGACGTGTATAACCAAATATTAAGAAGGGGATATGAAAACAGTGTTACTAAAAACAAGGATGGCGGTGTTCTTTATATGCAATATGGAGGAATAGCATATAATAACTACAACTCAGATATAGTTTATAATCCTAATGCAAACGGATTGTCATCTAATTATAGTTTAAAGGAACTTGAAATAATAAACAATCTGATTAAAAACAAAGACAAGGTAGAAAATCTTGAATCCGTAACTCAAAAACGGCTTGGACAAATAAAAGATGAAAACAAGAGAAAAAACATGGCAAAAGAGTTCAAGCTTGATAAAGATGCCAAAGCAAGACTTTATTTAGCTGCAACGGATTTGATAGGTGCTGCAATGAGTTTTGTTCCGGCGACATCCTTATTGGGTCTAGGTGCAGGAGCAGCAAGCTCAATAGGAAATTTTATTATGGACATAAGGCAAGATGGATTCCAAGGTTCTGATTTAGGTAATTTTGCAGCAAATGTAGGCCTTGATATTATAGGAGCGTTACCATTTGTAGGAACATCGGCAAAAATGAGCAAGTTACTGAAGTCTGCAAGAACCATAATACCTATAATGTCTACGGCTGCAATATTGACTAATATTCCAGAGCTTAAATATGGGTATAATGCGCTGCAAAAGTTGAATACGAAAGGCGCAAAAATGACAACCCAGGATTATAGTGATATAATGAAATCGGCTCAAATATTACTTGGATTGACCGGTGGAATATCAGGAGCGGTCAGAAGCAGAAAGATTTCAAGTAAAGGAAAATCTTATGGAACAGAAAATAAGATAAAGACCATTCAGTTAAAAGATGCATCAGGCAAGAAAGTAAACGCAGATATAAAAGAAAGCGACCTTGCTAAAATTGGCTCAATCAGAGGTGAAAACGGTAAAAAACTAAAAGACGATGAAATGCTCGCTGCGCAGAATAAAATGATAAAGCAGCTGTATGGCGATGGATATTCATTGGATAAACCGATAAGATACGCGTCAGGGAAAATGAGATTCGTTCCTAATAAGGTGATGAACATCGTAAATGATAAAGTTAATTCATTTAATCCTCAATTCAGAACGGCAACCGATTATTCAGGAATGAATATATCTAAAAGAGGGCCATGGTTTAATGGCGGAATAAATGTTGTTCCTAAAGGAGCGAATGCAAAAGACAGGGTTCAATATGTAGTGGTTGATAATCCTCAACCAAAACAAACTACTGTAAATACATCCGCAGAACAACAGGCTAAAGTACAGGGACAGCCTCAGCCACAAGGTCAACCTATAGGAGAGGAACAACCTGTAGTAAAAAACCAATCCACAGATTATCCAATGACAGAGATATATTTCAAAAAAGGAGGAATAATAGCAAAAGTTGGAAGATTCAACAATGGTGGAGCTGTATATAAATTCTTGAATGGAGGTGGAACTGTAAGAAACACCAAAATAGGAGCTGGCCTTGATGGTTCGTATAATTCATATTTAGCATCATGGGGAGACTCAGTTGGTAGATATATAAATAGTGAACTTGATAGATTGTATAAATTAAAAACAGGAACCGAAGCCGAACAAGCATCATTTGAAGCCGAAAGACAAAAGTTCATGGATAATGTATACAATCTTCAAAAGTCATATAAAGGCATGAACGATGCTACCGGATTCGGTTGGGGCAGAAATAGTTTAGCTAAAAATGATTTAGCTGAACAGCATCAGAAACAATTCGAATCATTGGCTGGTGGTGCAAATAAAAATATAATGGATTATGGTCAGACAATAGGTCGCGGTGGCACAAATGATAAACCGGACATATTTGTTGATGGGTATAATGGAAATAGAACTGCATTAAGAACATTTGGATACACATACGGAGATAATGATAATACATTTAGAAACAGTGAATTCTATGATGATATAGCAAGAAAAGCAGCTCTTGTCGGTATGCGATATGATTCAAAAAATGACTTATCCGGTGATGGAAAAGGGTATTATACATTTCAGGCTGCAATTGAGAAGCCTAAAACAAGCTTGAAAGTTGATATGCCAGATATGAGTAAGATATCTATTGGTGGAAAAGGGAATGGTGATACAAACGTGGATACAAACGTAGCCGATTTAACCAAAAAAGATACAGAAAATCCAAATGAATTTGCCGGAGGAATATTCTCAATGCTTCCAAGAATTATTGACCCATTGATAACTCAGAAGGTAAACAATTCTGTTTTAAGAGAAAGATTGAGAAATTTAAGACCGACACTTGTAGAATATCCTCAATTCAATAAAAAAGTCGTAGGTGATTATTTTGCATTAAAGCAAGGAGAACAGGAAGCTGCTGATTATAATTCATTGGCCGACAGGATAGCAAACAGTACATCAAATCTTGAATATGGAATGGGTGCAAGATTTACTGGAGCGTCAAATGGCATGAAATCTTTAAGAGCTGGTGCAATGCAAAATAATTACGCATACGAAAAATCAAGAGATGCGGCAATTGATGTAGCTAACAACAATAAGTTAATGGCTGTAAGAGGTGCAAATCAGAATATGGCAGAAATGAATAGAATAGCTGATTTGAAATCTCAGATGATTGCAGGAAATAAAGTCAATAACTGGATGAACAACTGGTATCCGTTCCTTATAAATGAACGGAAAAGATTTGCGCTGAACGAGCAGAATAAATTCCAGAATAAATACAACGATTATATGGCCGGAGCAGAGAATTACGTATTATCCAAATTGGAAGATGAACTTGGAAAAGACTGGAAGACTAATCCAAACGCTACAAGACTGATGAGAAAGTATCAGTTGGAGTATACAAGAAATGCTCCTAAAATGCCATTAATAGCTAAAAGAGGTGGAACTATTACCCGACGTTCAAACATTACAATCAATTTCGGAACGGATATGGATAAATTTTCGAGAGAATATTTTAAAAGTGTAAATGACCAGAGAAAAACATGGTTAAATCACTATAAAGATGTATCTTCGGAAAATCGTAAAGAAAGAGAAATTGCAGCAAGAATGATAATGGAATTTAATGAAGGTTTGAGGTATGGCAAGAAAAATAAATAGATTTCAAGCAGGCGGAGCAATGACTCCGCTTGCCTATTATTTACCTGATAGTACGCCTGTTTCTCAAAATCCAGGAAGCGTAAAAACATCATCATCAGAGATGAAGAAAGATGGAAACGAGAAACAGAATTATGCAATGACGAAGGCTGAATTAATGAAGGGCCTTGCAAATATACTTCCATCAGATATGTCGATAATAAAGGATGAGGCTAATTCATTAATGAATCTAATAGACCTAAATGATGAACTTGACGGTATGTTTATGTCTGAAGTAAATCAAAAAATGCTTGATTTACAGATGAAGATAAACATAGGACAACAGGCTAAAACGGATTTCGATAAAAGCATAGAGCAAATAACAACCAACAAATCACAAGATGAAATAGCTCTCGACCAATACGGTCGTGCCATGATGCTAAATAAGGATGGTTCAATAAGAAAAGTATCACTTGATGAGACAAATCCAAAAATGAGAAATGAACTGTTGACCTATGGTGACATATCAAACATGCGAAAGCTTATACCGAAATTTGCTTACAATGAGGATATATTAACCGTAATGAGACAATCGGCATCCATGGATGATATAATGAAAGATATACATGATGTTGTAAGTAAGATAGGTCATGTAAGTAATCAAACATCATTTTTTGCAAAGAAACAGAATGACTATATAACAAAAGGAATTGAAGCTATAATAAAAGACGGTGAAGACGGAATATATAAGATAGATGACACAACGGATATATCTACAAGAGAACAGAAAATGTTCGCTGTAGATACCATCATATCAAATATGTCTGTAAATAAAAGAAATGCTCTTATGATGAGAGCTAAAATGAATGGAACTACACCTGAAGCAATAGTGTATAAAGCTATAGCAATGGCAGACAAACCTAAATACACAAGAAGCATCAGCTACACTAAATTCAATAAAGATAGTTCATCATCTGATGGAAGCGGTAGTGGAACAGCTAAATCAGATATAACAACAGCAAGAGCAATACAGGAGATGTACGGAGATATTGTTACATTCAATGCAACTAACGGGCATGATAACAATTTCGCAAATCAAGTGACAGCTACGGCTGTAAAAGTAAATGCTCCTGTTGACGAACAAGGATTGACAAATCTTTCAAAAATCAAAGATACCAATGCCAATGGAGCTATAGACTGGCAAAACGCTTCAATCGCTGGCCAGCATATAGATGAAACAAGATTGAATGAATTTGTTGCATCAAATACAGCATACGTAATGTATATGCCATATAAGATTGATGGAATGGGAAGAGTAGTTGTTGACTTCTCAACTCTTGACCAGATAAAACCTGCAAATGAATTTATAAGGAATAAATACGGAACAGTTACTCCTGAGAATTATCAACAGGTAAACAAGGATATGGTTGATAATAAGTTCGGTATATTGTTTGATGCTAATGGTAATCCAAGAAATGCTAATATAAGAAAATTCGTAGCGTTTAATGTAAATGCAGGATACAATACATTTAATAAGTTGAATCTTGAAGATAGCCCACATGTATATATTACAGAAGGAAATGCTACAGCAGAAAAGATAGCCAGAAGCACAGGAGTAAAAGCAACTGACAGCTATTTAGGTATAAATCCTATGTCTTGGTTCACTGAAGATAAATCAGGCAATGCAGTTATATATTTTCCGACATATTCTTCAGCTGTAAATGCTTCAATTGGCGCTCCTAAGCAAGGATTAAAAGAAGACCTTGGAGTAAATGCCGGTCAAGTTGATAAGGCGTTACAAGAACATAAACAGAAGCCAAAATTTCAAAAGCCGAATATAGATTTATAAATAAATTAACAAGTGCAGATATCATTTATCTGTACTTGTTAATTTATAGAATTCATCACATATAACCATAGAATCTATATCCTTTTTAATTAATAAATCTTATTATATTTCAGATACAACAATAAGCTCTAATCATTCGTTGTATTTCTCGATGCCAGTTCAAACATCCAATCGTTTATTATGGGCTTTTCTACATCAAGATAACGCATAAAAGTTTCTGGATAAACGCTCTTAACCATAATCCAATCAAAGAATGATATATAATCATCTATGAAGTCGTTGCATATATCTTTGTTTAGATTGTAATCTTTAATAATATCGCTTGACAAAGTTCTACTCATGAATACATTCGCTATTACGAGTCTCATTATGTCGTAATATCCATCAGTTGACCCGTTTATATCTAATGCGGTTTCAATAAATGATATCTGGTCATCTTTTATCTGTTCAAGCATGTATACTCCTGCGTTGCCGAACGTGTTCTTTATAAACTCCTTAATTACGTTTTTATCCATGTTATTGTTATATGTTGGTTTATGGGCAAATATACCTAAAAAACGTATATCTTTGTCTTTGTAAGCTTACTAAATAAAAATAAAATGGAAAATAACAATACTCAAAAATTCAAAGAGAACGATATGTTTCTCAGTCTTTTATTCAACCCTACTTATGGAACGTCGGATTTTGTAATGGAGGGAATGAATTCAGGAAACACAAGTATCCAATCATTTGATGCGTATAAAGACAATGACAAAATACGTGAGATGTTCAAGGATAAAGACGGAAACGTTGATGAAGAAGCCATGAAAAGGGCATACAATATATCAGCGATGATGTATAATGATATGTCAAACATGGAGACGGAGGATTTGATTATTAAAGGAATAGAATACGACCCGGATAGCTTTGTAAGACCATTTGATGCAGGTACAAAAGATATAGAAAAGATGAACAGGATTATAGAGTTTGGTAAAGATACACCAATCATTAATCCTGACAGAAAGAGAATGAACATGACCGCGATTGGTGAAACAAGAGAAGGGCTATGGACTCCGCAAGAACTCGCTCAAATGCATCAAAGATATAATCCGAGAACAGGTAAATTTGAAGCCTCTCCGGAAACATGGTTTGGCTCTAGCTTCTTTGATATGTTTGATACAACAGTCATGGCTACATACGACGAAAATGACCCTGAAGTATTATCTGGAGAAAGAGAAGTAGGAGAATACAAATTGAATGACGATGGTTCATATTATACTGAATTTCTTAATGGACGAAATACGTATAACAAGGGAATAGTAAGCAGATGGGATACATTGACAAGAGAAGGTTCTTGGTTAAACAGATATGACCCATTTGATTCTGATGATAAAGAAAAAAGTGTATTCGGTTCTCTTGTTAGAAATACAATTGAAGTAGTCCCTATGTTCGTTAAATCAATAAGCCCATATTATCTTGGAGCGTCAATAGGAATGCAGATGGCACAGCTTGGTTCAATGATGACAAAATGGATAGATGGAGATAACGAGATAGCAAACAGCATAGACGGATTTGTTTCTTCATTTGATATGGGTACATCTGAATACTCAAAAAAGAAAGCTTTTACAATGGAGAACATGTTGAATATGGCCGGAGATGTATGGAGACAGTTAAAAGAACAAAGATGGATATTTAAAAATGCGGCAAGATTGCGAGGCGGTAAAAATGTAATTGATAATGAAGAAGAAGTATATAAAATGCTTCAAAAGCAATATAGAGACAAAGGCCTCGATAAAGATACTTTGTTTAAATACATGAGTGAAGTATCAAAAGGCAAGAACGTTCCAGACCTTGATGAAGTTATGAAACTAAATGAACAGGCATACATTCAAGGTCAGATGGAGAAATACATAAAACAATCAAATAAGCTTGGAAGAGAGCTTGGTCTGTTATATATGACCGGAATAACATCGGTTGACATGTGGAATGAAGCTAAAAGAGAAAATGCTACTGATGAAGAAGCTACATTCCTCATGCTTGGATATATGCTTGGAGATTACGGTATACTAAAATCTTATCTCGGAGAAATGGTTATGCCGGAATTAAGGGCAGAAAGAAAGAGAATACAACATGCAGTAAATTTAGCAAGTGGAGCCACAGATGAATTTGTGAATGCAGGAAAAACAGAAGCTGCAAAATCAAAATACGTATCCACATTACTAAAGTATGGTAGGGATATATTTAACGGTTCTTACCATGGAAACAAGGACACGATAGCAGCACTTGGAGCAAATGCACTTGGAGAAGGATTTGAAGAAACAGCAGAAGAATTATGGGTTGATGTTTCTAAGAACGTAGCAAACGTGATTAACGAATTCGCATTTAGCGGAACACAGTATAAAACATTCGAAAATGTAAAAGAGCGATACGGGATGTCGTTCTTAGGTGGAGCTATGGGTGGAGGATTATTTAATGCAACAGAAACATTCAAAGCATTCAACGAAATACATAGTGATATAGATACACCCGAAGCAGCATACGGAATGCTTGTAAATATGATTAACAACGGAGAAGCAAAAAGCATAAAAGATGTTGTATCAAAAATGACATTCTATGATAACAATCTGTCTTCTACATCATTGATAGGCGCTGACGAAGATATGGGATTCGCTCCTAAGAAGAAGGGAGAGAAAAGCTTGAACGATGAGGCAAAAGACAGAATATACAGAGTAATTGATAATATAGAATTAATGCTGAAGGAAAACGGACTTAATATTCCGGATGATTCCGTTTTAAGCATTAATGCTATAGATATGCTGAAGCATTATGCCATAAAAAATTCAATAACATCATCTCTGTTTTTGCAAAACGCAAATACGGCAACCGTAAATCTCATAAAGGCAATAAAAGAGAAAGACAATTTTATAAGAGATATACTGACAAATGGAGATAACACGAAAAAAATTACTGATAAAGCTGTAAGGGCTTATCATGATTTGTCAAATTTGACGAAAGAACAGTCCGATGAACTTGAAAAACTTAATAAAAATATAGAAAATGCGAGAATTGAAGCTCAAAGTTATGTAAACGGAATGAAATCAAACCAATACGTTGACATGATGTTATTTGAGCTTACTGATGACTTGAATAACTCATACAGGGCATCAAGTGTAGAAAGATATGCAGAGGCATTATACGGTAAGAAAATAGGAGATTTATCAGAAACAGAAATAAACAACGCAGGAGAAGAGCTTGCTAAATTCAGACTGTCAAAAGGCAAGGAATATCTTGATAAATCATATAGAACATTCCAGTATATGCTTGGAATGTCAAACGGCATATTATCAAAAAATAGCTCTGAATGGTATTTGCAAGAACAATCATTAAAGGATATTCAGAACGTAATAAGCAACGTTTCGAAGAAGGCTGAGATGATGCATAGATTTATAGAAGATGAAAAGAAGTTCTATTTGTTTGCAGAGAATGAAGCATCTATAAACCATGCTATAGCACCTGGTCCAGGAGCTGGTAATGATATACTTATAAATCCGGAATACAGCTCTGAATTCAGAGATATACTCGCTGAAGAAATAGAATATGTAGGCGGAACAGTTGATAAGGAATCGAAGACTGCTTTATTGGACGGATTGAATTCTATAACACAGGACCAGAGAGATTATGTTTATAAAAAAGTAAGGTCAAGAATTGCGGATTTAATAATTAATGATATATATAATCAGGTTTTATCATATTCCAAGCAGAAATTCATCAATCCTGTAATAAAGAATGAATTGATGAAAATGATATCTACATTTAATGAAATAGCAAAAAGAGATAACAGCGATTCAGATGTAGATAATAACTATATGAAGCAGATACTTGATGTGTTCAGTATGTCTTCAGAGTTGTTTGAAAGTGCAGAAAAGATAATAAACGATAATGACTTAAGTCTTGTTCAAAAAGCAAAATCATTATTGAAGCTTATAGATGAAACTGAATTATCGACAAATGATTTCAGTGAGGATGAAATATCTGCAATAAATTCAGTAGAGGAAAAATTGCTTGATTATATAGAAAGTCCAAGAGCCGAATTCAAGGACAAGTATTATGAAATAAACAAACTGGCAGAAGTAATACAATCAAAGAGCAATACTCCGATAGGGGATTTCCTTGATTCATTTGGTCTCAGCATAGACGGTAAAAAAGCATCGGAAGTTATAAATGAACTTGAAAATAAATTCAATGACTTCAGCGGTAATATGGGAGAATTCTCTATAACCGAAGACGATAAAAAGAGAATTGAGTTAATAAATGAACTTGCAGTACATGCTCAAAATATATTAAATGCATATAGGAAAGATACTCTTTCATACAGTAATTTATTCGGATATGCAGCAATGAAGAATAAGATATTCGAAAATGACCCGAATTACAAACCGCTTGAAATAATAGATGAAAGATATGCGGAACTTGTAAGCAATGAATTATCATCTGTTATAGGACGTTTGTCGATGTACTATAATCTCGATGAAATGAATTCAAAGAATCAACTGACAAGAGATTTTAAACTCGACGCAAGAAAACAGGCATTATTCTATAAAGGAGTAAAGGATACAATAGTTCCTATACTGAAGGAAATAGGAGTTGATTCTACTCCTATAGAAAATGCATTAAATGATAATATAAATGACAAAATAAAAGAAGAGGCGTATAAAGAATCTCCATCATACGATTTTTCTGATGAACAAAAGATAAAAAATATGAAGGGATTCAAATTGATAAGAAACGCAATACATGAAGTATTTGCCGACCTCGATGATTCTCAATTAAAGATGTTTGCGTCAAAAATGAGATTCGCGTCAAATACGGATATGTCATTTAATTCGTCAAGTACATCATTCAGTAATTCTGTGTTATACTGGCAAATAGCTTCTATTGCTGCTGTAAATCCGGATGTTATTGATACGTTGATGAAGAATGGATATAACGGCAACAATATAGCACCGGTATCAAACCAGACAATGTCTACATCAATGACATTATCATATATACTTGGTGGAGATAAATTAAAACAGTTTGCACAAGCAAGAAGAGACTCTATCAACTCTCAAATAGATGAGGCTATAGCAGCAATTGATGATATAGATGTATCATCATTTGTGATGTCAGGAAGCGACCAAAAAGAAGTTATTGAGAATTTTACAAAATTCCTTTTATCAAGTAAAGGAGGAAGTAAGATAGTCAATATGTGTGATGACTTTGAATCAATCGGATTAAAGCCGTTTATACTTGATGTTATAAGCGCGAAAAAAGACCCGTCAAAATCATATCTTGTAGAAAACTGGAAAGACAAACTGAAGTTCCTTATCCAGAACTCTCAGTATTATACAAAATTCCCTGCTACAACAATGATTGAAGGCGTTCCTGGAAGCGGAAAGACGTTTGGCGTACTTGTCTCTACAAACAATTCATTACTTGCTAAAAAGGACGGAAAATACGCGATAAAAGGAATTGAATCATTAATGAGGGATGTATGGGTTGTATCAAATGAATCAAACAAAAAATCCATAACAGACCTTGTAAAGAAATCTCTTGGAGAATTATCAGGCAATGTTACCGGAATGACACATGATGAGCTTATTAAAAAGGCGTTTGGAAACAGCTTTGACAATAAGATAGGTGTTTATAATGGTAAAGATGGAACTGATGGCAAGATGTATGTAGATTCATCAAATGGAGATTACACGATAAAATATGATTATAACACTACGTTTGATGATTCAAATAATGCGCCTTCATACATAATAATAGATGAGGCTACATTGCTCAGCTATCCTAAATTAAAGGCAATAAATGATATGGCTGAGAAGTACGGAACAAAGGTTATAATGATTGGAGACAGCGAGCAGGTAAGTGATATACTTAACGGAAATGGAATATTCGACGTAAAGACGAAGAAGAAAATAACTCCGCAAATGAAGAATAGCTATTTCCCTATTATAACTGAAATGAACTCATTTATAATGGCTCCGAAAATGGGAGAATCAATGAGATATGACAATGTTCAGCATAAAGTCAATGTAGACAACTTCAGGAAAGGAGTAAGATTGCTTAAATATGCTCTGGATGATTCTGGGTTCTATGGAGATGCGTGGTTTAGCGGAATGTCCGACGACTCTGTAGAAGTAAAGAATATCATAGATAAAATGTTCAGTTCACTTGATAAGAACAAGAATGAAAAAGTGATGATTATAGGTGACGGAAGCTTGCCGTCAAACAAAAGAGTTGTTGATTATCTTGTTGCAAAAGGATATATTTCCCTTGACGATAATGGCAAGATAGTGAACTCAAATCAAGCTGAGCATTATGAAGATGCATTGACATTTGAAACGGCAATGGATAGCCAGGGACGAGAAGCCATGTATGTTATATATCTTAACGGAAAAGATACCGATAAGAATATAACAAGCGAAGGAAATATGCGAAGAAGCATATATACCGGAATGTCTCGTTCTAAACGCGGAACATTGATGATAGAAGATGCTTTCATATTCAATGGGCAGACAAAAGACAACGCTCCCATAATATCTACATATAACGAAAAGTCAATAAAAGACTTTACTGAAAAATATATAAACATAATGAATGAAGCCGACGGAAACATGGAAATTCCTGAGTTTTCATACGGAGATTCATATAGGGATAATAAAAAAGATAAGAAACAACAGCAAAACAAACAATTTACATATAAACCTGTAGCTGGAGCTAATAACTATTTCAGAGTATTCCCGAATGGAGTAATGAATAAAAAAGACGGAGAGCCTGAAGTAGTATTACTGAATGGCGGATTGTTCAAGGATTCAAAAACAGAAAGAAAAGGAGCAAATAAATCAGATGAAGGTAAAGAAGACACATTCAAAAGCAATGAGCTTGATGATAAGATAGATGAAGCAAATGATACAGGTGGAGCTGCGGATGGATTCTTTGCTTATGGATATACTTCTACGATGTATGAAAAAGGAAACTATTTCTATGGCTCAAAGGAAAAAGACCAATACGTATCATGTATAGATGGGATAAATGACAGCTTGAATGGCTCTATCAATATCGTATATATGGTTATGAATAAAGAGAAGTCTCCAAAAGCAATAACCGTAGAAAATAAACTCAGCAATAACGGAAGACCGTTCCTCGAAAATATAGCAATAAGAAATGGCCAGAAACAACCATTCAAGTCAATAAAGCTGAATTTGTCAGATGGAGCATTTAAGGTTGGGTATGATGAATATGTGAAGAATGCAGAAATACTTGTAAGCAAGCTTCATACCGCCGTTTTAATGAAGAATGACAATAGAAGAATATCATTCATTAAGTCGGCTATATCAGAATTTGTGTACAACACAATAAACGAAGATAGCATTAATACACAAATGCTTGACAATATACTTGACTCCATAAGCATGAGCGTTGGAATGAAATTTATGCAGGATAATCCAAATAAGCTGAATTTCAAGAATAACGATAAATACATGCTGGCTCCATTTATCATTGATAATTCAAATGAAATATTGTATGATTCAGAGTCAGGAAGAGATGAGAAGTATAGCCCTAAGAATATAACAAAGAAAATAGTGACAAGAATAAAATGCAAAATCGGCAATTCCGAGTTGGCTTTCATGGAGATACCTACGACGGTTATAAACAACCCGATAACAATGTACTCTTATGAAAAATCATTCCTGGCATTGAAGGAATACAGCAAGCTTGATGAGGAAATATTAAGCTCATTTATAGAACGTACAAATGATAAAAGCGATGTAAGGTTAAATGCATTATCGCCTGAAGATGTAGCAAAATTATTTGAAAAATGGGAGAATGACGGAATAACTCCTGCACCACCTTCAAGCGACAATATAAGAAGTGCTGCATACGATGAGTACATAGCATTTAAGAATATGGTAATGATGTATAAATGGCGTTCATTATCATATTCAGAGCTTGATATAAATGAGTTTGAAACAACGTCGCCTTATGTGACATCTGTAGATAAGGGTCGTGATGATTATTACGGAGTTGATACATTATCTTATATGCCTGAAATGACAGAGGTATCAAAGCTTGTAAACAATGGCAGCAGTATGTCGTATATCTTATCAGCAAAAACAGCAAATAACGATTTAGGTATAGACCCAGGAATACCGTTTGTTATTTATTCTTCAGTTCCCGGATTATCTACTGATGAATTATATGAAGCAATGAAGAATGTTGCTACAGGAAAAGTAAAACCAAGCGCAGAAACTCCATCAATAATACTTCTTAGAAATCCAAGAGTAAAAATAGAGGTGTTCATGAACAAGCTCTATAATATATTATCAAAGAAATTTGATAATAAAAATGAGTTTGATAAAGCTGTAGGTAATGATTTGACTGTATTCAACATATTGAAGGAAATAATAGGTAGTGATTCAGGGTATGAGACATTCTTAAGATATGCAAATGAAGAGACAAGCAAACATGTATCAAACATGATGTCTGGAATAGTAAACTATGGAGATGAATCAATGACAAGGATTGATGCATTCAGATTCATAGTGGATAAATACACAAATAAATCAAATAATGAAATAGACTATGATAGGCTTATAAATGATTTGAGAAAGAACAGTGAGAATGTACGTAACCTGTTGAATGATATATTGTACAGAATGATAACGAATGGAAATTCAACGCTTGTGTCAGATTCAAATCTTGAACTTGATGAAAACCATGTGAATGATATAAGCAGATTCCTTCAAATGAATGGATATTCCGGAATCAATATGTCTATAAAAATAACAGGAAACAAAATAGGTAATGGCATTTATAGAATAAACAACAACGATGAAGGAGACGGAATGTATGGAATATATGATAATGAAGGAACACTCCATGAGTTTCTTGCATATCTGAAGATTGATAGGCCCATAGTTCTTCTTGACGAGAATCAATTCTCTAATATCATGAAGAACACAAAGCTTACAACCATAAATGACATGAATGATGTTGTTGTTTATAATAAGTCACAGTTTAGTTCTGAAAAGTTTGACGAAGAAATAAATAACATAAAAATGTTCAATGAAACAAATGAAAGTCAGGATGATAACAAAGATGATGTAAGAAGTGACGAGCAAAAATATGAAGTTCCATCAAGTGACCCGACTGTAATAAAATACATACTTGAAGAATACAGGAATTCAACAGGGAAGGATTTTGACGGAAGCTCTGAAATAAGCGAAGATGTTATAAATTCTTCAATTATGAAAATGGCTGGAGATGGCAAGATAATGTATTACGACAATGGATATAAATTCATAGATATAAGCAACAATGAATTATATAAAGAGTTCGCGAAGTTCGCTGAATTAAATAGGGATACATACTTGAACTTCTCTAAAAATGGAATAAGCAATAATTCAAACATACAAATCACATTATCAAACAATAATGGTGATTATGATGTAGTTCTTGAAATAGACCACGGTTCTCCAAGGTTTACGTCAAAACTGAAGGAAGTTAAAAAAGTAGTAGAACAACTTGATGATTCGAAAGAAGAATCAATGGATAAATTCTACAATGAATACATAAACAGCGATGTTGTTGACGGAAAAGAAAGAGAGCAAAGAGTCAATGATGCTATAATCCAATTATCTGGAAGAACCGGAATTACATTCGATGAGTCATTTATAGAAGTTCTGAATAACATTATATCTAATTCATTATACATAAAAGGAAAGGGTATAACTGTAAGCAGCAATTCATCTAATGAAGTTGAGATGATGAGAATGATGTTTGATGATGAAATAAATGCGATTAAAAAGTATGTGGGAGAAGGTAAAGAAGATGATAATACGTATTTATTAGCTAAATTTGTTAGCAATATATCAGAAGACAATTCAGACATATCATGTATAACAATCTAAATTAACCAAATATGAATAAATGTTTAAGCGATAGCGAATTAGCAAAAAGCGTAACCGGGAATGTACTTAATGCGCTCAAAGATATACATAAGGACAAAGGATTGTCGGTTGAAGAAAAACAAAATGAATTTGACAGCATAATAAACTCGCTTATAGTAGACAATATGGTCCGTTCATACGGAGATGAAAATGGAGTAATCGAGATAAATAATGATACTCAGTCTGAATTTATGCGAGCTATCAATACTGTGAAATCGCAGATAACCAAAATGGGTTCATACATATTCAAAGGATTGAATCTGAATATTGATGTTGATTCTATAATGAATGGCATTACCGGTTCCCCTCAAATACAAGAGGGTCCGGTAATAGATGATGATAGTGTCCATATTATCGATTTATTTGACAGAAACAATAATAGCATAACTTCCTTCAGGGAAAAGATATATGGCTCTCAGGAGGCTCCATACAAAAGAATGGAAGCTATATTTAATGATGCCATGTACAATGCAATGATTATCAATGGAACCGGAGATAGTGCAACACCGGTTCTTCCTGAAGACATACAATACAATATCGCGAATGTAAAAATTAAATACATGAACGATATAGCTAATTTCATACTTAAATATAGCGATAATTGTGATAAGGATTCATTGAGAGAAGCTATTGATTTATATAATAATGCAATCTCATTATTTGAAAACAAATCATCAAAGGGAGACTTTGTAGCAGCGGTAAATAAGATAGATTATAAATCAAAAGGAATAAGGTTCATACTTGATTCGTTCAGGTACAATTTTGAAAACGATAAAAGATTCTCATCTTCAAAACTTAGCGAGTACGCTGTAAGTAATGATGTAGACGATGTTAATTTCCTTGATGCATACAATAAGGTATTCATTTTAAAGAATATGACATCGCTTATAAATCATAATTTTGAGAACGTATTTGATATTGTATCATTAAATCACAATGATATAATAGAACAGATAGCGTTTAAGAAGTCGTTATCAAACATACATAACACATGGCTTGACAATGATGATGTAATATCAGCATATAAAGAAGCCGGCTCAATCACAAAGCTCATAATGAGTTCAATGAGATACTATAATGGCGGAGTAAAAACAAACAGAAAACTTGGATTTAATGAGATAAACGATGCCATAGGAGTATTGAAATCCATATCATACAATACGGCAGGAAATGTGGATGTAGTCGTAAAAAGAAAAAATGAAAAATATGGATTTTATGAGAATAAGACATACAATTTAAGACAGGTAATATCCGGAATAAATAGGAATTCCCCGGAAAAGATAAGACTTCTATACGATATACTTATCAACGGAGTTGTTGGTGGAGGTACAAATACAATACAGTACATAGCCAATATAAGCTCTATACTTCCTAATAAGAACGTATCACAGGCAAGAAGAACGGCAATAATAAACAACATAACAAGTTTGTTTAAAAACATAAATGACCTTGGATTATTCAATATAAGAAAGGCCTGCAATGACCCAAGATATATAAACTACTACAACTTCATATCGAACTATATCCAGGGAGCGTATAGGAATTCATTTATACAAAGAACATTTGACTTTGATTCCAGAAATATTACGTCTGTATCAATGCTCGACAGACAATATATGATGGCCAAATCAAACTTTGAATCAAAGGTGTATTCTTCGAATTATGCAATAATAAACAATATAAACCGATATGCAAGGCAGATAGAAAAGGATTACGCTGAATCGTATCCGAAAGATTCAAAAGGAAATCAGCTTAAATTCAAGATATTGAATAACATAATTACCATAAATGAATCATCAGGTAAGAGAGAAATAATAAATGACACAAACGGCAGTTATATTGAATTCAGGAACTTCCCGTTTATAAAAGATGGGAAAGTTATACTTACTAATATCAAATATGATTTTGGGGAAACCAGCTTCAAGAATGCAGTACAAATAAAAACGATAGACGGTATTGATATAACTGAATCAAATATATCTTCAATACTTGAAGCCTCAACAGATGGAAGCAGAACATCCGCTGATAAATTCATACAGGATGTATTCCAGATAAACACTGTAAACGATTCAGAATTAAGGAAGTATTTGTATACGGAATCAAGCGTATATAATATGATTAAAGCCGCATCAATAACAGCATCTGCATCATGGCTTAACAGTAACGTATATTCAAATGAAGAATTATTTGAAACGCAGGATGATATAAGAAGAGATATAATAAGCCGTTCAGGAGATTCTTCATATCTGACTTTATTCAAACGCAGGGGTATAAATAATATGCCGTCAATAATAAACAGTGTCTCAATGTCTATATTGAATGCTATTGTAATGAACAACAATATGATATCAAGAGATACTGTAAAGAACAATGAGGGAAAACAGCTTGCAATAACCAATATGCAAAGACTGATGAACTCAATGGATGAACAGATTGACAGCATAAGAGAAAACCCGGAGAACGCGTCAATGAGCAATCCTCTTGCAATGAATCTTGACGAGGTAAATAGTGTCGTAAAAGAATCTATTGGTTCTAAATTTATGACAGAGCATTACAATAAAAAGGAAATGATTTATCTCGGAAATACGATAGAAAGAGAAATATCATTATACGGGAGAACAAAAGAACGCTCTGATTTCAATGTTGCTGAATGTATATTCGCTGATTTCGTTTCTTCTTATCTTGACGATATATATGGAACAGGAAATTACTCATTTGTAACTTCGGTAAATTCAGATAAATCACTCGTAAACAGAACTGAAATAAACAGGCATTTTATTGAAATACTCAGGAATGCCGGAGTAGACATGCGAGCTAAATTGATAAATGACATCAATAAGAAAGAGTATGACGCGCTTATTAAAAACATAGGAAACGATTATTACTCAATAAAAAGCCTTGTAACAGTTGGCAGCTCAATAGTATCGCCTGAATTGCTTACAATAAACGGAGAAAGGCTATTTGATGATAACGAGATAAATGAATTGTTCACAAATGAAGAGCTTGAAACATTATCTCGTTTAAACGGATATGACGCATCTAACGTTTTTGACCAGCAAGGAGCATTTATAATGAACAATTTCTACGAGTTCAATAGAATGTGCGATACTTGCGGAATAAAGAACGGATATGATTTAATGTTGTTACTTTCAAAATACAGCAACATAATATACGATAAAATCCTCGAAAAAGGACTGAAGGACTTATATCCAAACGCAAAAAGAAACAGAATTATAGACCAGACTCATCTTGTAAAATATAAAGACTTCAACAATAATACCAGGATATCTATGAACAAAGGTATAATGGTAGAATATTTTACATGCCATGACGAAATAGACGAGAATACATTAAACAGATTCGGATTTTCAAGATTAAACCGTGCTGATAAAATAAAGATATACAGCACAAAGGATACATTATCCATGAATGCTATAAATGCAGCCATAGAAGCTATAGCAGGTAATGGATTTGAAGTAAGATTATATGACGATAATGGAAGACAGATTAAAATGAACGGGTTGATGAACCTGATGTCTTCTACTAACGCCAAGTATAATCCTGAAAAATGGTTCAGTCCTACTCACATGATAATGATGAAAATCACTGACATCAAAGGTAACGTCAGAAATATATCAAATATAAATGATTTGATTGATGCCGGTGTCGCGGATAGTAGTGGTTCTGTAAACTGGGGAATGCTTGGCTATTATAAAATAACCGTAAACCCTATATTTGAAGAATACAACACAATACAGTCATTTATATCAGAGCAAGCATTAAATATAGAAGTAGGTGGAAGATTTAATCATCCTATAAAAGGAGAACCTACATCTGCATCTCAACTAAGGTCTTCATTGCAAGTTGCACAGACGAAGAGAAATGTATCAATAACAGCATCATATCACCCATTGACTTTACAGACACTTGATGGGCTTCAGGAAGAAATAGAGATTGCATGTATTACAGATATAGCAGAAAATAAATCATCATTTATCGGAAACAACAAATCAATAAGCCCTCATGACGGAGCAACATTCATAAGCCCTCTGTCTTTTTATTGGTGGAATAATTCAATGGCTGATACATCAGCGAAAGGATTTAACTTAAAACCGTTTATACATTATTACGATAATAGTACAATGACCGCGGGAATCATCAAGACAGCAGGATTCCCGATAACTAACAACATGATACGTGCAGGGGTAAACTATGACGTAATGGCATATAAATTCCTTTCATCAAAATGGAAGGGTCCGGACGGAAGAATTATATCCGGTGACATATTCTCTGATTTCGGATTCAGGATGTTCGAATCGGATGGAACGCCTATGAATATAATGAAATACATAATGGGGAAATACAAAGACAGTATGTATTTCAAAGAATCAAACAATGTAATAAGCAGGATAGACAAAATAGAATATGACAGACAAACCGGAACATATACCTTGCATAAGACAAGAGTAGATAAATACGGAAACAAAGTAGACAGCCTGATGCATAACAAGGTCGTAAAAGGTATAAGAATATCCTCTAATTACGACTTATGGAAGGCATTTGGAGGCGAACAAAACATGTCGTTAAATGAAAACGGAATTCTTGAATACAGCGAAGATTCGTTTAAAATAGTATCTGATATAGCAAACAATATCGGATTGAAGAAAGATGGAACTACGATTGATAAAAAATACTCTGACGGCATAAAATCGCAAGATGATGTATATCAGTTCATGAAGTACGGAAATCCCCACATGGTAGTTACAAATGGAGCAATAAAACAAGGTCTTACCAATGTAAATAAGCATGAGGATTTCTATAATAACAGAAGAGGAAAACTGAATACATATAAAATAAAAATAACTGCCGGAGGTATTCAGCTTGATAAATCGCATGAATCAGAAGGACATGAGATAAGTGAGCTGACACAGGTTATGTCGTCTTTGAGTTCAATGGGTTATACGAAAGATAAAGCGCAAATGGTATACAACGCTATATCTGGAATAATCGAATCATCTTTAAGTTCAATTATATCTAATCATCTTGATGAAAATGGAACTCCTAAATACAATGATGTTTCAGCAGAATTGATAATAAGGGCCATTGCAGATTCAAGCGCATTTGATGACGATATAAAAGAAGCATGCAAACCATTGATAAACAAATACAAGAATAATTATAAAATAACATACGACGAACTTGAAAATCTTATCCATGTAAATGACAATGTATTTGTAAATAAGGCTATTCCTATCATAATGTCATTAGTAAATAAGATTTCCATAAAGAAATCATACGCAGGTGGATTGAACGTGATAAACCCATCATACGGTCTTGTAAAGCTCTATAACGGCATGTTATGGAATGGACTTGGAGTAAACAACGAAGAAAGAATTGACCATTTATTAAGAATTCAAAGACGATATGACAGCGTTCTTGTAAATCCAAGACTTGTAAAGCCTCAGCATATATATAAAGCATTTGACAGCACGACAGGAACAACAACTAAATTTGTCATAAATACGTATGAGGATTATCTGGCAATAAATAATTTATACAATGATGTTGCAAGCAGAGGTGGAATGTTGTCGATACATGAACTTATTGTAGACAAAGTAGACAATAAGGATGATTCGGATATAATTTTAAATTCCGGACAGAACGAAGGAATGTATAAATTATATGGAAGAGAACTTGCACAGGAATATTATGAATTCTCCGATGGTGAAAACAGTCATACGTTGTTTGAGCTTGACAGTACGAGATGGATGTTTGATGTCAAGAACAATAAGATAACAAAAGAAAAGCTTCTTGACAGAAACACATTTATAGAGCTGTATAATGCTGCATTATACATGAAAGAAGTCAATGCTCCAAACTCAAATGGATACGAATCTAATTTAATTGGTCTTATATATGAAATAGATAAAACGACAAATACATATAAGCTGATAAGTGACGAGCGTCTATTGAAAGACAACCTCATAAAATTCATACGAGGATGGCATCAGTCTACTGTAAAGAATCTGTCAAAAGCAATGAATAATGCCGGAGATGGGAAAGTTTCTATAAACGGACAATATGTAATTGCTAAGTCTGGTCAGGTATCTCACTTTGCAAGTGAAGCAATAGCACCATGTCTGTTTAGAGAAGAGTTTGGAATACCAAAAGACACTCCATTGAAGGATATAACTCCCGAATTCTTCGCAAGACAGGCTATTGATGCGCTCAGAATAAAGATAGACCCTGATATGTATCACTATGCGTTGTTACATAATTCGATAAAGAACAGTGTGTATGTATATGATAGTAATATATTCGGCTCTAAATCAACAAAAGAGAAGTTTAAAAACTACGAAAAGCTCAATGAATCAAGATATAAAATAGAAGATGGAAGCGATTATAAATGGGTTTTAAGCAAGAAAGGAGAATGCCTGTTTATGGTCGACAAGAAGGATGTTGTATATGATGTAAATGGATGCCTTGTAGTAGTAACGAATGACGCTACTAAGCTACTTAAAAAGCAAAGCTATTCTGGAATAGATATTTCAAGAAGCGTCTATTCATCTATTAATGGAAATTGGAAGTCGAAAGATTCGATAAGCAGAATAAGGTCTATAAATGATATAATAGTAAAAACATTTGAGTCTGCTAAGTTTATATACGATAAGGAAAGCAAGAAAGACAATGGCGGTTCACGTTCTGCTGCATATTGGACGAGAAGACAAAGCGGTCAAATGTATGCACCTATAATGGCAGTACTTGAAATGGCACAAAACAAAGCAATGGCTTTCAAATCCAATGACAGGACCGACGGATTTGACAACATAGTTCAAAAGACATTCTTTGATAAATTAAATAAATACGGAATTGAATCATTCGCATCAAACAACAGTTCAAATTATGAAAAGATAATATACAGAAACGCAATATCAAAATACAACTCATTCAAGAAATCATTAGACATACTTGCTGCACGTACACCGTCACAGACGATGCAGTCGTTTATGTCAATGAAAATATCTGAGTTCGATAATTCAGGTCTTAATCAATGTTTTGTATCTACATCGCAGATATGGTTCCAGGGTTCAGACTTTGATATAGATGCGGTTAATTTCCAATCATATAAAGTCGACAGAAGAGGTCATATAATAGGGTGGTCTCCTTTATTCGATGATTACAATATTGAAAAATCAATGAATATACCATTCCCTACAGGTAAAAAGCTGAAGGTGAGAGATATAGACATGGATAAAATGGATAGATTGAATTCATTATTCAATAGTATATTCTCATTTAATCCTGACGATGGAACATATACAGTAAGAGGAAATGCAGATTTGGATAATATATCTGAATTCATAAAAGTATGTAATACATATAGTTTCATCCCCGTTCCTAAGACAAGTAATGAAATATCAGAATTCAGTTATGACAATATTGATAATCTCATAAATGGACATAACTTGTATTTCACTGAATATGACGGAAGCAATCATGGATTCAAAAACTTCATAACTAAAGAGTCAATAAATATAAGCTCAGATATAGTCAATATCATAGAATCAGAATCATCAGTAGATGACCAGCCAGATGTAAAAAGAGCAGGTGATAAAAACATGGAATCAGCAAGGAGAATGATGAATCTTACCGGAAATACTACCAATACGTATTCATTATTTAATGATGCGCAGGTGGGAAAGGATGTCGTGTCAATAACAGCAGCCGGTCTTAAGAACTTCTTCCTTGTTACTCATGCATTCAACATGAGCAATGTAAATGCGTATTACAATGAACTTAAAAACGCAAATGACGAAGAAGGAGAGAAAGTTGCTATATCAAATATAATATCAACGCTTGCATTGAACAATGGACGAGGTGTAAACATAGGTAATAAAATCTATTACGTTTCAGCAAACTTTAATCCAAGTGATAGTGTAAAATCAATAATACATGATATATATTTCAATTACTCAAAGCATTTATATGATTTAAAATTGTCATCAGCAGCAAAGGCAATATATAACGCATCTATATATGGAGTTCTTAAAAAGAATAACGCATTGATAATGTCGGCCTTATTGTCTGAAGCAACCGATAACATGAAGAACCTGAATCTTGCAAAAATCAATGCTACAAAAGATATGGCTCCGTTGTATATATTCGGCTTGACGATAGGAATGGATATAGATGAGATATCTGAATTCATGCAGTCTAAAACAGCGAGAATTATAGATAGAATAAAACATGGAAACGTCTTCTTTGGAGATGATATGTCGAAACTGTCTATAAGCGACATATATGCCGGAATAAGCAGATTCGGTAAATTCTATAAATACACAAATGCATTTGGTTCCGACCTTACTGATTTGCTTAAGAATTCATCTGCATCATCAGTAATGGCTATAATAAATAGGATGAGGAAAAGCAAGAATGAAGAACTTGTAAAATTAGCCGATGATATAGATGCAAGGATGGATGAAATAGATGAAAAGTATGGATTTGGAGGACAAAATTCATTGAAACTAGTTACTATAATAGACCTTGCGAGACATAATATGTCACTTTATGATAGGGAAATAGCTGAAGATATGGCAGATACAAATCAAAAGTTTGACGATTATGATGATGCTATATTCCTGGCAAAAGTGTTCAGGTATCTTCCAAAGGTTTCAAGCGGATTTGAGAACAACTACGGACTGTATAATAACCTGATAGATAATCTAATAAATGCAGTAAACAGCAGAAAGGTAATAGAAAATGATGATAACAACATAAAAGCATTGATAAAGCTTGATGAAGGAAATAAGGAAATGTTGAGGCTTGCTTTGTTTGCAAGTTTGAATAAGGGAGTAAAAACCACCCAGCAAAAGATAATTGAATTCAATACGAGATTGTCAAATATAATGACTTACGACCCCGAAGTAGCATCAGACGTATCTCCTAATGGGGAAGAAAGTATTAAGACTAAAATAGAAAAGATGGGTTCATTCCTTACATCGGGAAAAACAAATATGTTTATGGATAGAAGTAGCTCAAAGAGTAAATTTGACCTTGACATGTTTGTAAGGAATAAGGCATACAGAGACATGGCAATACAATATTATGGAGCTAAATATCAAATTGCATTCAATGTACTTGGAATAGCTGCAACAATGCCACATATCTCATCATACGCAAGAACGGAAAACAGAGCCAATAGCATAGTTGATGGCATGTCTCCGAAGAAGAAGATAATAAATGAATTTGTAGATGCTATAATTGAATACATAGGATATACTCCGAAAAAGAAGGATAAGGAAGCTCTTATTCGCTCATCAAGCAAATTCATAAACAACATAATATTCAACTCATGGTTAAGAGAAAAACAAATCAAGTTCTATATCCCAGATGGATGTAAATATTATGTAAACGTATCAGGTGAACCGCATAATCTTGTAGAAAGAGTAAACAATACCGGTAAGCCGAAAGAGATGTATCTTGGAACAGATTCATCGAATGCTACATTCATCGAGTATATGAATTCTTATGTTATACCTAATCTGAAAGATGGGTATACGTCTGATTCACTTGATGAATCAATGCCGAAAGTAAATGAATTCATAGACAGTCTTAACACGTTTACATCAAATAAAGTATATACCGGAAACAATATACAGGTATTTGCTCCACCCGTAAGTACTCGTTCAAATGATGAAGTTGATATGATTAAAGTAACGTCATATAAAACATCTTCAAAATATTTGGGCAATATAAAATATACAAACAAGGGAGAAGGTGATGATGCTGTATATTCAGCAGCCAATCTGTTCTATTTATATAATCAGATATTATACTCTGGTGCCATAAATGATTCATCACTTGATGAATATATGGATGAAAGCACAATGAAAAGTGAATATCTGAAATATGAATCAGATGTATCGGAAAATAGAGCATCATTCATAGACAAGGTAGCTCCAGGGCTTAAAATCACAGAGCAGATATTAATGGAAACAGCTCCTGTTGGAGACGGATATAATACAAGCTTACCGTATCATAGATTCTTCGACAACTCAACAATGAAGTTTATGTTGCTGAGAAAGAAGACAGCTTCAGCACAAAGAGCACAGATGTATGCAAATGAAGACGAGAATGATGATAATGATTATATAAATGATATCTATAACGATGTGGATGATTCTTATGAAGAAGAATATACAAGCAGAAGCATGTACAATACAAGCAAGTATGAATATGTAGATAGCAACATAAGCGCAAATTCGTTTGTTGCTGAATATGATTACGATTCTGTTCCATCAATTGATGAGAAAACCGGAATCATAAGAATGGATGTAAGTTCGATAGGCGCATCTGTGTCTATAGATGAAAATAGCAAAGATGTAGTAGATATTACATACAGAGATTCAGATGGAAATAGTAAAAACGCTAAATTTAGCACAAGAACAGTTCTTGGAAAATCAATCTTATCTTTATCCAAGTGTGAAAACTACAAGAAAATCAAGTTGCTTATAAAAGAGTTTGTAAACATGAAAAATAATTGCAATTAATAATTACGTCTATGGCAATGTGTATAAACAAAAATTCTGCTGAGTTCAAAAGGCTCAGCAAAATGTCTGGAATGAGTGATGAAGACCTCGCGTTGAACATAATGGTAACGCAAGAAGAAAAAGGAAGATGGCCTGAAATAGATGAGCTATTCAATCCGGATTCATCAAAGGCAATGGCTGAGGATTTCGGATTGAAAGACCTCGGTTATGTAATGAAGGGTGATGCAAACAATATACTATCCGGAACAGATGAAGATTCATTTGTGAAAAGCCTCAACAACAAGTATAAAGATTATAATACTACATCGATGATTCTGGATGATGTATTATTGATTTATCCTGTAAAAAGAGCGACAATAGCTACCTCTGATTATTCGAATAAATTCAATGTAGAAAAAGATTCAGGGAAAGGGAAAAATATATCTGTATTACGGGCAATCGCATCAAGAATGGAGAAGTTATATGGCATAAAGTTTCATTTATTCAACGATTCAGATATAAAAGATATGGATGAACTGAATGGTGTAAACGTGTCAAATAAGAACGCATTTATACTCAATGGAGACATATATATAAATCTTGACAACGCATCCATAGATGCCCCGATTCACGAAATGATGCACATGATGCTTGGTGAGTTAAAATTCAACAATCCTCAACTATACAATAAGCTGGTTGAAAGTGCATCAATGATACCGAACTACAGATATATAAGACAAACCATGTTTGCCAATATGATGGAACATGATGCAATGGAAGAGGTTTTTGTTATGGAATCCGCAAGATACTTATCAGGATTGCCAAGCATGATAGATAAGCTACCATTGAGAGAAAGGTCAATGATTGATTATAGTATAATGAGAATGATTGATTCCTCTATAATGGGAAGTAATACAGCAATGGGATACAACATAAATCAATTGAAAAACAAGTCAATAATCGATTTATGCGAAATGCTTGGAAGTAATCTCGTAAACAGCAAACAAAGCACAAGTGACATGGGATTCAAATCCAGATTAATGATGAATAAAAAGATGGATTTAGCTCAAAGAGGTATATTAACTGAAAAATGTATATGATATGATTTGCAAGTATATATATAACGACGGAGTTCATTTATTTGAATTTGATAACGAATCAAAGCTGAATGACTTTATACAGTCAAAGTTGAATTATAGAAGCAGGCTTGGAGATATGGTTTTTTCTACCAAAATCCCGGTGCAGATGCTTGATTCATTGGCTATATATGGAAACAAGGGTCTTAAATTGATAAATGGCAGAAAGCTGATAGGGGAACGAAAGCTGAAAGCAATAAGAGAAGGCAAGATAGAACCTTATAATCCGTATTTGGATAATGATGTAGCTTATGCAGCTCCATATATAGGTGTAACTACGGCTATATCACGAATGAGACAAGATGACGGCAAAAGGCTTACTCCTGAGTTTATAACAGAGAACCTTATCAAGGATATATATAACTCAATAAAAGACGGTTCATACGATAAAAAATATAATGAGGATGATTTATCAGCCATACTCGGCAGCATGACAATGGATGAGTTCATGAAAATGCCGGAAGATATGGCCATAAAAAAGATAAGTGATACTCTTGTAGAGAAATGGAAGTTTCAAGGAGATTTCGGTAATGCCATACACGATGTATTACAATGTTATTTTTCAGGAATTACCGACATAAACGGAGAGACCGTAGCAATAAAGAACATAAGGAACAGAAACTTAAAAAGAAGTGAATTAATAAGGCTTGTAAGAAAAGGATTCGACACGGAATCCATAAGAAACAGCAACAACACAATAATGAACGGACAGCATATAGACGGAATAAGCGAAAAGATGCTGTCTGATAAAGTGATATATTCCATACTTGAATACGCCGAAAAGCTTCATGAGAATATAAATGCGAGGTTTGAAGACCCGATGATAATAAGCGAGTTCCCTGTATTTGATGAATCGGATGTAGAAGTATACGACCCTAAGACCGGCGAAAAGAAGTCTATGAAAATGATAGGTTCAATAGACCTTCTTGTAATAGATAAAAACGGAGTTCCTCATATCATAGACTACAAAACTACCACAAAGTCATATCAGGAGATGTCTAGATATGGAACGGTAAATGCAAAGGTAAGAACGTATACATATCAGCAGGGAATATATAAGAGAATGATAAACAGAAATACTGAAATGGATACAAGAGGAAGCTTGTGTATGATTGCAGGAATACATCTTGGTCCAATAAAGTATGATGAAAATGAAAAGAGATGGAGATGTGACAGCGTAATTCATGATGCTTCATTCGGTGTTCCATACGATATATCGGACAACATAAATGAAGAATCAATTATAACAAACATCAATAACATAATGCCGGAATCACCTGTATCAACTATAGATACAAGTCATCTTCATGAAAGGATAGAAAAGGATAATTCATCACTGTTGCCTGAATACGGATATGAATGGAGAGAAATGAGTAATGAAACGGCAAAAAGAATATTCGATGAAAGAGTAATAAAAGACAAGGCAACCGGGAAATACAAGCTATGTACAGATAAAAGAAAAAAATACGTTCTTGTATCAGATGGGAATGAAGTATCTGCGTCTACTCCTGAAGAAATGATTAATGTGATAAAGTCGTATTACGGAAATAAGCCTGAATTAAGAAGGCTTAAGGTTGAATCAGTTCGTACAAATATGATTTCTGCATTAATGAATGGTTCCAGAGACATACAGATATTTGATGAAAACGGAAAATACAAAATAAAGAATCATGCACTTAATAATAAGCTGAGAGAATACACGGATGGAAATTGGAGAGTGATGAACAATGATGCAGCAAAACAAGTCGCAAATTATGGCATAATACTTGTTGAAAACATAATGAACGGACAAGTAGATGTTATCAATTTGACAAATATAGATTTGTCGCAACTGCATAATTTCGATGAGAAGGGAAACAATAAGCTGCTTACATCAATATTTGGAAAACCTGACATTGAAGAAACTGCAAAAAGCAACAGTGACCATGAAATGCTGAAAGCCTATGAAGGAAATATAGAAATAATGAAAACAATGAACGTTTTGTACAACGTGAAAGAATTGTTTGACAATGGAAGATATATAGGCAATATAAGGGTGATAAACTACGAAAATGGAACTGAAATACCTGCAAAGAATTCAGACATCACATATTCATATCAAAGATTAAGAAAGCTTGCAGGAATGGATAAGGCTGAAGGATTAAAGATAGCTGATACCATAGACCTTATAAAGCTGAAGCTAATCAATATGCAGACAATCTTTGATATGGAAGAAAACAATGTATTTGAAAGATTCAGGGAGCTTAATAAAAAAGGAAAATTCCTGACAAATACAAGAAGGTTTTATGGAGATTCCGGAGATAAGGTGTCGTATTATTCATTACTTGAAAATGCTAATAATCAAGAAAAAATAGAGATATTGAAATCTCTTGCAAGCACAATAGAAGACCAGTATGAAGTAGTAAAAAAAGCACTTGAAAGTAAAACAACTGAATTGATTTCAAGTTCAACGTCAGCTTCTGAATATCAGGCAATAATGTTGTATAAAGACATACTTGATGCAATCGCGGAGCTGAATAACGTACACATGACCCAACAGCTCGAATCAACGAAAAGATGGTCTCAATACGCAATTACAGATATATTGTCAAGCGGATATCAATCAACTGAATTTGATAACGCCGGTATGATGGCAAGTAACATATTGAACTCCTTTAGCCGGGTATTGATGAATTCCTATCAGATTACAAGAGATGAGATGAACGCTCCTATATCAAGAATAGTAGCATTAGAGGACAGCGTCATAAAAATGGTACACGGAAGTAAACTGATGCATACATTTAAAAGCAAGGAAGACTTGTGGAATGACTTCTATAGAAGAGATGCTGAAGGCAATATCTCTGAAGAAATGAAATTCAAATACCTTGATGATAAATCATTAAGCCCTGAACAAAGAGATATCCTCGATAAGTTGTTAGTAGAAATAAACAGATATAGGTATGCCGGAAAAAATGGCAATCTCCCCACAGATGAAGAAGTGAGAAGTCACATGTATGATGATGACTATTATAATATTCCATTGTTATTAAAAAGAGCGTCAGACGTTAATATAAGTTCCGGGGATGAAGGAGAAAAGAAATTAAACAGAGCAAGTAAGTTCATAAGCGGATTAAAAGATTTCTTCTTTGGAGAAGCCGGAGAACATACAAGAAATACTGAATTCGAAAGTCGTGCAAGCGAAATATTCGGAGAGAACGATATATTCAGAAAAGAGTTAAACGGAGAAGCAAGAGAAAAATATATAGCATCAAAAAGTGTTGCGGCATTTAATCTGAACGCCGCAAATGTAGCATTAGGTTTTATTCTTAATAACAGATTGAAAAAGAATGTAGATAATGCTATAATGATTGCCAAGTGTTCAATTATACACCTGAAGGCAAATGCGCATATAATAAACAAAAAAGATAAAGATGAGAACGCATTGTTTGAAAATGATATAGCATGGATAATGGACTTTATAAGAGGTAGAATCAAGAATGAAGATATTAATGAAACCAATTTTAAAGGACTTGTAAGAATACTTGATTCAATAAGCAACCTTGCCGTGAAAGCTACACTTGGATTCTCCGTTAACCAGATGTCGTATCAAACTATACAAGGATTATTTACCAATGCATCATTGTGTATGAGAAAGGTTCTTGGAGATGATAGTTTCAGCAAAAGTGACTGGGGTAGAGCTATGTCTATAGTTTATTCAGATGCTGTAAAATCAGATTCACATAACCTGTTGAATCAGATAAACATATTGTACGGAATAAATGATGCAGATATAAAGAAATACGTAGAAAGTGCAAACAACAGAGCCGACCTTACAAGTAGTGCCGGATTCTGGAGACTTGGAATGAAATGCACTTCAAGACCTGATTTTTATAATCGAATGCAGATATTTGTAGCGCAAATGATTCATGACGGAGTATGGGATGCATATTCATTGAAGAATGGAATGATATATTATGATTTCAAGAAGGATAAACGATTCAGTAAACTAGTTGACCCGAATACTACAAAGGATGAAGAATACTACCGTCAATTAGGCCTATATAAGGCGATAGGACGACAGTTAGCGTTGGAAGGTGCAGCAATACCGGAAAACCAATCAAAGTCCGGGAAACAGGAAGTATTTGAGTTTAGCGAGGATGCAAATCCAATTGATAATCCCCTTCCTAAACCATACACGTCACAGCAAAGTGAAGCGTATAAGAATGTGGGCGATGATACCTATGGATATTATTCTTCAGATAAAAAGGCACTTATACATTTAAGATGGGCAGGAAACATGTTTATGCAATTCAAAACTTATTTCTCAGGAAAGAAGAATCAATACTTCATGACCGGTGGAGTAAGAATGAGAGGAACTTACAAACATGCAAAAGATGATGAAGGTAACTATCTATATGAAGTTATGGTTGACAAGAATGGTAGAAACGATACATTCATAATGTCAATGAAAGATGGTAAGATGTATTTGAACGGAAACGAATACACAGGGAACATAAAAGCAAAGGTTCCGTTACTCAGATGGAAGGGAATGTATCAGGAAGGAATAGCATTGACAATGTATAAGTTAATGAAGCAAGGTATTCTGGAAGATATAAAAGTAGGAGATTGGTCATTCAAGAATTTCAAGAACGTATGGAATGGATATTCTCAATCCGATGATGAATCGATTAGAGCTTGTTTCAGGAACAATCTTATTCAGTTATTGAATGATATGATAATATTCCTTTTGATAGGTATTCTCGCTGCCGGAGGTGTATCAAAGATGGCAGAAGAAAAATCGGAAGATGAAAATGCATCAGCGTTAGCAAAAGATGCTTCAATGCTCATAGCTAAATCAATAACAAGTGCAGCTCTTGACTTCAATGCATCAGAATCTATCTTTGGAGTATTCACTAACTGGACTCCTATGTCAATAAGCTGGGCTACGAATCTTATAGAAAATACATGCAAGATGGCTACAGGTGATATGACACCAATATCATGGGGAGCAAGTTCCTTTACCGCTGCAAGACAATTCAGAGCTACTATAAGCGACATAGTCGAAAGTGACAACTAATCAATCATTCGTATATACTTCAGATGATGCGGATTCATGGTTTGCAATGACTGTGTATCCGCATTCGTTTTGATGGTAATGGGAAGCCCCACACTGAGGCCCCCAATGGGGGTCGAGGAGAGACTGCCGCTAGGCAGGCTCTTGTTTTCCCTAATGCTGCGTAAGTCAGCGTTAGCATCTTATTATATATATTATTATATGAGCATCCTTTTCTTATGAAATTTAGCATCCTTTTCTTATGAAATTTAGCATCCTTTTCTTATGAAATCCATTGGTATCTGGTATTGATATAACTTCATAAAAAAAGGATGCTAAATCAAACGTTATATCCAAGAAAAACATACATGTATTAATAAATGTACGTAAATAAATTGCGTATATCAAATATTATATATACATTTACGCCATTAACATTAAACAGGTATATACGATGAATAAGTTCAAATCAGAAATTAAGGGAATAAGTGGAGATTTTATTAACAAGAGTTTGTATCAATCGTTTATAACATCGTTTGCAAGATATGACTATAGTATCAATGAAGAAAAAATATTGATAGCCATAGTGGATTCGCTCCAAGATATAATAAAAGAGTGTATAGATAGAGACAGCGATGAACTTGTAAGCAAAATGATATGTAGCTTTGAATCTATAGATGTCGACATAAATGTGTATGGTTTATTTTCAAATGGCAGCCAAATACAATATTCGCTTATTGACAAGGCTATGCTAAGCCTATCTAAGAAAGACATAGTAATAGAATATATAGACAAAATCAATGGAAATTATATAACAAAAACAGTAAACCTTATAAACGGTACTATAAAGATAAAGAATGAACACACTATTCAAGTAAATGTTGATAAGGAAGTCGCATTATGTCTTATTGATATATCGAATGGATATAAGAGATTTAATCTTAAATACATAATGAGAATGAAATCCGCTTATTCAATGAGAATATTCAAACTCATAAGTTCAAATATAGGAAGCGATGTATTTCATTGTTCTGTTGATACCTTTAAATATAAACTATGCATTGATGATAAATATAGCGATAATAGAAACCTTCGCAGATTGATAAATAGAATAATCGATGACATAAACTCTGATTATGTAGATTGGGATAATGAAGTCAGATGCAGAATAAAGAAAAACATAATATACTTTGATGTAAAGAAGAAGAAAGACGACTGGGATAGTATTACCAATAAAAAATATAAGTCAATACAATCTATGGAAAGAATCTATGGCAAAAATATAGTAGACACATTTAGAGATGTATTCTGTATGACAGATGAATTCATAAATAAAAATGAAAGTAATATAAGACTGTTTATCAGAATATATATATTAGGAACATCGCAACCCGAAAAAGCAATTAACAGTATTGCAGCCATAATATCACATGAAGAGTCAAGAATATCAAAAATGAGAAAAGCAATGTCTATCATAAAGACATATAACGAAATGTTCAAAAACAATAAGATATAAAAACAAAGTCTATACCATACAGGATAATATAGGCCAGAAATTAAATGAATGAAGATAAAAAGTAACATAAATATGGCAATATGATTAATAAATTGTACAAAGTGGACTACGAAAAAGTAGTAAAAGCGAAAGAAATCCTTGAAAAGAATGATATTGTATCGGGTATATTGAATTACTTGATATTCTATTTGAAAAAACATTGTGCATTTCCTGTAAGTGTTGTTATAATGGCTGATGAAATGGTACATGGTAACAGGGCTTTGTATCTTATCGAAGAAAATATAGGATATAGTACAGAAGATATATACAACGCAGTAATTGAATATAGTGATGATTATTTTACCTTACTCAATATTGAGCATAGAGGACTCTTTAACATAATGAAGCATTCAAGATGCAGTATTGTTGTATCGATTAAGCCGGAGATTGCAAGTCTGGCAGTCAACTACATAATGAATGAAGTAGATAGTGATTGTGATGGAATTGTAAACATGTTTGATGTTGAAAATGTGTCAAAAAAGTTTCAAGATAGGATGGATGTCGGTGACGATTATTCAAAGTTGTTGAAATACGTAGTTGATATTTTAGTCAGCAAAGGATTGGGCTATATGTATGATAACGATAAAGCTGTCATAATTTGTGTAAGCGTGCTTGATTTAGGAATGAACAGAGCAGCAATATCAAAATGCATAGATGACGAGAATAAAAGAAGTGACAATAAATGTCCATTATCAATAGTAAGAGATACCGAAGAAGGCTTTGTCTGGATAAAGGCTGATGAAAGGCTCATAAATTCAGTAGTACAATATATATGTGATAAAAAATAAGGTCTGGTATTATCCAAGCTTATCTGATAATTCAGATTGTTCGATTTCAAGTCTGTCAAGAAACGTATCGCAGCATCTATATGCTTCTTCAAACGGTTCTGCCGGCGACCAGCTTTCATAACCATCTTTGTACTTTACATGATAACCTTTTTTACTCTTTTCTTCCTCTGATGGAATTTTGTCTCTCTGTAAAAAAACCTTCGATGAAAGCTGCGCCCATTGTCATAGGCTCTGCTTCTACTTGTTTTGTTCCAATGTACTTTCTCATTTTTCTGTAATTTTAATTGTTATTTTTTCTCCGCTATTTTGAGCTTTTTCTATAATCTTGTTTAAGGCATCAGATGTAACACGTGATTCAGTAAGCATTCCTTTTTGCGTGTTTCTACCTACAAGTATACAGCCAAGACTATCCTTTGCTGTATTACCCGGATGTATCAATATCCCTTCAAAGTGAGGAACGTTTAATAATCGCGGAAGGTTTCTCTTGAACTTTGGAGAATAATTAAATACTACCTCATATTCACCGTATGGTATCGCCGTTTCTCCATAGACCTTACCTTCTCTTTCTATGTCGCGGACCTTGTCTTCCAATGTATTGCAAAACAATTCGCCATTAACATATAGTCGTCCAACAGTGTAACTATCTTTAGGCCATAATCTTTTTAATTCTATAAGCATGATAGTGATTTATTTTTGTCCGACGTAAAGATAAGTATTGTTTAAATAAAAACAAAGGCCGAACTCGCGTTTAACGATATTCAGCCTTAATTTTAGAAATAAAAGGGATTATTTTAAATCATTGTTTCATTTCCGGAATAGGGATATATATTATAATCGTTTTCAAAGAACTTAATTCCACCAACGGCTAAATAGAATCCATCTCTTTTGCAGTGATATTGAATAATGAATTTCTCACCATCAACCTTACGCTCAATTATTGCATAATCAAACATTTTTATGTCATTCTTATGCTCATTCAAAAGCGTACTAGTCGCTTCTTTATTATTAGTGAAATCGTATAGATTGAATTTAGAGTATATCGTTTTAATTGTTTTTAATACATTCTCCTTTTCACTCCCTTCGCATATATCATATCCACAACACAACGATTTTGAACCATCAATTACGCTATTTATTCCTTTGTCAGAAATATATATATTAATATATGATGTTACATCACACACAAAAGATTCGTTATTATATGGGAATCTTTTTATAATATATTTAACTATGGAGTACCATCTGCGGTCATCCCTGTGCATCTTAATCAATGTTCCAGGTTTAATTCTTTCAAAGGATGAATTATTCCCTAATATCTTTCCGATTATATTATAATCGTTTGATTTTAATGCGTAATCAAATATTGAATCGTATTCATCTTCTGATATCTGCGTATTCTCTTCATTTACCAGAGCCTCAAAGAATATAGGACATTTTGATGATTCGTCGTACCTTATTAGTAGATGTTTGTTTCTTTCTCCATACATGTATCCGACAAAAATATACCTTGCCTTATTGTATACAATTGATGTAAACGCTCCCTTAATCTTGCCTTCAAACAACTTTTTGAATTCAATATCGTATTTACTATTAGCCGGACATTTCAGATTGGATGAATTGACCATAAATGCAACATTGTCATCTGTTTCAAAAAGAAAGTATTTATCACCGACCTTCTCTTTGAAAAACGCTGTTTTCCCATTAGATTTAAAGAGATATTCATTTTTTGATTCATCATTACATTTAAAGAACTTATCCATTTCATCTTTAATGTTTTCATCACTGATTGTCTCATAGCTTGGGGCATTATATACTATGTACATCAGCTGAATTGGCAAGCCTTGCTCATCTAATAATTCATAGGAATCAGAATAGTCAAATTTATAGGTTTTGCCTTCTATGATAATATCAGCGTAATCTTCGTGAAATTTAATCTCCCCAATGAGTAACTGGCTTATCTCAAAATCGTTGTTTCCAATAGTATAATACGCTATAACTCTTGCTGAAATATTACGAGGTATTTTATAAAAATAAAAGTCCTCAAATTTTACACACGTAACCATATCTTTTAATAGTATTTATTCTTCGGTTCCATTGATAAATTTACTTAGCTTGCATCTTATTGTAATATTATCTATATCATGCCATTCGTCATCTTTGATTGAATTTGAATCAAATGGTTTACAATCTCCGAATGTAGCTATTGTTATATGTGGGGTTCTACCGAGTAATTCATAAAAAGGTTTTTTAGAATTAAAGCTGCATCTAAACGCAAAAACTCTTCCATTCTTGAATAAGTGAACTCCTATTGCGTTTATATTCAAATCAACATAAACATTTCCAAAAGTAGACATCATCAGTTCAAGAGATTGTTCAATTGATTTGTTGGAGTCATTTACGTGTAAAATCGTACAATGGTCAATGTATATTTTACCATCTCCGAACTCTTCATTTTTATAGGAAATTTTATCCTTTAAGATGTTATATATGCTTTTCAGGATTTCCTTGTCCTTAGAATCTACTACTTTCAATTGATAATACCAGTAATCTCTTTTTAGCTTAATTAAAAGCTCAGGGTTCTTCTCATACATCTCTAAAATTGTAGATACCAAGCTAAACAGTAATGATGAATCCTCATTGTCAAAAATAAATCCCTCTTTAGAATTCAAATACCCGGTTTCAATCATCGAGCCGTTCCTTTGTATATAGAATTTATACTCAATATTATCAACACAGATAGTCTGAGGAAGAACACCCAACAACTTATCTACAGTGATATTTTTACAATCCAAACCAATAGATTTAAGAATTTCTTTATGTTCATTTACGTATTCCATTATTTCACCATATTAGATTTACATACTACTACATCACCATATATACATTGATTTACATTAAACGCTTTTGAGTAAATCATTGAAGCCTTAAGGTTTACCGGCATACCATTTATTGCGCCTTCTTCATTTACAATCATGATATTATTTTCGCTTCTAAGATTCACTAATTCTATGTATCCATCAACATAATCATGCAACTCTTCCAAAGAAAAATCAGTTCCGTTCTTAGGAGAGATTTCAATTTCTTCTCCATTCGTTTTAATAAGTTTTGCCATAATTGTTTATTTATTTATTCTACCTTCATCGGAATAGCTATAAAATGAGTTTTTGCAGACTATTATATGGTCAACTATTCTTATATTTAACAATTTAGATGCTTTTACTGCGTTATTTGTAAATGTATCATCTATATTACTTGGACGATTGTTCCCACTTGGATGATTATGACATATTATAATCGCTGAAGCATTACATAGTATGGCTTCTTTGAATATAATTCTTACATCTATAACACAATCTGTATATCCTCCTACAAAGAATCTTCTTTTCTTTATTACCCTTGCACCTCTGCTTAAAAATATGACCCAACACTCTTCTACATCAGAATCAATCATTGAGCTTTTTATAAACTCATAAGCATCAACGCTGTTTATCAGCCTGGGCTTATCATCTTGAGATAGATTATATCTGTTATAAAGCTCTATTCCGGCTATTATTAAACGCCTTCTTGATTCAGTTGTATTCAGCAATACTTCTTTAAAGCTATGTTCTTCAAAAGATAATGGATTGTTATCTATTTTATTTACTGGATTTTCCTTATTAGTAATTATGCTTATAAGCTCATCATTGCTTTTGAACCTATAATCATAATCACTAATAAGGTCATTTATTACATTATGTTTCTTCTGCATATTTCAGAATCAACTCTTAAGGTCATTTATTTTATCTTCTTGTTCTTTTGATTTAAACTTATAAAACAACGTGTATGCGGCTATGTCTATCAATGCATCGCTGATAATAGAACTGATATGTTCATCAACGTCTTCATTTTTATACATTTCGTTTTTACACATACCATATTTGACTCTCATTATTTTCGTTAACATGATATCCGTAAATGTTATCGGATTCATTCTCAGCCATGAGCTTCCATATTGACCTTCTTTTTCAACTATAGTGGCATATATTAAAGAGCATTTTAATTGATAATACTTTATGATATTATCTATATTCAATGACGTAGAATCTTCTACACGCCTAAGTTCAAGCTGAATAAGCCCGGTTATCGAGTAGTTGAATATAGCCGTCAATATCTCACTAAGACTGTCAAGGGTTTTCTTTCCGCTCTCTATGGATATTAATGAATTGATTTTATACTGTATCTGTTCAATACATGAATACACTCTCATAACTCTAAATGATGCACCATACGTTTTTATCTTGTCAATAAAAACTGCGCTATTTTCTTGAATTAAACATTCGAGGTCTTTCGGTGATTTGTAGTCATTTTTTGTCATACCCTTTTTCCTTTAATATTTTTATTATCTTATCTTTACCTATCTTTGAAATAGCATATTTAACAGCTTCTTCGGTCTCGAAATAAACGATTCCGAATTGCATTATCTTGCTATGCTTGTTGATAGCTATATCTCCATTTTCATCCAATCCACCAATAAAGAATCCAAGATTGTTGTTCGTTTTCTTGTATCTTCCATTTATGTAATTGGCTAAAATTTGAAGGTCACAAATTAACTGTATGAAATCGGTATTTCCACATCTTTCATCAAGACGAATATTCTTACTTCTTATGTTTGGGTTTTCTGAAAATATTTCATACAGATTTTTGCTGTCTTCATCAAGTTCGAATCTATTAAAAGCCATAAGAGCTAGGCCCTTTAACACTTCATTATCTGAATTGTAAAATTTGATAGCATCTTCCTTCGTTAGTGAAATGCTTCTACGTTCTTCATTCATGATGTTCTACGATTTTAATTTCATCAAAGCCATATTTTCCGATTATAGATATGAAACCATTCTTTTTATTTTTAATTCTGACTTTTACATGAGCATTGATATCCATACACATATCAATAATAGTATATATTTGGCCATTATACTCAATTTCATCACCAGGACCTATATCGGATTTAATCTGACTTTTAAACACGTCATTTACAAGAGATTTCAAAACAATAGAATCACGTATTTCGTTAAATCTATTATCAAGCCTATATATTGTTTTGATAATATCAGACTCATCCATTTTGAAATCTTTAAATTTAGACCATATTTCAGTTCTTATTTTATATTCTGATTCATTGCTCGAAAACGTTTTTACATTTCCAAAATAATCTGACATTATAAGACCCGAATAGTTGTACCATATAATAAAATCCTTAGTATAAGAAAGATGTCGAATCTGCTCTCCGTCCTTATCTAAGAATCTTATTACACCATTGTCGTTCATTCGCATTACCAAATGCTTAACATGGAACGGTACTATTATTTTTGTTTCTTTCTCTTGATTTTTTTCTGTATTCATCTATCTGTTCGTTTATGTAATCATCTGTTGCATTATCTATGAAATCGAGCCATTCATCCTCATCTTCCCAGAACCAGAAAAAGCCATAAGCATATCTGTTCTTTCGTCTTCTCTGACATTTATTTGCTATTGTTCCATTGGGTTTTTCAAGAACTTTTTGAGCATATCTGCAAGACTGAAAAACAACAAATGTCTTATCTGGTCTAACACCTACGCATTTACGGCCATTGTATTTTATCGGATTTACCTTTCTTGATAATAATGCTTTTTCAAGATTATTCATCATTGCATTTTTCATCTTTTTGGTAACTTTCCTTTTAATACCATTGTTTAGTTTGTGTCCTTTCCTGAACTTGCCATTTGGTAATCTATTTTCTTCCATAATAAAAAACAAAGCCCATGAATATTCACGGGCTTATAAAGTATATTCATTAGCAAAAAAAGCAAGGCATCACATAATAAATGCAATATTACAAATTAAAGATAATATAAGCAATACCGAAACAATGAAAATGCTCTTCTTTATTTTTCTGTTTTTGCTCTTGCATTCTTCTATTTTAAGATTTGATTCGCGAAGGCTTTTTTCGAGTTCAAGGAACTTATTATTGTACTCAGATGATATTTGCGCGGCATAATCATTGATTTTCTTGCAGGCGGAACCTATGACTTCCTTATAGGCATTTCCGGAACCATCTGAATCAACAATCATTGAACCTGACACATCAAGAATTTTACCCTTCTCATCTATCTTCTTTACGGATATATCAATAGTTATTCTACTTGTTTTTTTCTCTCTCTTCATCTTCATTATTACGGCATTGTTTACTGAAGATTCAGAAATAAGCTTATCATATCTTTCTTTGCTTATAGTTACGGTCTTGCCGTCATTTGAGAAAACTACACTACTTCCCATATTCTTTATTTGTTATTTTAGTTATATAATCAGCTATTGATGCCAAGGTACGCATATTATTTATTTGTACCAAACTTGAAACCTCAATTATTCCGTCAGGAGAATTTACGAATATAAGAATATCATCATTCGACAATTCTAATTTCACAACTCTTGATTCATTCCATTCATCTGAGAAGTACAATACATACTCATCAATATCATCTGGAATTTCAATAATATTGTTGTTGTTTTTCAGGTAGTCTTTTATATAGTCGACTATCTCCTTATACAGGGATAAGTATTTACAAAAGAAATCCATATCATGAATTATTATATAAGATTTAACAATATGTTCCTGGCTCTTTTCCCAAACTCTTGTTCGATAAATTCATTCATACTCATATCCTGTTTATAATGTGGATATCTCTCATGAAGATAATCATCAAGCTTGATTATGTCTATTGTTGTGCATATTGGTAATAAATCTTTATCTATAAATTTGAAAAGATTTATGCCGGTCAAATCGCTGAAGTTCTTGATTTTTATTATTATATTTTTATCCATAACTATTGCTTATCATAATCTTCAAGTTCTTCTCCTGTATATGGATTGAATATGTTTGTAGATTCAACGGCAGCTGGCTCAACGGCAAACAAGCCGCTGTTTTCGTCATAATACAATTCAAGCTCTATTGGCTGAATCATATAAGCAACAGCCTCAGCCTTCGTCATTCCTCTATTCATTAATGACTTTATCATTGCATTGTAAACCAATGGATACTCATCAGGTATTACTACAACACTTATAGGCTCATATTTTTTTGGAAGATTCTTTTTCATCGTGTAACAAATTTAATATCATCAAGTAAGTTTGAACCTTCATGTTTCTGCATATCCCATATATCTTCAAATACTTTTGTATGAAGTATTTCGAGATTATCATCAATAGGGTCACCAATTATATTATATAAATCAAGGAATGTGGCTTTGCCGTTCTTTTTCAATAAATAAAAGAAAATAGCAGCCATCATAACTGAAATTCCGGGTCTATCTGAATACAGCGTCAGAAAAGGTATATCTTTCTCGTTATACTCATATTTCTTTTCTCTGTTATATGCATTCAATCTTGATTTAGTTATTTCGAGAAAAAAGAATGTTATATCAGGAAGCCCTATTCTATAGACTTCAAGCATTCTGTCTTTCATTTTGAAGACCGCATCTTTTTTAAGTTCGCTTATTGCGTATTCGGCCCATTCGTCAAATGTTATTCCTTCCATGTTCTTTGTTATATTTTATTATTGCAATTTCAATCCCCATCACAATCATGTACCTGTCTTCAAGTCTAACCCTGATTCCTCTTATGAAGCAACTGCATCTATATTTCTCTATTTTAGATTTCAATGCTTTACAATCTTGCACGGTTTTTAATTCGTCTATTTCTTTATCCACATCATTCAAAATCTTTTCAAATTTTGTTATGTATGAATAAAGTTTCCTTGATGCATATAAAATAAACAGTACAAATACAGTCGCTATTATGATTGATATAAGAATATTATTGTTTAGCATTAGTCCACTCATTATATGTTTTTATAATATCGTCGTATGCTCCAACTTTACATCCAAAAGTATTCATTAAAAGCATTACAGTTTCTACCGGAGGGAAAAATCTCTTACCATCGACTACTATATATCCTTCATTGCTTATTGCATTTTGAATAAAAGACATATCTACCGGCATGACCTCATTTGGAAATAGCGTTATGGTTCCCTTCGTTGTGCTGTATTCAACTTTTGGAACTCCATAATAGAAGTCATCAAGCTTTAAGGTACATTCTCCTATTTCGCCAGGAATAAGCCTTATTTCCGTTATTGGAGAATTTATCACCATGAAGTATGAGACATCCTTTTCCTTGAATGCATTTACAAGCCTTTCAATTCTTTCTCTTGTCATTTCCTGAATCCTCATATCAAGCCTTCCAGAGAATTCTTCTATGTTATATTTTATGAAATCCCATGTCCTGACTGAAATAAATTTAAGCTCATTTACATACATCACGTTTTCATATCCATCGTCATATACCACGCTTAGTTCGTATGTCTTTTTTCTTCCTGCACGTTCTATTCTTTTAATATCAAATGTTTCATCGAATAACATCTTTTTGACAATATCCGAGTCTTCAGATAAAAAGTCACACGATTTTTCTATTATATTAAATATGTTTTCAAATTCATCCGAGTATTTTACTTCAAGATTAAATCCGTCAAGATTCGGCTGTAATCCTATTCTTGCAGAAACATCTATTTTATAATCTCTTTTATCAAAATTTGAACACATATTTTCTATTATACTGCAATTATCTTTAATGCCGATATTCTGTATAAAGAAATCAATCGTTCTATTTACATCTGATACACTTAGAATAGTTGGTTGGGTAACAAAAAATAAATAACTTATCCTGAAGCTATTTATCATCTCCATGTGCACTTGTGAAAGACTTGGTGGCGTATCTATAACGATATAATCAGGCTTTATTTTTCTTATAGTCTTTTTTACATGTATTATATACTCTTTTATCATTGAGCCATCCATATAAATAAGATTATCAAACATAAAACCAGTTGAACATACCCATATATTATCAGATGGATGCTCACTATCAAAAAGCACGTTCATTGAAGGAGTATTGATATCCATATCAATGACAAGAACCTTTTTGTCTTTGTTTTTATTTGATATAAACTTAGATATTGCGGATGAGCATGAACTTTTACCAACTCCACCTTTAGCGGAATATACAAGTATAGTTCTCATTTTATTATGACCTTTTCCTTAAACCTACTTAATTCACATTCGCGTTCAATCTTATTATCATTAAGATTATATTTAACGATAACATCTCCGTTGTCATTCTTTACGATATCGGTGACAGTCAAAATATCATTGCTGATTTTGGATTTGAAACTATAGTGCTTTACATCCAAGCCAAACGCTAATTTCATTTTCATTATCATTACAGCCTCTATTTCTTTAGCTGTTTTATCCTGCCTAAGCTTAAGAAAATTATGGATGCTATCAAGAATGTTCATATTTTCTAAAGCTATATGAAGCTTGTCTTCTGGCATACCTATACCAAGGTCATTATTTATTATCCTCAGTATATATGCATTTATTTCTTTTTCTGATAGACTCTTTTCTTCCATTGTAAAAATATTATTGGCGCATCCTGTCAAGACGCGCCAGGTTTGTTATAATTTAGAAATCATTCTCATTTTACCTTCGCATTCGATTATATTCTGCGACAAAACAAACATCTGTTCAGAAGTCAAATATGATAAGTAAAACTTAAATATATCTCTATTGCATGAATAAACAAAACATCTCCAAAGCTTGATTCCTTCATCATCTCCAAACAGTCTTTTTGACAGTTTTTCATTGAAATAATTACCGAATCTTTGTAATGAAGATATATGAGAGTAAAATTCTCTGCAATTTTCTACATGAGATTTGTTGCCAGTTATATCATCTATATCAAAAAGCTTATCATCCATCGAATCAGTATTTAATTCCGAGTATCATCTTCGCTTTAATCATATCCGGCTCACACCTGTTTATAAATCTTTCTTTATAATCAGCACATTTGCCACATGGTTTGAATGAAATCATCTTTGAAAATATAGTGTCATTATCGTCTTCATTTATATTAGAGACGGTTTTGCACAATATAGATTCACCAATCTTCAAGTCTCCATTAAACGCGATAAATGGCAAACATGAAGACAATGAAGATAATTGGATATTACTGTATTCCTCGACGTTTGAAGACTGTACGCATACAAGTGCATGTTTCGCGCATGACATAGTATATTTGTCATTCACGAATTTCTTTATGATTTTACTACTCCTACTGAATTCAGCTCTTCCCATGATTTTCATGTCGGCAATTTCCTTGTCTTCAATAATAACTCTTTTCTTGAATTTCTTCTCTATTGCCTTTTTATACTTCTGAATGAAATCATAGTTTGAATAAAGACCTCTCACCGATGTTATTTGTACATAAGTTCTTCTAACTGTTCCAGATATCATCCTACTTACCATTTCTATCTTCTTACGGTCTCTTATGAATTCGCCATTAGTAACCAGTGTAAGAACACAGCCCTTATCAAGATGCTCATCTGCATACTTCCAAAAGCGTTCAACATCTACGAAAGCGGTTGGTTCGCCTCCACTGATTGACACGAATCTATCTTTAAGATAATTGGCCAAATCAATCGCTCTCTTAAATGTTTCAAAATCCATATCCTTTCCAAATTCATCTGAATTCTGAAAGCAATGAGGACATCGAAGGTTGCAATAATTCGTTACTTGTATTACCATATTAATCTTTAATTATATGCGGAACAAACATGCTCATATTGTCTGTTACCAAAGTTTTTGATTCTCTAATTCCAATACCTGAAGGAACTCCACCTATAATCCATGAGCCTATTACAGGATAGTGTCCGTCGAAATCGGGTAATGTAAACAGTTCCTGAATAATGCATAACTGTTCTCCATAATCTCCATTAGTCTCTTGTATGATATTATTGTTGTTACCATACAGTCTTATGTTTGCACCCTCTCTTCCGAAATAAGGTTTTGTGCATACATTATTCATTCCTTCTATATACTTGCGTGAAGAAGCAAATGCATCAAGTAAGTATTCACTGTTATTATACTTAGACATATAACACATGAATAATTTACTTGACATTATCACCTTCCACGCAGGTTCAATCATTCTTTGAAGACATAATTTATTGAACATCTGAGAATTTTCCTGTATAAGCCATTCTGAAGGGTATAACTTAAACAGAGATTCTATTTTGGTATCATCCGGATTGTACGCATTACCAAATTCATCGAATCTCAAATCAGCAATATCAAACTGATGAACATCGAGACCTGCCTGTACAGCACACCCGGCTATATATCCAGAAGTAGATAAATCCTCATCTGAATTCTGAACACTTGCTACTCCTACTGACTTTATCCTATAGAAATCCGCAATGTCTCTCCATGATTGTACGAGATTTTCATGTATTGAGTTGTATTGGTCATTATCCGGAAATTTCTCTTCTTTCCAATACCATTGTATGAGAGATGATTCAAGCAATGATGTAGGCGTATCTGCATTGAATTCATACAATTTGATTTTACCATATTTCATGCAAAAGTCAAATCTTCCATACAATGAAAGGTCGTCGTTCTCCCATGAATTTACAATGGCTTCAATTACGTCATCGGGGAATCCAAATAACCCAAATACGTTTTTGTTTCCATGTTTATATTCTTTTACCATTTTATCCATGGTTGCACAAGCCATATCATAACACTCTTTTGAGGCTTTCTCAATTAAATCAACCTCTTCAGAAGTAATCTCATAATATGCTTTTTCATTCCAGTATTCATCGCTGAATGTGAATCCAAGCTCTTCTATCTTTTCCTTATAGTCTTCTCTGGCGTTTGTGATTTGTCTTTTCATAACCGTTTAATTATCAGTTCATTACTTTTTATACACTCTTCTTCTGTCTTATACACATTAGAGTCTAAATTGAATTTTATATTAAACGATTCAGCATAACTATAAGTCATTCTGAATCCGTTCTTCAAGCTATAAATAACTTTTACAGGCTTCTGGCCATTCCACTTGTACAGGTTCACATATATGTCTCCATTGCTTTTATAGACTTTATATCCAAGCTTGGCAATTTCAACCGCAAGATTTACTTTTGAATTGCTTATCTTATTATCTCTTCTTATATCGGAAACTGTCTTAAACAATTTAGCTGAACAGCTACCGTTTTTAGCTATTTCGATTTTACTGGTTCCAGCTTCAGCCATATCACCTTCAATCTCAATATTAATAAGAGAAGAGCATGAGATATAGATGTATTTCAACTCAAACTCAAGAAATGAATTGTCTTTTTTGATAAAGAATCTCTTATTGTATTCAAAAAGACCTTCGGGAATCGTTATGTCAAATCTTGAATGGGCTATATCCTGAAGATTGCAGGTATTGGATTTATGTTTGCTCCATTTCTCATAATAATCCTTTCCTGCTTTATTCATTTTAACCTCACTCGAAAACATATTCTCTTGGCAGGATGGACAAAGAAAGGGATATTCTTTAACATCCCTTTCAATTACAATCTTATGACCGCATCTTTTACATGTGCCTGCTACTTCACTTGTAAGAATAATTGCTTCATTAGTCTCATTTTCATAATCAATATCGAATAAATCTCCGGAAGTCCTGTCAAGTATTACCCTTGCGTTTTTGTTTAACTTTTTAAGCCTGTTTATTAACTGATATGCTTTCATGAGTGTACTGATATTGAATGTCCTTTACTCCCAAATACACCGGAACGTGTAGGCGTTGAGGCTTTCCCGTTTGTAAACGAACCTGGATGTGCACCTCTATATGCCTGTTCGTTATTAACTATTACTCCGGATGAATTCTTGTAACATCCTGATGATGGATAATAATAATAATTACCACCTCCATTTGAGCCGTTCATTACCCATCTCATCATGGTGTAATCATAAAACCAGGAATGACCATTGTTGTAATATCTCTGGCCATTTACAGGATTATGAGGAAATGAATCACGTCTGATGTAATTATTACGGTCATTTGATGCGCTCGGACTGCCACACGAGCTGATAATTGCTGCTATCACAATTATCATTCCTACTTCTTTTCTTCGCATTTCTTTAAATTCATATATTCTAAAAAGTCCTCATTATTGAATTCGTTAAATGAAGCTACATCAGATATACTGTACATATACTCATAGACGTTTTCTATCTTTTCGAGACTGTGCTTTATACCGTATTCTTCGCACTGTTGCAGAAATGAGTTATATACATCTATTACATATTCGGCATCTACCATAAAATTGCCGATAGATTTTATAACATCATCAATACAATCTTTACAGAATACTTCATTAAGACTTGGTATATAATACATGTCTTCATTGATACATTCGTTGCATGAACCGCAAATGAATGTTCGATAAAGAACGGTATTATTATACATCACGCGTATACTTTTCTCATCTTCGGGTTTATCGGTTGTAACCCCGAAGTTCAATATTCTAACAGCTTCTTCTGGAGATATCTTAACAATAAGAATCTTTTTGTCGTTTTCGTAAATTTTCATAGTACAAACAAAAATAAGGGCAACAGTATTTCATATTGCCCTAATCAATAATCTATGGAAGAACTAAAAATCACTCTCCGGTCGAACCAAATCCACCTCTACCGCTATCTTTGATAGAATCGACTTCAATCAAATTGACTTTTTTATATTCGACCATAACGAGTTGTGCAATTTTGTTACCGGCTCCATAAGGAGCGTAATTCATCGGATTTAATTTAGGCATATTTTCAATATCCTTTCTTATATCAGACAAGCCTTTACGATTTATTATTCCAGATACAATGATATCATTTTTAGCCATAGCCTCCCTTACCTTCATTGGTGTTCTATTTTTCATGCATATCAGGACTTCTTTATTATATATCCAGTCTATAGTACATACATGATTGCAGATATATGCATCTGTCTTTCGATTGCTACTTCTTGGGTAGATAAGCATTGCCGTCATTTTAGGCATATTAAATCTAAGGCCTGTATGATATATGTAACAATCCATTTCTTTATTGTATTCGCAGCTTGTCGCCTTTATATCAAGACAATAATCTCCCGGAATACCATCTTCTGTAATGTGACCATACTCAGGTTTTTCCGCGCCTTCTTCAAGGAAGACTTCTACGTTGATTCCATTCAGTTTAAAATTCTCTTTTTCCATTGTTATATAAATTATGTTGGTTGTTTACAAAGATATAGTTTCTATATGAATTTGCATACATCTTCCACTATAAAAGTGCCTCTATCCTCATTTTTGCACAATTCGACAAATGAAGCAACCGGACAACAGTCTTCTTCATTTTCTGTCAAATCCATTATAACCGTATTAAGATTTTCATCTCCATTATTTCTTGCTTTAAACACTACCTTTTCCGGCATTTTGTCATTGAACCTTATGTATGATTCAAGTTTCTTTTCCGCTATATTGGCTATGGGGTAAGTGGAGTACTTTTTCTTCTTTGTTATATACAAATAATTTCTTACGCTAACAGGATTTGTTTCTTTATTCAATAGGACTACAGGTCTGTCTACGTTTTTAGGATTAGAGCAAATAACAACACCGTCAAATGACTTTACGCCGATACTCTTTGTTATCGGATTATATGACGGTATATATACTGTTACCTTTTCGTGAATCTTGTATTCAGAAAATGCATTTGAATATGTATTTTCTATCTTTTTGAGTATAGATTGAAGTGTTGCGACTTCAGTTTTTTCGTATTCAATGAGTCTTCTTATGACCGAAGTTGTTGCCTTATATGACTTTATATCTTTGATTTCGATGCTTTGCAGTATTTTATATATATATGATACGTTCATATATTTCTCAATCTGCTTTACTGACAACTTTGCCAATACAACAAAATCCTTTTTAGGGTCACTGAAATCAATTGAACGGTACAATTTTATCATCTCATTGCCTGCAAAATACTCCTTTATAGCAAGCTCAGGATTGTCCTTCAATTTGTCATATATGGATTCGTGACAAGTAATTACTGAATATATTTTCATCTATCAAGAATTAAGGTCATCCCACATCTTTTTACAAGTCTCATAATCATCCATACTGTCATCTATTCCAAACTTTTTAATGATTGAATTTATGACTTTCTCCGATTCAACATGCAATGTTCTTGCGCATATTTTCATGTGCTCATTTTCCGGCATAGGATATCCAAGTTCTCTGCAAGCTTTTATGAATCCATTATGGCATTTAATAATATATGAAGAATAATCTATTCCTCCTTTTACAAGTCCGTCCGATATGACTTTCTTATTAAATACCATATTGTATTTCTGGTCCTTGCTTATGTACTTGTTATATAAATCAACTAACGTTTTTTCGTATTCCTTTTCAAGATTAAATATGTATTTTACTATGTATAATGACATATACATGTAAATCACCATATCTTTTATGTCGTTATCTTTAATCTCGTATTTCATTTTCAACAAGTTGCTTGACATTGTGAAATAGAATACGTTCATAAAGAAGCTGTTTTCTTCCAACATATTATCAATATACGAATTAAGCTGGTCTACAACTTTGCTGTTGCATTTGCTTATGGTAAAATCTATATATCCCTTTTTGCCTACTTCATACATTTTCGTAAACTCTCTCAGTTTATATATCTTTCTTCTTTTGGCTATCTCTATGGCTTTATCTCCATATCTAAACGCTATATTAGAAAGAATTGTAGGAGTATATGATATTTTCATTGCAAGCTTTACTGGAACTATTTTAAATAGCTCTTCTTGCGGAACATATTTGTAAGAGTCTCCAATTGCACAATTAAGTTTTAATATATCATGCTGGATACTCAATGATTTATGTATCGGATTGACGTTTTCTATATCATTAATAACGCCATCAAATAACTTTTCACTTATTGTTTTATTATTCTCTTCCATGGCAAAATAAAAAAAGGCTGAACTGCTTCAGCCTTAATAAAAAATACCCATAAAATTAACTAATTCTCAAAACAGTATCATCACTTTTCTTTGCAAACGACATCTTGTTTCCCTCCTTGATGAATTCCTTGACATCGGATGAACCGGTACAGTTTGCCAAATCTCCGATAGTCGACAAAGCAGATGCAAGTATGGTATTATTCATGAATTCATACATTGAGCATTCTACCTTATACTCCACTTTCATGATACCAAGCTCATCTTCTGTTATTTCAATCACTTCTTCTCCTTCAGGAGTATTTTCACGTATGATGTTGTTTACATAATCTACAAATTCAACAATAACTCTGTCTTTGTTTGCATCATACTCATCCACGCTTCTGTCTCCGAAGTATTCAACCAAAAATTGCGACGCACATCTTGATATAAAATCAAGCATATCCTTGTCTACTACTATTGCAGAAGACCTTGAAACAGACAATTGATTTAATCCCGCTTTTAATTTATAGCTTCCACTTTTCTGTTGCTGGCCAAACATTGTCACAGCATCTTTCAAGCTTTGTTTCATATAAGATATGCGGTTTTCATCTCGTTTCTTCAATTGGTCAATACGCAGCTTTTCTTCTTTGCACGCATTAATCTCCTGTTCAATGTATTTAATCGCAGAAACGTATGATGCACATTTTGCTTCGAGTTCTTCCTGTCTGATGGAGAGTTCCTCTTCGATTTCCGGAGTTATCTCTCCACCAGCATCTTCTATCTTATCAAAAATTTCACCTAAAGACTGAGTTATAGTAAACAAAGAATTTGTACTTTGAGCTTTTTCCATTATAGTATGTTTTAAAATAATATACGTCTGGGTATTGCTCAAAAGCATTCTAAGTATTTGGATTATACCAAGTCTGAAATGGAAACTTAAATATTTTCCTTGATTCTTTCTATTGATTTCTCTATCATCGATTTAAAGAAATCTTTTGACTTGAGTCTTTCGTCCGATATTGAAATACCCTTAATTGCATCAAGTTCAGTTGTTACTGGAACATACTTGATTTTATCGGTATCTTCAAGTTCGACATCGTTTTCGAACACTCCAACAAAAACAATATCATCTCCATACGTAAGAGTTACGACAGGAAGAGAATAGTTAGGTCTCATGAATACGTCATTTGCACGTAAGGCGCCTTCGCTTACTCTGAAATACGCGATGACTTTACCAGTAAATTCAAGATTTTCATTTATGACAAAGATTTTTGGGTTAGTTGCAAACTTAATAGGACAACTCTCCTGCGTTCTATCAATAACGCCGTCCTTGAACGCTTCTTTTCTGAAGAATTCAACTCCAATGTGGTCTATGATATGTCCTGACTTCTTGAACTTTATGCAATTCGTATTTCTCATATTTACAAGAACTCCGTCTTTCTCGATAAACTCACTGTCCTTGAATGTGAGTTCAGAAATATTCTTCATCTCAAATGATGATGCCAGTCTCGAAATGTACTCTTTAACAAGAGACAGGCTTGCTCCACTTTCGATAAGAGTATCTATAAGACCTATTGCATGGTCAGCTATTTCTGTGTCTATCTCTTTGTCATTTGACATCAAAGCAAATTTAATTTCAGCTTTTACATGTGCCAAGATAATGTTATCATCCATATTGTTGTTGTTTTTATTTTCCGAATTGTACAATGTCCATTGGAACAAGGTCCTTCATTGATATTTCCATTTTGCCGCAATCTTTACATTTTCTCACTTCGTACACCTTTAAGTACCCTCTTTCAGGAACTTCGATGTTTTTCACAAAAGTCATATTATGCGCTCCGATTCTACATCTAAATTTCATAATGTTCCTAATTTAAGTTACACAATTCGGGTGTTATAATTAGGTTGTTATGTTCTCTTTTTCGCTTTATTTTTCATATATTGCGCCGAACTTGACGATGTGCATTTCTTACAACGATAGTTATATACGATATATACCTTTGATACGCCAAATCTGTTCGTCTCGACTCTTTTATTCATATAGAATCTTGATATTGGCTTTATTTTGCCACATATAATACACTTGGCATACTTCTTACCGTTTATTATGAAATACTTTGTTTTTCTTCCACAGCCTACGACCAGATTGCATCCTTTGCATCTCTCATCTATATGCCTGTAATTATAGCAATGGGCCTGTGTAAATCTCCCACATTTAGCGATTCTTTTATTATCAGAACGCATAATGGGCTTACTGTATTCTATCGTTTTCTTGCGCATCGTTAAGTGTTTTATTTAGAAAAAGACATTCTTCTCACCGATGATTCATCAATGAAATCAACTCTACCGTCATTTGATGCAACTTTGCATTTGAACCTGTTTGAAGAGTCGTATACGCAGACACACTGACCCCTATGAAACACTTTGGTATCTTCTTTCAATATTCCACAATATGACATTTTATCATTATATGAAATATCGGTCGGATGCTTCTCGTATTTCTCCTGATACAATTTTGCGTATTTATCGGCTGTTTCTTTTTTCTTTTTCCTCATCTCATAGAACCTGGTGTTGTTTTTTGCAGCAGACTTGTCTTCAGTTACTTCTGAAACGGTTTTCTTTAAATACTGTTTTTTGTCAGATTTTTTATCACCAAGATTTTGCTGAGATTTTTTGTTGAAATTTTTAGCTTCCTTTTTCATACGATTAAAATTTAGTTATCAGACATTCTTCTTTCTACAATATCCAAAATATCATTATATGACATATTCTCACCTCTTCTTAAATACGGAACTGTATCAACGAAAGACATCATGTTTACGAATGGTTTTACTTTCAAGATACATGAAGGATGAGGCATAGTCAATATTTTGTAACACAAGACCAATGCATGATATATACACGTTCTTGAATAATACTTCTTACTGAGACCGGCAGAAACAAGTGTTGGATGCCTTGATGTTTTCACTGTAAGAGTGTAATTATACATATCAACTATATCCTTCACATCTTTGGTATAATTAATGATTTTGCTTGCTACTGACGCTATCATTACGTTATACGTAGATAAATTGGAATTCAAGTTGTAAAAGTTATGAATATTAAACATCCATACTTTTATGTCAAGTGGCACATCTTTATCCATCAATATCGACCTCATCTTTCTTGAAGCGTATCCAAAACTTAACGGATTCAGATTTCCGCTACAGTTGAATTCATATTTATTAAACATGAAGTCAGCATATACGCCAAGCTTTTTATTGAAATAAGCTCTCAATCCAATTATGAATTTAGAATCCTTATCATATATAAGATTGAACTTAAACTCTTCTGAATTTATGTTATGATTCTGCATATCATAAATCATATCAAGAGCGAAAAATGTGACGTTAACTTTGTACTTCTTGCTTCCTCTTTTCAGAATTATGGAACTACTCGAAGAATTTGCATAGTCTAAATCTATAGTGTATTGTTCCCTTGAAATTTTACCTTCCATCACTTATCACTATTAACTATTCTTTCTACAATCATTCCGAATCCTGCTGAATCATGTATGTTTTCAATGCCGGATATATCTACACAATTGTTCTTGCAAATCTCAATAAGGTCAGAGAGACAATATACCGGCATCATTTGAGTTCTGTTAAAATCACATAATGTCTCTATCATCTCTCTGTTTCTGTCGTTAATAATCTCTATTCTCATAAGTTTTGTCGAATTATCGACTATACCTATAAAAGAATTGAGACCCTTTGTAAACGGCAGTCTTCTTAATTTTCGACTTTGGTCATAATTTGTAAAAATAACCTTCATCTATATCGGTCTGCATACTATATCTCAGTACCGCAGTCTTCATTTGATTCACCTTCAACTTCATTTATATCCATCACAACTTCAACTATTGAAGTTCTTTTCAGCTCAGTGATAACAATATCTGCCATAGTATTATTTCTAAGGAATGGAATGACATTGTTTATATCTGAAGCCCTGATGATATAATGGAACTTATCGGCAATTTTCTCTTTGTCGGAATCATCGGTATAGACTGTTATGTATTTTGCTGAGAATATCTTTTCTCCTTCATGGTCTTCAACCATATAATCATTTACGTCCGTCTTTACGATTTTTTCTATAGAGAATTCATTTATTCCGTTTGATTGCATCAACCTATAACAATTTGCTTCGGCTTCTGAATAGGTCATAGCCCTAAGCATATACTTGTTATTAGTCGGCTTAGATGAATTTTCATTAATTTTGTGACTGATTGTACATTCAAAAAATAGCATAATTGTTAAACATTTTGTTACTTATCCTCTTCAGGATTCTTTTCCCCTGTATTATTAACCATTTGCCTGTAAAGGCTTTCTGGTATATAGGAGAATAATGAGTCTGGGACATAAGACATTGATTCCTTCTTCACAAATAGTATATGGCCCTCTCTTTTGGCATCTTCCATACTTACCAAGCCATTCTTCACCATCCTTTCCGGAATGTCCTTTATTACGACCAAAGGGTAAAAACCTTCTTCTATTTTGCTCTTGCATTCGTCGCATATATTAGATGGAACACGCATAGGAGCCTCAGCATCACCGGGAAGCTTACCCAATAATAAAATCTCCTGATTATCTTTCAGGCAAATAGGACAAACGCCAATGGAAGGGTTTAATCCATGTTTTTTAGATAAACGTAAAGCCATTATTCTTGCATTATTACAAATTCATCAATACACACATCATCAAAATTTTCTGTATTCTCGATATTTGAAACGAATTCAATTATCTTTTCTTTTAATTCCTCCTGATTACCATTAAATGTTCCGCTTATTGACAAGCTGAATTCCTGGTTACAAGAGGAATTTTGACTCTTGCTCATGTATTCCTATTTTTACTTTTGGACATATATTGTTGTTTGCTTTGGTCATTGCTTTTTTCATTTTGTCCATCATATATTCTTTTATATTTTCAGGACATTCAATTACTATTGAATCATGAACAAGCAATACCATTTTTACAATACCGAAATAGTTGTTCTTTATTATGTGATTATATAGAAGTATTGCAGCGCTTTTGAGCATGACAGATTCAACGTTCTGTATCTTTGAGTTTACGTATGACCTGTATAGCTCTTCTTTTCTCTTCATGAAGTATTTCACGTCTTTCACGATTATGTCATTCGGGTTGTTCTTTATCTTTTGATAAGACTTCCAGAATCTCGGTGAGAACATTGACTTAATCATATTGAGCTTATCGTAATCCGGTATCTCCTGCTTATATCCATAAAGCGAATACATAGGAATATATCTGCTGGTAAGAATAGATTCAAGGCATCCTCTTACATATCTTGCGGTCAACGGGAATTCTTTTGCATACTTCTTAATCATGTTTCCGGCAGCTTCTACGCTTATGCCAAGCTTCTTGGATAGTCCATAATCTGAACCGCCATAGACAATCATAAAGTTCACATTTTTCCCTTCATCACGACTTATGTTATACATGTTTCCTACATACTCATGAATATCGTCTCCACCATTTATGATTGACAACATTCTTGTATCGTATGCGAGGTCTGCAAGTATACTTATCTGACATGCCTTCCAGTCTGATATAACAAAACAATTCTCATCCTCTGGTATTACAGCCGTTTTATACTCTTTAGGCAAATTCATTGCTGAGGCTGTGAATATATCACCGCCATACTTATTTTTTGCCTTTATAGGAGAGCTTATCCTGCCTTCATCGGACATTTGTCTGTATATCGGATGTATTCTTCCGGAAGACCTGTTTATTGACGATATATAATTCTTTCCATACATTTTGCAGGATGATTCAGTTTTAAGAAAATCTTCATACGATTTGGAAAAATTATCTTCAACTGATTTATTTCCTGTTATATACTTAGACATAAACAAGCCAACCTTTTCTGAATTCCTCCAGTTTATATGACACTTCTTCTTGTCAACAAAACCTTCAAACAAATCTCCCTGCCTGTCTATTGTACATAATTCTTTTACATTTGGAAAGTTCTTGAATATTATATTGTCAAGAGTCTCTTTTGCCTTGATGTTTAATTCCGAATTTTTAGTTATTATCTCATTCCACTTATCTTCATCAAGTTTAAATCCGCACCATGATATATATGCAAGAACGGGAGCAAACATATTCTCAAACATAACGGCTTTTTCACATTCATTTTCCTTTGCCTTTTTCATTTGAGAATCGAATATGTCATTATAAAATCTGAGATATCCATGCTCATCAGTATCACTGCCTTTTATTGCATTATATCTAGATGCTATGCTATCCATGGACAACATTTCTGATTCAGAACCGAGTGTCATAACTCTTTCAGATATATATATGTCATGTATGTTCCTTATCTGTATATTATAAGAGAACAAAAATGGAAGTATATTAAATGACCGATACATTGTCAGACAGTGAGATATCAATATATCTGATATGGATTCAATCATCATTCCATCAATAATAGCTACGACGTCTTTATAGGATAAGTAAATGCTGGAGATATTTTTTGATTTAAAATCATCATTGAATTTATCAATATATAGTCCAACGTATGTACCCCACGATTCGGTTAATTTCAGGAAATCTTCCAAACTGACTTCCTCAACATTGTTCGGACTGCTTATCTTTATCGGAAAACTCGTCATCTTTTTCTTTATTTTTATCATCGGTTGAACCTATTCCACCCCTGTTAGGACCTTCAAGCTTATCTACATTTTCAAGCTTTATTCCACTGGACAAAAGCCATTTCAGCTTTTGCATTGGGGTGGAGAATTGAGACGGTATTATAGAGAATTGACAAATCGGCGTGCCTTTTTTGATAAACACATCCTTATGGGCTATAGCTATAAAATGCCATTCATCGTCATTTCCTCTGTAACTTCCATCTATCACAAAAGATGATACCGGCATAATTTTGAATTTACCGTATGTAGAGCTTCTTGATTCTATCTTTGCATACATGCCTTTCGGCAATTCAATTGCAACGCCTAATCGTAGATTATACTTCCTGCCTCGTTTAAGATATACATCATTTGCTACTAAAAGGTCAAAATAATCTCCCTGCTCATGTCTTATGGGGAAACAGCCTTTAACTATTTCTCTTACCTTGATTTTTAATTTCATATTACATAAGTTTTATTTCTTCGGCTTCTCCGAAATCAGAATCTTTTGATATTTCGTCGATAAACTTCTTCAGTGAACCTTTGTTTTTTATGAATGCGTATCTTAATTCTATATCCGGATTAATTTCCATTTGGTCATGCATCCACGTATAGAACATCTTTCTTTTTGTAGGGAATACATCGTTTTGCTTTCCCTTTATTTCTATGTATATCTTTTTCTTCCCATCATGAGAGTATATAACAAAATCTGGCGTATATGTGCTATCTTGCGGTTTTATAGCCCTATACAAATCAAATATATTACGCCTTGATTCGTATACATAAACGTTATCTACGCGCTTAGATTTCCATATAGTAATCTTTTCCGGAGTATATGAAAATTTAAGACATGATGATTTTAATAGCTTGTAACACTCAGACTCAAATACAGATAAAAATTCTATATTGTCTATATACACAATTCTCGCATTCTTTACCTTTTTGTTTTCACTTTTCGGTTTATCTGCGCTATCTTTTTTCTTAAATCTTTTAAAGCCAAATGATGTCATATTGCCCTTAGAGTTTGTTGCAACGGCAAATATAGCTAATCTGATTCATCTTTCAATGGAATAAGCACATTATATGGAGTAAAATATTTACATAATTCATTCCCGGTCTCTTTTTCAATCATCTTGCATATCATCAGATTTTCCTCAGTCATGAGATTTATTCTATCGAAAGATAGTTCATGCTTTTTCTCCTTGCTCAGAAAAACTTTGAATACGTTAAGGATTGTATCAGGGACACCGCCTTTACTGTTCCTCAGAATCTTTACATTTGGCAATGCTGTAGAACCTATAAATATTACATTATATCCAATATCCTCATGTTTCAGTATAGAGTTTATCACATCCCTTGCAATCTTACACGTATTAATAGCAAGTCTTGCAATTAGTATGTATTGAGAATTATTCGATATATATCTACCTGCAATTATGCTATTAAATCTAGCCACCTTAGTAAATTTATCTACCGTGAACAGCAATACAAATCCACTTGTTACAACACACATATATCCATCATCCTTGTCATTATTTATGATTACGGAATTATTTAATGAATATTCCGTATTATAGAAGGTTCTTTCGGATACATTGAGCCTTCCAAAATATATATTGGCCTTCACAATGTCTGCATATATCGGAAACTTTATTCCATCTTCACATTTTGCAGATTCAGAAAAGAAGGTCGCTTCATTGCATATTCCGGGAACATATATATTCCCTGAGAATTTAAACGATGTGGCATATCCGATTATATCGCCGGTGTTACATCGTTTATTAGTCATTAAACTCAATGGCACACTTACTTTCATAATTCCAACTTATAATCCATTAATCTTGAATTGTATTCAATAAAGAACGGAACCGGCACATAGAATTGAGATATTCTGTTTATCATGATATTTACAATCATGTTGGATATAAGATTTCCCATCATTGATGCCATGTAAAACGTCTGCTTGAAACTACACATTGTAGGCATTGCGTCTTTCTTGTCGAAAAACGAATCTTTATATCTTTTAATGCTATCGTCAACCCTGACATTACAATGGAATATCTGAATAAGCTCTGCACTCAACCTGCCATCTATAATATCAACCGGAGAATCATCGTGAAGTCTTTTGAGATTAATCATATCACGCATTCTTTTTCTTGTATCTATGCTATCGAGAGCAAGAACATATATATCGGCTATGGGTATGTTTTCATAGTTGTCGATATTTCTTTCTATGCAGGTAATTCTTTCTTCGGGAATTCCATAATCCATCAATCTGTTTTTTGTTGCAGCCACCTTTGTCATTCCGATATCTGATGCATGATAATTTTGGCCAGACATATTAACGATTTCAACATTATCAAAATCATTAAGTACTACATTGCATCCAAGTTTTGCCACACTCAAAGCTGCGTGAGAACCTATTCCGCCAAGCCCGATTATTGCGACAGTGATATTTTCTGTTTCATTAAACCAGTCGGCTCCAGAAAATCTTGCCATATAATCATTTGATGAAATCATAGATTCAGAACTGATTGGAACTACAGGAGTTTCGGCTTCAGTTCCATTTTCTTCGAATATATTATCCATAGTTTAAACTGCAAAATTGTTAATAACATAAGATACAGACATGCTAATGTCTTTCAAACCCTCTTTGTAGATTTTATAAGCTTTATATAACTGTTTCTGGTCAAACGAATATCCATCATTATAAAATCCAATCTTGATTATACCACAGATGGAATTCCAGGCAAGCTCTTCTTCATCGCATTCAGTAATATCCAATTTCTCATTGTAGTGAATGCTGTCAATGCTTATCAGCCCATTATTCAAATAACTGCAAATGTCATATAAAGCAGAAAGGAACGTTTCCTGTTCGCTGTCTATTCCGTAATCATTGATGTTGTAATTGGATTCATTGTTAATGAATGCTTGGCTTAATTCCAGTGATTTTTCATACAGAAATTTATCGTCCTTAGTCTTATCCTTGTTGTACAGTACCGCGAATGCTCTTACAGCAACCACAAATGCATAAGAAGAACGGTCGTTGCTGCACTTTATGATTTTGTCAATAAGGCTCTTGTCGTCTACTTTTGATACACCGAAATTAAATCCGGCTTCACTCAATACTGTATCGGACGATTTATAGATTTCATTATCTTCCATTAATGCAAACTCAATAATTTGATATTGCATCTGTTCAGACAAAAAGAATCTTTTAAATGAATTGTATTCCACGTCATTCATCCCGTTCACGATTCCTGTAACTATATTGTATGCTTCTTCATCTTCAAAATCTGAAAGATAAACAATACATGAATACAAGTAGGAATATCCGCTTACTGTGTTCTTTTCTTTAAAGAAATCAATCATCAACCTCGTGAAATCACTCATGCTCCTTATCTTGCTTTTACGAGCCTTCATGAATTCTATGACGGTCTTCACCTTTATTGATTTGAGAAGATTCTTTTCCATGAATGATATGTATTCGGAATCATAGAATCCGATAAGCTTTTCTATTTTCTTATATCTATTTTCATGAGAAGATGTATCATCCTTGAACTTATCTTTGAATGGAAGCATTGGATTAAACAAATCTGCATTACGATAGTAAACGTCTTCAGGCTTACTGTACTTAGCTATTTTGGCTGTTCTTTCCTTCTCACTTTCTTCATATATGCCTTTTGCATATTTTACGAATTCAAGCATCTCTTCTCTTTCTACAATAGAGACATCAAAGCACTCTATTACGGTAAGGTCTTCTTTCGTTGATACTTTTTGACTAGTGATATTGCCGTCGAAGTCATAGGAGGACTTATCGCACTTCATGTCAACTTTCTTAATGACCTTTCTTGACATATAACAACTATATTTGCCATAATTGTTTACTATCAAGCTCATAAATGTACCACGTTCATTACATTCGTTGAGAATAGTCTTTTCATCTGTTGATGAAGCGTTTGTCCCCATTGTATTATGAGAATGGATGAGGCCCATATATATTCCGTCTTCATCATATCCATTTCTCACGATAAACTCCGGCAATCTGATGTCATCGCTACAGAAATTGGTATATGACGAGCTTCCAAAATTAAGAGGCAAAGCATCTATTGCTTCGTATGTTCTGCTTTCAAATGAACCATTCTTCTTTATTCTATAAAATAAAGGTCCGCTCCATTCAAGTGCAGGATAGAGATTTGCAAGAATCCTGATTTTTCTTTCAAGATAATCCGTAATTTCTATTTTGATATCGGACTTGTTGATTCTGTTTAATTTTACGTTGTTTACTTCCATAATTACCTGATATTAAATATTGTTTTTAATATGAACATCATGACATCATCATTAATCATATATCTCATATCGGTCTTTTCCTTTTCTGTTATTTTGTTGCAGCTAAAGAATATTCTTTCTCCGTTAAATACGAGAAGTGGAGATTCGGAAAGACTATCAATTAAGTTATTAATCTTTTCCATTTCTTTTTTATTGTTGCCTGTTTCCTTTTTAACATATATATCTCCATTGGAATCAATTATGTAATTATCAAGGAAGCCGAATTTTGTAAGACTCTCAACAATGTCATCAATGTTGTTATCGGTTTTCATGCAATACTCCATTATTGTCTTATAAAGTATATCAGACAATTTTATAATCATCTCCTTTTCATTTATAGTAGGATTTAAAGAGCTTACATGAAACGATATGTTCGTTAGTTCATTCTTTTTGAATTCCGATTTAGGCTTTAAGACATCCTCCATATAGATTCTTTTAATAAAGTAATCTATCAGCAACGTCATATTATTGTAAGTCAAAGAGAATATTGATGATACATGGCTTTTATTCGGGAGTTCATACATAATCCCTCTTTGCCTATATATTTTCACAATCTTACCACCATGAGTTATGCTGTCAATGCTTCTCGCTAAAGACATTCTGATATATGGGCCACCCTTCAAGGATTCAACAGTAACATATCTGTCTATATTGAATATCATCATTCTCATGAAATCCTCAATATATTCATCCTTTTCGCCCTGGTCTTTAATGTTATTATAGGTTACATTAAAGTTCATAATCATTGCTGATATGGGGCCATTCCCAAGGCATAACTTATGGATGCTTTTTACATTTTGAGAATTTAGCTTTTCAGCATGAGAATGCATATATCCATTTGCAAAATGCTCTATTGAATATTTGCTTCTTGTCATTTTTGGCGCGCAAATTTCATGATTGTTATTGGAGAGATATGTACGCATTGGGAGTACGAAAAACGCTTCCGCTATATCTGTTGTTTCTCCTTCCTCATTTTCAACAACTATGTCATTGAATCTTATGGTAAAGAATATTATAGCTTTCATCTTCTTGATTATATCCCATACGCAATCTATCGTAGGCCTACCGAATTCACCCATACGGTTGTAAACTGTATGTGACAAAGTCGAATATCCTATAAGTGTATGTAAATATGGTCCTCCATCCGAATTATCATCACCTATCGTAACCGGTATTTGCCTGTCCTTATCAAGCGTGAATGATGTAGATACCATTAACCTGTCGCCATACGCCTCTTTGAGTATACTGATTTCCTTTTCAAATGACTCGATAATTCTTTTATCTATCCTTGAAAATATAGGTCTAAGTATATCAATGTCGTAATTTTTAAAAAATTCTAAGTTGTTCATTTTGCCAAAAAACAAAGGGAAATGCGCATAGCACACTCCCCCTATAAAGTGAAATTATGGACAAATCAAATTCTATTCATCATATCCTGCATGTCACTGTCGGTTATTGAAGCCGGTAATGCTTTATCAATAAATCTATTGATGAAGTTATTCGCGTCGTCAGCTCGTCCAGTGAATCTAAGTATGAGTTCATCTTCAAGCTCCTTATCAGAGAATTCTTTGAGTACATCTGATGAGGCCTTTTCTTTCGGCTCATTATTTCCGATACCTGCATCATGTTCATCTTCTTTATACGCGTCTTCAGTCTTTTCCTCTGATTCTGACTGGCTATTACAGGAACCAGACTGATATCTTGCATCATTCTCATTCTGTTCAGGTTTTTCATCTGACGATTTCTTGTAGATGCTTTTCTTTGCCGGAATCTCTTTGTTGAAGCATGGCCATGTTGATTTGGCTTCATTAACCATTCTTCTAAGAAGAGTCTCATCCTTAATTTTATAATTGAAGCTCAAATCACCTTTGATATAAAGATACACAAACAGTTCATCAGTTGATACCTGAGTGTAGTTTCTTCCGAATGAGCGAAGGATATCGTTATTATATCCCATGGCATTCATTCTATGTACTACATCTGCTCTATCCACTTCAACAAGCTGAGATTTTTTTCTTGAACCTGATTCAGTATTCTTCTTGGTTCTAACCATAAAGATTGAAAGGTCAGTTGTTTCTGCACCGGTTCTCGGATGAATTGATTTTTCCGGTAAGATTGAGTTGGTTGCATATCTTGTTCTATGAATTCCATCAATAAATTCATATTTTGATACTTCCGCATCTGTCATGTTGAATTCTTTCTTGATAACTTCAAGAATATCACTGAATTGAGTTGCAGATGTTTTGAACTTCAATTTACCATCACCATTGTCCTTATATACAAGGACGTTTCTTTCTTTCTGTTCCATGATTGTTTTGTTTTAAATTGTTATTAAAATACTTGATTAGCAAGATTGTTCCACGTATTCAGTTTCGTATTCACTAAATAAATTTCCAATTTCCAATTTGATGTCAACATCTTCTCCGGTTCTTATGATATCCGAGATTATTGATTGGATTTTCGTTATTACCTTATTGGTAAAGCAAACGTCATATCCTCCAGCTTGAAACATAATATTAATTGCTGTTTCAATTGTTTTATCAATTTCATAGGAGTTATAGAACATGTTGTTGTATCCGTCAACTACATTATTTACGTATTCCTTAGCAAATTCGATGAAGTTCTTTTTAATATATTCAGAAAACATAATTCAAAGTTTTAAACAAGTATATGACAATCTTTCTTTGTTCTTGACAGAGCTACATATTCAAGTTGCCGAAGCTCCATGTCATCTTTATTGACCATTAAATCACTTATGTCAACAAATGCATTTTGATAGGTTGAACCCTGTGATTTATGCGTACTTATTGTGTACCCGTAGTCAAATGTCTTTTTCTTTACTATGCGATTTTGATAGTATAAATCAGTATTTATCGCTGCACAGTTTATGCACTCGAAATACTTAATCCATCCACTTTTATCGCCATCTTCTTTCTGCATTTCTATAGCCTCTTTTCTCAATGTCTCAATCTTTTCAGCCCAAGAATCCTTAAAAGATTGAGGCATGGATTTGAGGTCTATTACACTTATAGAATTCGTATCCTTATCAACGACATCTATTAAGTATAAATTCCATGCTTCCACAGTAATTTCAAGATGAGGTATAAACAGATTTATCTTCTCAGGTTTTTCACATATAACATAATCTGATGAATTAAAATACTGTTTATCGTTGAACTCAAAATTATCATATCCCATCAAGAATTCACCGTTACAAAACGGTTCATTATTTCCTTTGAATAAACACTTTCTGATTATCTCGTTAAACTGAACGACTCTCGCATTTCTGTAAACCATCAGCTTACAGAAATCAGGGTCTACCATCTTGATGGCTTCACTATATTTACGTACCATCTCTTTTATGAACGAGACTGCATCATTATGCACAATCAAAGAACCTTTCTCTCCCATAGCTGTAGTAAATCTGTCAATAGGTTTATCTCTCAGCTTTCTAAGTATTGGCATCAAAGCGGAGTCCTGAGACTGTCTGAACTCCCTGGTCAATCCGAATTTTCGTTTAACTTTGAATGCAGGACTTACATCCTCTTCATTTACCGGTCTTAGCTGACCTGTATCTCCGCAATAAATAACCTTAGCTTCATATCTAATGGCTGTTTTTTCTATGAGTTTAATCATATTGTTTCCAACCATTGAACACTCGTCTACAAGTATTACTCCATCTATGGGAACATCTTTAAGCTTATCAATATTCAGCTTGAATTCGAGTTTCTTCATGTCGAGAGCCTCAATGTCAAGATTCGGTGAGAGGTTAAGAAACGAATGCAATGTCTTTGCTCCTTCTCCCGATAAATTCGATAATACTGCCTTTGCCTTATGCGTAGGGGCACATAGTACGAATTTTATACCGTTTCTTTTCAGGTAATCGACGATAAGCTTTGTACATGTAGTATTATGAGATATAATGAAATCCTGTACTATATAAAGCTTGTCTCTATCGTCAATAGAAAGACATACGGTTTTTTGCTTTTCTTCAAGTTTTTCAATGTTGACAATAGCAGCATGGTCATTATAGCAACGTTGTTTATTATTACTTATGTATTCTTTGAATTTAGATAAATGTTTATTACTACTTACGATTATATCGTTAGTATGTATGTGAATATTATATTCAATAAAACATTTATCTTTTCTTTCATTGATTTCGCATGTAACCTTATATCCAAGACTTCTGCATAAATACATGAAATCATCGCATAATTTAGATGATGTTGTAGAAAATCTGAATCTGCCTTTCACATCAACACAACCATCAGTATCCATTAATCCTTTAAGTAATTCAATTCTTTGCTCTATACTTGAATTTAAATACTCTTTAGGAATAAATCTGTTATGTGAATACTCATCAAGTTTCATTAACTTAATAGCATTATTTAATACTTTAACAGGTTCGCCTCTGAATATATTGCTGTAATTCTTGTCTCCATGAAATTCTACAGTTGTATCTCCACCTAACTTCTTTGCTACTTTATTTATTATATCAATTTCATCATTAGATATAATAAATAAGTTAGATTCACATACACTTTTTAGTCTTATATTATATCCATCTCCTATGATAACGCCAAGTATATAAGGGTCTATTGGTAATTCGGCTTCATCAAATTGTATGGCATCATTAATTGGAACCTTGTATCTATAGTTATGTTTTTTATTTCTTGTATGAGATATCATGTCATTATATAAATCTTCTGCTGACATAATTTTTGAATAGTCAGTTTTATATTTACCTACTGCATGATATTTCTGTACATATTTTGTAGTTCTTACAAGCCATAAATGCTCTGAATCGCAAACAATGCTTCTTCCATCATCAAAATGAAATTTATAACATTGTTGAAATCCTCTTTTAAATACACCATTTACCGTTGTTAAACCATTGAACGGAGTCATTATTTTATCCCCAACAGATAGGTCTTCTATATTTCTCCATGCTCCATTTTCGCATAATACCTTGGTTTTTTCGGGATGTCCTTTTCCAGTTCCTGCATACCCATACATACAACATTCGAAATCATTTTTGTTGAATGGGCTTTTAATGAATTTTCTTATACCATCAACTGCCGCCTGTTGTTCATCGGAAAGTTCAAAGCCGTTTACGATTTCATTATGTTTTTTCTTTGGCTCGTCTTCCTTTGCTGCGCCTGATGATATCTTCAGGTTTGACACACGTTCTCTTCTTGTGTTTATAAGCTTTTTAAAGTCAACCATATTACACGATTTTACTTATAAGAAGTATTTTAAACATAAACCAATTCAGGTCTTTTCCTCTATCTCTCTTATCCATGATACTTCTACAAATGAAAGAATAAACAATATATTTATTCAGTTTATTCCATCTGAGCATATCACAAAATCCTTTCATGATGTCATTATATGATATGTTTATCTTCATGTTGTCGATTATCACATGATTAGAGATGTTTTTCATTACAAGAGAACCAATGTACCTTTTTATATCGTTTATCTCACACTTTGACAGTCTTTCTATATAGTCAAGTATGATTCCTGAATCAAATTCAGGTATGATACATTCTTGGTTTTTACTTTCAGGGTTATCGCATAATAATATAGGTTTTCTTATAATCTGCCTATCATCAAAGAAGAACATTGAATTATTCATCTTATTGATAACGGTCCTGTACGATGTATAGCATGGGAAATTGGAGTTAAAACAGAACGTAATTCCGTCGACTTCATACATATCAAAACCTATTTGTCTCGATGCTTCTATACAAAGTTTTGAAGCTACATTCATGTCATTGCCAAAATCGGATATTCTGTTGTTTACCTTCTTTATGGCAATACTCCATTTCTTGTCATGCTTATTTTTAAATGAATTAATTATAGCGTCTATTTCATAATCCTTACCTTTAATGTTTACATTGTTGGTCATATTCGATATAAAACTTACTGCATAATAGATGCAACACCAAAGATGATGTATGTTCCTAATTTGACATCCTCTTTCGGGCTTTCTCTATTAATCTCGAATATCTTATTTCCTTCTGGAAACAGATACTCCAAATGGCATGTAAGCCTGTCTCCTTTATATTCAAGCGAACTGACTAATCTTCTTCCTTCTTTCTTCAGTTCGCCGATTCTGGTAGAGCCGTCAACTATTTTTACTACAGCCTTTTCATTGTCCCTAAACACAAAGAACTTTTTTGAATCTCTCATTCTTCGCCTTGACGCGCCGGTTCTTTTATATGTACATCTCTTATAGATTTCCTTATGCCTATCATTTGCTGGTTCCACAGCTATAATAAATCCGAAATTCTCTTCGAATTCAGTATATTTTTCAAGATAGTCCGTGCAGAATTTTTCAAGAGATTTTTGTTCCATTGGTCTTCCGGCTCTGGTCCATGCTGAAGTAGCATTCTTCATTATAAAGAATGGAGCTTTCTCTACGGCTTCTGATGTCCTTCTTACTTTCAGCGTTCTTATTACTATGTTCGGCTTGAACGCATGAGAAGGTTTTTTACGTTTTCCCATAATTATTAAAACGGCAAATCATCATTCCACTCACTTCCTACAAACGGTAATTCCTTGTCAAGGATATAATTTATCCTGTCTGAAATCTCCCTTCCGCTTTTAAGCCCATAAGTGGAATATGTGTCTTTTGGAGAATAGAATGAATCCATTAATACACTTAATGACTGTACTACGGATTCTGATGTAGAATCGAACTTGTCTTTTCTTACCCTTTCAAGAAGTTTTCTTGTAGTTATGCTTTCTCCTTTCTTGTCGAACGCCTGTTTTAACACGCACAACAACGTAAGAAGTTCAATCTTTTCGTTATATGTGCAGGCTATGGCACGCATCGCGTTTCTTTCAAATATGTTTATGTCATTTGAGTCTCTTTTTGCCATTTTTACTGTAGCTATAAGAACAAGTAACCTTGTGAACTCTTCCTTTCCATATTGCATTTCGTTTTCAGTCGCTCTTCTAATGCATGTTGTAAAATCGTATGTTGATACACACATGAAATTGAATCCTGAAAATTTCTTTTCCGGAAATGCACAAGCGCAAAGAAATCTGTAAAATGCCGCCTGACGATAATAATGGTATCTTTTGTATGATTCATTAAAATCTTTGGCCGAATGAAAGCTTGTTTTCAAGTCATTTATTGTGTATGAATAGTCATTCATCACAAGGTTGTCTAATTTTCCTTTTAGCCGAAGGATTATCTCTTTGTCGTCTACAGATACTTTTACATCAACAGTTATTGCATATTCGTTCAATGACTGATAAGACACCAAATCATCTTCTTCAGGATACATGAGCTGATTAATTCTTTTATTATCTATCAAAGCCTTACAACATGCCTTTACTGTATCAAGGCTGTTTTTAGGAAGATAAATCATAAAATCCTTATATCCGTTCTGGTAATCCCTCCATCTCTCATTAATATATCCTATGCTTTTTTCATACATGGATAATATTGTCTTATCTGTTACATGTCCGTTGTTATATCCTACATCCATTGCAGACGTTCTTAATGCTTCCATGACGCTTATCTTGTCATTCACATCAAAGCTACAGAAATCAAACATGTAATCAATGACTTCAAGCAATCTTCTGCTTGATGGTATTTCGTATTCTGATAGAACGTAACAATTCTCTAACATCATTGCGTGAACCGCTGAACCGACTTCAAGGTAAGACTTTTTTACGTTGTCAAAACCTTTCAAGTATCTTTCAACGCTACCGCCCTGAGAATAGTTTATTAGCCCAAGGCTTGAATTATCAATCATTTCGGAATACTCTTCTCCACTGAAGTATTCGTAATCACTGACCTTCTCAACCTTTACGCTATTCTTCACTACTGATAAGACGACATTCATTGCCTCTTTTAAATATAGATTTAGCTATTTCATATTGCCGGGATTTAATTTTATTTTTTGAAATTTTGCTTAAAATCATTATTTTGGCTGCTTCTACGATATCGCTCATCTCTTTCCCATACATCTCATACAAATCAGAAAAGTCCTTGCATCCATATCTTTTAGGAATCCATACAAATGTAAGGTCAGGATGTTCTTTCTTGATTTTTATCATGGAGGACAATCCGGCTCTGTCATTATCATACATGACTACTATGCTTTTAAACCGTTCTTTTATTTTTGTCAGCATTTCGTCGGATATAAACATGGATTCAGAACATGGAGCAATAGCATTTATTCCGAATTTGGACATACATATAACATCCTTCAATGATTTTGTAACAACTAAGATGTTCCCGGTATCAGGAAGCTGTTTCCAGCCTTGTATCATATCCTTTCTCCAATTAGAAACGAATCGCATTTTCTTTTGACCTGGGAAATATATTCTCCAGAACTCTATCCTTTTCCCTTTTTCGTTGATAAGATATGAATAGAAATATCCGAAACAAAGCTTATTCCCAAACATTATTTCCTTTCCGTTTATGAACAGTCTTTCTATCGGATAAACTCTGAATTTCTTCAGTTCATCTTTTCCTATCCCATATCTACCCCAATATTCAAGATGTCTTTCTTCGAAATCATCGAATACCTTAACCCTTATGTCCGTTAATCCGTTCTTCTTAAAAACCTTATCAGATATCTCTATCTCAAATGTTTTCACCTCTCTTTTTACGGGCATCTTTATTATTCCAAAATCTTCAGCTATCATTCTTAGAGCTTCATGATAGTCTGTAAGCCCGTATCTTATCATTGCGGCTTTTACGAAATCACAAGTGTATTCGTTTCTTGAAAAATCTTTAAGGTATATTTTCCCATTATTCGCTTTATAAAAAGAACAAGAGGGATGATTATCTTGTCTGAATGGAGACTTGAACATCCCTCTTGCAGGAACGATACCAGTATATCGAGCGATATATGTTTCTTCCGAATTATATTCAAGTAGTGACTCTCTCGTTATTTTTTTATGGGATAGTTCTATCATGATTAATTCGGAATAATCTTATCTTAAATATCGTCTGTGTTAATACCGTCTATCGGTTTGGCTCCGATTGTAGAGCCTTCAAGGTCATCGTTGCTCCCTACATTTGAAGCACCGGCAGCTGCACCTTGCTCATATTTGGCTTTTGATGCAAGTTCCTTTGCTGTATATGCATGTTTGATTTTGCTGTCCTCTCTAAGGATATAATTGTTTCTGATGTAACAGTTACCATCCTTCTTAATGCTAAGAATAGACTGAACTCTTGCATAACCGGTCTTTCCACCAATAAGCTTCAGAGAAAGCTCAACTTCCGGAGCAATAATCGTCTTCTTTGCCAGCAATTCTACTTTCTCGCAGAACGACTTGAACGATTCTTCATTCTTTGTCGGGTCGATTCTCGGATAGATTGTTTCAAAACGTTTGATTGGAGAACCTTTTTCAGGGTCCTCATTACCAACAGAAAGATTATGAACAACGCCATAGATAAAGTCTTCTTCCTTTGAGGGAGTTTCGAAGTTGTTGGTTGAATCCATCTTTCGTTTGCATCCATCAGCATCACCAACAGGACAGAAAAGTCTTACGCGAAAATCTCCGGATTCATTTCCGTAAATGAAATCAAGTGCATAATACTTTTTCTTTTCGCCATTTTCATCCTTTTCTCCTATCTCATGTTCGCATGACAGAAGTTTTACTTTATGAATAGACCATGGTTCAAGACCTGTAGAAGTTGCTGTACCTGTAGTATTACCTAATGTAATCATGATTTTTTAGTTTTTTGTTGTTATTAAATATCGTTATCGTCACCTGTCAGTTCTGTATCAGACAATGCATTACCGATGATTTCATCAAGCTCTCTGTCCTTTCTTTCCTGTTCGTCTTCTTCATGATTTGATGGAGCCTTTAATGCATCCACATTCTCTTCTTCATCAACTTTTACTGCTTCATCGTCATCCTTTGGTTCTTCGTTGATTTCTACCTTTTCCTCATCTTCGTTTTTGCCTGAAGAATATACACTGTCTTTTGGAAGAACAAATCCTTCGGGTATTTCAACGTTATATGATTTGGCAAGTTCATCGATTGAATCAAATGAATCAAGAACAATGATATCTGGATTCTCTACGGCAGGACGCATTACAAAGAAAATTCCAAATCCGGACAAATACTCCTTGTCTCTTCCGTTGAACGAAATAGTAAGAGAGTCATTTACCTGCGGAAGCCTGTCAGGTTCATCTGAATCAACAACTTCCATGATAGGATACATAATCTTTGTAGTGGAATCTTTCACGTATCTTGTTCTGATTCGAACATTCTTTCCGTTCGGAGTTTTATATACTTCTCCTTCATCGTTAATTACTCCAAGAACCTTTGCTGCTGCCTTAGTCAGTTTTACGCTGTTCTGTCGCATATAAGCGATTGCTACGCCACTCTTTTCAGACAAAGTTTCAATTGTAATCTTGTCAGTTTTTGGTGCTGAAGAAGAACGTTTTTGCCTTTTACTCTCAAATTCAATGTCATCCGTTTTAAGTACGGTGTTCTTCACATTGAGAATCTCTTTTGTTTCAGCGTCTATGTCATACTCTGTTTTGATGACGCTTACAACATGAATCAATTTTCTTTCCTGTTCCATGATTTTGATTTTAAATAGTTAAAAAAGCACAGACGCATTTTGCATCTGTGCTACACGACAAAGATATGATTAAATATCGTTATCGTCAATTATTTCTTTCTTATTTTCTTCAGTTTTTTCCGATTTCTTGGATTCCTCAGTAGTCCCCACCTTGTTTCCTTCAGGATATTCAGGCTCTTCATCTCCATTCTCAAACGCATTGATTCTGTCAATACATTTCTTGATATTCGGCTCTATATACAAGTCCTTAAAGCAACCTGAAGTTGAACGGCATGTATCGTTTCCAAGAGTTCTTGTACGATACACATATTTGACTGTTCCTTCAATTTCATCGACGAGTTTCTCGCAATAAATGATATAGTTGAACATTCCATCTAGTACGAGTTGCTTGTCCAGGAACTTACTGTTGCTTATCAGTCTTATAGCACCGGTATCTTCATCCTTCTGAAGATGAGAGATGATGATAACCTGCAAGTCATCACGCATTGACATCAGCCTGTGCAACATATTATTGTAGTTATAGGCGAATGTGGAATACTTGTCACGACTCGCTGTTGTTGCCATGCTCATTGTATCCTGACCCATCAGGTAATTTATATCGTCAACAACAAGATATTTGATATGAGAAAGAAACGGTGAACCGTCTACTATGTTAAGCACAGTGTGAAGCTTGCCATAGTTGTCACTCTGATAATAATTCCCAATCCATTTGAAGTCAGGCTTTTTCGTTGTCTTATTCATCACTTGATTACCCTTTTCATCGAGAATGAACTCCTTATGGAGTTTTGAATAATTCTTTCTGAAACCAGGTATTGCAAGCTGCTTGTTGTTCACGTTTATAATGAAGGTTTCACTCGGATTTAAATAACGTAATGATGTTGATTTTCCACTATTACTAAATCCTGCAATTACTAATACAGACATCAGATATCATCTAATTTTAGTTTATTGTCGTCTATTCCCCTATAATACATAGGAGAATCATAGATGGAGTAGTCGGTTGTGATTTCTTTTGGCAGCTCTTTCATAACACATGGATGGCCATAAAATGCCATCCCTATATTTATATCTGCTGCACCCCATCTGTTCTTTAGAATCTGAATTCCTCTTAGAATCTGCTTCATTCGAAGGACATCATAAGGACCCCATGCTTTCAGCTTGTCTCTGTAAGGATAATACAATCCTATCACATTATCAGCCTTTTCTGCGGCTCCACCAGTGCCCTTCAAATCTTGCATTTCAATGCCGGGAAATTTTGTTCTTCTGTCTACAGTTGATGCACCTCTGTTTATTTGCTGAATGATAACTGAAGATAATCCACATGTATTTCTGAATTCCTTCGCTTCATTCGCAAGTGCATCTTGTGCCTGTCTTTCTGTTTCTCTTGGACCGACGTATGTTTCACCTATATGGTCTATTATACATTGAACTACCAATGTTTCATCATTTGGTATATATGTATTGTTACCAGTGTCTTTAAAGGTTCCTCTTTTCATATAGAATTTTATCATATAATCGCTGAAGGTATCTGCGTTAAGCTTACCTTCCACAAATATGATGTACTCTTCCATCTTATTCAGGATATCCTTGCATTCCTGCAACTTGTCATATACGTCTTTATTGATTTTCTCCGATACGGATTGCATTTCCTTATAACCTATCTCTATACCGTATTTTTCATACATAAGTATAGATAGAAGCTTTGAAATTGTTGCTTCTTTGGTCATTTCAAGACAGAAAATGATTATCTTCAAATTTCTTCTTCCGGTTTTCATTGCATCCATAATCGGATGGTATATGTAATTGAAAATTACAAATGTACTTTTTCCACTACCTGAAGAGGCTCCTATAACGGTCATTACACCGCTCCGTACTGGGTCTGTCCAATATTCAAGCTTTTCCAGACCGGTAGAGAACTTTTCGATTCCGTCGAGACCTCTTTCTATTTGCGTAAATAAACCTTCTGTTGCTTTTCCCATATTATACCCACTGAGCGTATTCATTCAACTTATCACTATAACTCATATCACCGGAGTTGTTAAACTCTTCTATGGCCTCCCATACCCTGCCTTTCACAAACGACTCGATGTTCATATTTATGAAAGACATTTTTGTTTCCTTGGCCCATTCGATTAGTTTAAGTATCTTCCTATGCTTTTCTTCGTCATAGTTTATCATTTTAGCATAACATGAATAAAGCTCATCTTCAGAATTGAAGGTTTTAAGCGATGTCAATGGAATCTCCTTTTCATTTACATAACCAAGCTTTGGATACGCGTCCCATAGTTCCTGACCCATATCCAAAGAAAATCTCCGGAACTTCTTCAAAAATACTTTATTAAATGAAAGCTTTTCAGCATCAACAAATTTGATGCTGTCAGGTATTTCTACCGTTTTCAAAACGCCACGCTCCATTAAAGACTTCAGTATAGCTTTCTGGCTTGCAACGTTCATATTTTCATGAAAGAATTTAGAATAGTTCTCACGACTTTCATTGAGATAGTTTCCGTCATTCCCTTCAATGGAATCATGTATCTCAAATATAAGTTTAAGGACAAATAGCATCTCAGCGTTAAGATTGTAATCTTCCATTATAGCTATGTCCTTTTTTATTTCTGTCATTGATTAACTGTTGTTGTCCTTTAAGACATTTACAGGTTTTCCTGTTTTTAAGGTCTCTCAATAACGGGTGGCTTTTCTTTTCTTTCTTGAAGGAACGAACATGACTTCCTTGCCACTCAGAAAGTCATCAAGGTCGCTCTCCAATATTGAGACAGTATCAGAATCTTCCAGGCTCAGTTCAGCCCAGTCTTCATCCTTTGTACCCCTAAGTATAAGATAGAATATTTCGACATTCTTATTGCTCGTATACTTATCTATTCTTATGACTCGACCACAACTTTGCTTACGCCTTGTTTTTGACGAGTCAAAACCGCCAACTATACCGTATGATATATCAGGACAGTTGAAGCCTGTGTTAAGAGCCTTTACGGTATTTATAACTCCGCATTTGGAGTGTATGTACGTATCAAGGTCTCTTTGCAACTGCTTTTTAGTAATGCCGATTGAATCGTTTTTTGAAACATAAACGAACCCTCTTTCAACTCTCATTGCATCATCTATAGTATACCAGAAAGTTATTCCTTTTTTATCCTTTCTGGAATCTATGATTTTCCTTGCAATTTCGATTTTCTTTGGATGATGATAGATGAATTCTTTCCTTTCACCCATTACCTTCATGAATTCTTTCGCATTCTTCATCACCTCTCCCATAATCTCCTTGAATGCAGCTTTCTTTTCTTCATAGCTTATAAAAACACCATATCTTTCATCTATCATGTCAGATATGAATCTGTTTCTATATTCACCATTGGACAATATGTTCATCGGTGCTTCGAAATTGTAATCGAAATACATCATGAGGTTCTTGAACTTTCTCGTGAGTTCGTTGTATTCTTCAAGATTGACATCTATCAATACTTTTATTATCTGATGCGATGATGTCCACTTATTCCTTACCCCTTCCTCAATCGTAACGACATCACAGACTGGAGCGACTTTGTTTATGAAACTATCGCGTCCGTCAACTCTTTCGAGTGTTGCCGTAAGACAAAGTATAAGTTTATATGAGATACTGAATATGGATATCTTTGACGGTGTAAACAACTCATGCACTTCATCAATGACAAGAAAATCACATGATAATGATTTACTGTGTTTTGATGCATAGTCTTTCGTGTATATGTAGACATTACCGGATAATCCACAGGTTATAATCTCCCTTTTCCATTGTTTCATTACAGTAACAGATGGAACAATCAGGATACATTTACAACCCGGATTCGCATTTACAACTCTTCTCATTGCTATTATGCCGATAAGAGTTTTGCCAAATCCTGTAAAACATACACAACAACCTCTGCAACCAGCCTTTTTCCAACTGTCAACGCACTTCAGTTGCCTTAAAGTTCTACTATCTCCCCAGTCGGCGTAGTTAGACGGTATCCCTTTAATTGGGCTACTATTTTGATATTTGTCATTCTTTTCTTCCACTCTTCAACTTTTTTTGAGAGATTAGATTCAAGTATAGGTAAAAGCCTGTTCCTGAGCAATTCAAGCTGAATGTCACTCATCTCGGAATATTTCACTATGCTTCCAAGCTTTATTGCTGCTTCAAATTGCTTATAAGACATGCCGTTTAAGCTAAACTTGATATTCTCGTTTATCTTTAATCCGAGTCTTACCTTCATTATATCACTTTTGGATACTATCGCAATCCCTTTCTTTGTGACTTTATAAGGTATCTGCATCGAATCATAATACCGGGAAATCAATTTTCTCTCTTCGTTTGTAGGTACAAGTTCCTTTTTGTCTTCTTCAGTAAGATATACTCCAAGGTTGTATAGCATTTTTCTCGAAATACGTCTTTTATTGAACGCACCGAGAGCATCTACGCAACCTTTCATAATCTGCGATACTGTAATTTGCGAAAATTCATCAGGACAGTAATCCATCAAACGTTTTATCTTGTAGTTCTCAATATTCGGTCTAGTCGATATATTTTCACTGACAAGCTTCTGTAAAGATGAACGCAAAGTATATTCGCTTTTGCCATATTTCTTTCTCATCCATCTTATAAACATCACGATATTACATGCTTCCTTTTGTTCCTGAATCTCCTTTAATATGATAGCCTTACCTGTCATCAGCTTATCATTGTTGTACAGTATGTTCCAACACAGATTATAGAACAAGTTGAGGCTCTTTTCATCATAATCGACAAGTTTCTTCTCTACGACGACACCGCCATCAACTTTTTTCTCTCTCCAGACAGCATTCATTGCTACTGCCTCACGAGAGGATTCTTTGGACTTCTTTATTTTTTCTACCGAAAATTCCTGAAGTCCCTTTTCGCATTCCATCTATTTCCATTCCCTTACCCAGTCAAGGATATAGGTATTATCATTTTTGTACGGTACATATTCATCTTTTTCGGAATCATACCAAGAATCAATTCCGGCAAGTGCTTCCTGATATTTCATGAAACCCCTGTCTCCAACCTTAATAAAAGGCAAGTTCCAGTTAGGAAGCCTTACTACCATAATGAACTCACAATTTATAAGGTTTTTGAATACGTATCTTGTATACTCCATCCCCTCTCTGTATGCAACGAGTTCACAATAGATGGTTTCCGTAAATGGAGGAACTCTTTTGTACATTCCATTTATTTTACAAGCAGGAGTACCACAGATGTAAAGATTGTGACAAATAACGCAATCTTCAAACGCCTGTTCTTTTTCTCGGATTTTTCTGCAATAAAATCCACTCTTATCTCCTGAATGGAATCAATCCTCGCGTATCTTGAAACATTGTTACGCAATTGTTGATTCTCATATTCAATAAGCGGTACAATCTTTTTTAAATACTCATGCTCAACAAATATTCTGTTAGCTGCGCGAAGTTCTTTTACAGATATAACAACCGAATCACTCTTGATATGGTTTGACGTATTCTCTGAAAAACAACAAAGAGCTGTCATCAGAAAGATTATAAACGGAATCAGCCTTTTCATAATAATCATGTTCGGTTTTAATTATCTCATCATGAACGGAATCTATTTTTATTTCGGAATCCTTTATGCTGTCACGTAAAGATTCCATAACTTCATTTTCCGGTTCCTGAGTATTGCTGTCTTTGTTGCAGCTTTTAACAGAATTACCAATCAGGATACCTAACGAAAATGGAATTACAAAATGCTTCACGAAATCACTAAGAATACCAATTATAGATTCGCGGTCTGTTTTCATGGCCTTGTGCTCTTATAGTATTTCAAGACACTCTCTCCCTTTGCTATCCAGTCTGCATCGTTTCTGTTGGCGATTCGCATAACCTCATTGCTTATGGCCATTTCTTCAGTCTGTTCAGGTATAAGCTTACCTTCAACCATACTGGTACCATTAAGCCATGCAAATGTTCCGTAATCACCTTCTTCAAGAGCGACTTTTGCAATTTCGTTAATTGACAAAGTAGTCTCAATCTCCTTATCAACAGTAAGCTTGAACGGAGTAAGCTCATTGTCTACATCAACATTTGTTGCCGGAATTTCAGGATATTGCAATGGAATACCACAAGTTTTAAGGTATTTGTAAATCCATTCATGATGTTCAAGCTCTTCCTTTGCTCTAAGCTCGAAATATTCACATAACGTTTCAATTCCCCTGCTTCTGAAATACAAAGAGAAAGAACGATAAAGATTGTGATTAATCATTTCGTCCTGTAACTGATTGTTGAGCAGGGAAACCATTTTGTCGGATATGAGATATCGTCTCATTCCCTTATTGATAGAGGATTCCAGTCCTGTCGTGGAGCTTTCACCTCTCTTATCTCTCGCTCCATCACCATTGAAATTTCTTTCACTTGAAGGAGCTGCGGAGTTTGAACCACCTCCGGTATCAACTTTTCCGCCTCGTGCGTTATCAATTTCCATTATTCTTCCTTTCTTATTTTTACTTTTTCAACGCTCCATTTATTGTATCTTCCATGTATGGTTTCACGGTCTATCTCCTTGAATTTCTCCAGTGATATTCCTGTTCCCCTTAACTTTTCTTCATTGACGGATGACGGATTCATGCATCCTGATTTTTTCATACAAAAAGAATAGTTTTCAATGGCTCTTGTGTTTTTCGCAAACCATTTTTCTTTCTTCTTTACATAATCATTTGCAAATCCTTCATCGTAAGTCGCAAAGTCAATATTGGAGAACGTACCGTTAGTCATAGTCACCACATATATATACCTTCCGGAGCGCCTTGTTTTAATTTCCTCTCGTCTTCTTATCTCCTTTTCAATGGATTCCTTGTCACTTTTTATCTTTATACGCCTCATCATTTCATTGAAACTCAATGTCGGATATCGTCTTATAATATCAACGAGTTTTAATCCGTCATTTACGTTTTCAAGTGAAAATCTTGCTACTTTGTTCGCAATCTTGAACCATTCCTTGTGACCGGAATCCTTATTGTCAGTCATCACTATTGTACAGGAAGATATTCTTTCGTAATTCTTCTTGAATAAACTTCTTATATCATCATCATCACCTTTACCAACGGAGCGCAGGATATTGTCTATTCCTATCTTTCTTATTTTTCCTGCCGGAAATATAATACAAGTGTTTTCAAGGTCATTATCATCCATCTCTTCAATGGTATCAACTAGTGCCCTGAGTTCGGCGTTCAGTTCAGATATATTGAAATATCTGCTCTGGAATACCTTTTCCTCCTTGCCGTTGTTGACAAGAATAGACGCTATACCTGCATTCCGATAAATGTAATTATATGACTTTGATATGTATAGAATTTTCATGACGCTTCCGATTCATTTCTTAATTTACCAAAGTAGACACCAAGCAGCCATGCGATATAGATAACATCACTTTCCACTTTCAGCTTTATCCTGTTAAGAACATAACACGCTGCTTCAGCATCAGTAGGAGTACCAACGGATACAGCTTTAATCAAAAGCTTATCAATTGATGAAGAATATTCTTTCTGTATATCCTTCATCTTCTTTGCGTATGATTCTCTGTAGCTTCTTGATTTAGTGGATATAATATCCTCTATCTGCTTTCCTCTGGTAAGAACATAAGCCGTAAAGAACGCTGTAGACAATGCTTCATTGCTTCCGTCGTTAAATATAAGACTGAAGTTATCTTCATCATCCTTGATAAAGATTTCTATCATCTTGTCTACATGTTCCCTGATAGGATAAAGTTTGTATTTCTCTTTCATAATCAATTATGTTTGGTTCACAGCAAAGATACTCATTTTTTATCATGAGGCATTTTAATTGCTTTCAAAACGCTTTGTTTTATCAGTTTTTTGAAAAGAATATCGGAATCAAGCATGAAATCTATATTCACGAACTTTATCTTCATTTTCCCATAATCCCTTTTTATCTTCCTGTAAAACAGATTCTGAGTGAAATTTTCGCTGCTCGGCATTTCCTTTCGTATCATCTTTCCGACGATGTTCTTCATCTTCTTGTGCTGCGTGGTGCATACCGTGTTTCTTCTTATTGTCGGTAATGCTGCTGCTGCCAAATTTGAATTGCTTGCTATATCGTTTAACAGCATTCTTGTTATCAGCCCATAATTTATTGTGGAACCTTCTACGCCAAGAGCCATCAGGTCCATAACCCAGATGTCTATTATATCTTTCCATGTGCCAAATTTAAGATAACTTCTTATGTTCAGATAAAATACGTTCGGATGATTCTTCATCAACCAATACATTCTCATTACCCCTTCTTTTCTCTGGTTGAGGCCATATACTTTACCACTTCCTACATATCTGCATATTCCACGAATCACAAAGGTGACCTTAAGACACAAAACAGGGTCTTCATCGTATAAGGCCTTCATGTCTTTTGCCACTTCTTCGTAATCCCTCTTCACGTAAGATTTTCCGTTCTTACGCTTGCAGAACATTGATAGTTGTCTGTATGCTTCTTCCATAACTGTTTCGAGTTTTTGTTTTAGAAAAAGGCTGCAAAACACCATGCAGCCTTATTTTTACCAAATAAAGAATAAATCATTTGGATTCAGCTATTTGAACCTTCCAAGGCATTAATTTATCTGATATGACAATCTTATCGTAATCGTCAACAGGAGTTCCATCCTTTTTCGTAATCTCCACAACACCGATACCATCCTTGTATTTCGTTTCACAATGATACCTGTCAGGAAGAGACATGAGCATCGAATTTATTGATTTGATGCTCGAATTTACTGTAACTTTTATGATTTTCATAGATTTGATTTTTCCATTTTGTCCATCAATGATTTTAACCTTGTTGAGTAGTGTAACAAATCTTCAGGTCTCGGATTGTCCCTTATGATTTTTATGTTTAAGGAACAAAGATGTATTGCTTCCATAAATCTGATATATCCGTTACCGGTTTTGCGGATTGCTTTGGCTACTTCCGAAATCCTGTCAATGTTGTTCCTGTCAACCCACGACATCACTGCCTGAAATTCAGGTGAACTTGATGATATATACACAAATGGATTACCTTCATGTGTATCTCCGTATCTTCCTCCAAGAGGTTTGAACTCATGCACGAGACACTTGCCGTCATCTGTAAGAAGATTGCATCTTACACCGTAGATATCGTCTTCTACACGATGAGTTTCACCTTTCAAGCCAATGATAGGAACAGGTAAGTTTACAATGCTGCATTCATAATACATCATATTCAGTGTAGCAGAAAACAAATCTCTGCTTATTCCATGGTTCACAACAATGTCGTATACATCATCAGGAGTACAAGCACATGGACAAAACTTACATGCCTGAACGCATTTACTGCATGAACATTCTGAAGGTTTGAGTCCGAATTTGTCAATTATTCTTTTGTTGATTGGTCTTCTGTCTGTTTCCGTTTCAATCATACGTACAAAGTTGTTTTAAATTGGAATAATCATTGGATATTCGCTTATTCTGTTCTTGATTCTCTCCATGTATTCATCATCATTAAACTTCATCTTTATTGAAACTGCACATGATTTCGTACTGTCAGGTATTGAAATCATGTTGTATTCAACATCATAAAGGTCCATGACGCATTCGACGAACAGTGAAAACAATTCAGGAAGAATGACATTGCTGAATGCGATTGTACATTCACCTTCATGTCCTACTCTGGTCCATGTATTGCTTTTCTTCATGTTGATGTCATCGCGAACCTGCATGATTGCACATCCGAGCTTGTTTTTACCTTTGATGGACAGACAGTATGTTCTTTTTGATACAGACTCTCTGTTTTCAAAGCATCCAAGCTCCTTGTCATTCGGATTGCAATATGCTATGAACGAATTCCCGGTATTTACTATCTTGCCTTCATATTTCACATACCCGAACTTTATGTAGTTTACAACCCATAATGTAATCTTATTCATGAGGCAAGACAGTGATTCAGCCATTCTGTTACCTGATATGGCATTGCGCACGTGCGTTTTTGCTCCAAGAATGCGCTCGTTCTCCATCACCTGAGATGTAATATCAACACCGGTAATATGTTTGATTATCAAGGCATCTATATATGATACGAATCTCGAAGCGCTGTCAAAGATGATTCCCATCCTTTTTATCGGACATGGAAATTCAAGGCACATGTATGAATTCTTATCTGACTGGCTTACTCTGAAAAACGTAATCACGTTTCCTTTATATTGTATATCCCTGGATTTCATCCTGGAATCATACGATTCATTGGTTATCATATTCTCTGTTCTTTTCTTTTATGTATTTCTTAATTTTACTTCTCCCCTTCAGGAAACTGAAAAACTTCGTGTATGCATTAATATCAGCGTATATGGTACATATCACAAGTATCAGGTAAAGGACAAGCCTGAATGTTTCATCTGAAGAGGATATGCAGAAGCCTGCTATTCTCCTTATGAAAAACATCGGGACAATAACTATCATCAATGATATGAGATTCATTATCACCTTTATCCTGTCACCTCTCCTTATGCCGCTCTTGAAGTCGTCAAGGAATTTCATGTGACGTATGGTCACCTCATTTTTCACGGTTATCTTCACCATATACATGTCATCATAGTCAATTCTCATATCATCAAATATTATTGAATTGCCATCTAACTTGCATTCGTATTTCTTCAATACAAGAAGGCTGTATACGTATTTCATGTCAAACGGATATACGTATACAACCGTGTTTATGTTATCGCAATCTTCCCGCATTGTAGAATATTTTTATTACAAGAAAAAAACTGAACAACACGACAAATGACGCAAACGCGTATTTCCCGGCAAATAGCAGGGAAAATACCGATGCAATACCAAAAGCAATCATGCCCTTATTAATAAACGAATTGATGACTCTTCGTCTTTTGTTATATTCGAGTACGCGGTCACGTTCCTTTCTAATAAGACTCATTATAAGCGTTGCGCTTTCCCTTTCATCAATCGAAATATTTGTTGTCACATGAATCCTGCCGTCAAATCGAACTTCATACAATACATGGTCACAACCCAGAACATCATAAGATGAATAACATCTTTCATTCATTGACGTACACATCTTTACTTTACCGTATTTATCGATAAGCATTTTGTGCAAGTCATCGTCTATTGTACCTATCGATACATCCGACGGCATTGTATAGTTTATTGTTTTCATCGTTTTAATTTTAACAGGGGCTTACGCACGAAACGAAAGCCCCAATTTATCAATCATGGATATTGAACTCACCATTATCTTCAGCGGAACCGTTTCCCTCACTACCGTTTTCTTCAGTCTCCTTTCCTGACGGTTGAGGCCCATCGGTTACTTCTTTAGTCACAGGTTTTTCTTCCTTTGCCGATGAAGAACGTGATTTCATTATGTATTCTATAAGCTCTTCCTTGGACATTGAGTTAAAATCAGGAGTTTCATTGCTTCTGATATTCTCAATCTCCTTTCTGATTGTATCAAGAGATTCACGAATCAGCTTTCTGTGAGAACAGAAACGCTTGCTTTCAAACGTGCGTACTTCCTTATGAAGCTCGTTATTCATTTCCTCAGCGGAATTCAACATGCTTTCATAGTTTTCAAGACTTTCCGCGTCAAATTTCACACCCTTTTTGATGTCGTCACACACGTGTTTCAAGAGGCTTATGATTGCCTCATAGTTGTCGTTTGAAATAATCTTAATCATTTCCTTTTAAGTTTAAGTTTGTTGGTTATACTTTTTACTTCCTTCAAGGCAATGCCTATAAAGGAACTTATCTCTTCTTCCGACATTTCGGGCATATCTATCCCGAAATAAGCTCTGACGATAAATCTCTTCCTTGCCGGCATTGAAGACAGTTCCTTTTCTATTATGGAACGCACAGACAACTTGTCGTCTATCATCCCATATATATCGCTGTCATCTTTAATCATATCGGATACATCCTTGTCAGAACCTTCCTCCACAGGCATATTAATGCTTGAAAGGTCTTCACTTGCGAGCATTATATCCCTTACGAGATGCTCTTCAAGTCCTACATGCTCTGCAATCTCACATATATCGGGTTCACGCTGGTTCTTGGTATAGAACTCGTCAATGAACCTGTTTATGCGATACATGACGCTTACCCTGTTTCCGGGAAGTTTTATACCATTTGCCTTGAATCCGACTTCGGCCATAATCTGCTGCCTAATCCACCAGACAGCATAAGAAATAAACCTAAAGCCCTTTGTATGGTCGAAGTTGCATGCAGCCTTTATTATGCCTATATTCCCTATGGCGATAAGGTCCCCAAGTCTGTATCCGAGTGACTGATATCTTTTAGCGACTGAAATTACGAATTTGAGATTATGAAGAATCAGTTCATCACGTGCCTTTATATCTCCTTCCTTAATACGTTCACAAAGCCCAACTTCCTGTTCTGAAGTAAGAGGTTCATATTTCTGTATCTCAGAGAAATATATATCCACGCCGTGAGAATCACGTATGGTAAGCTCGTTTTGAATCTTCAATGGTTTCATGTCGCTAATGTTTTACGTTATTCGGCAAAGTTACCAAATAGAGAATGAATCGTCAAGATTTACGCCTTAAAATCAGGAAGTTTCATGGTAGGCATTTCAAGTAGAATATCCGTCAGTTTCCTGATGCTTCTGCCGTCAATGTCTATCGTGAAATATATGATTACTATCTCATCGTAATAATCAGCCCTGATGCCTCGCGTAAAACACTTCATACGCAACAATCCAATCGTCAGAATATGCGCACAGACAGTCAGTAATGATTCAAAGCGTTTTTCGCATTGTAATACTATCTTCTTTGCCGGCCATATCCTCCTGATATTTTCAATCTTCACGAATCTGTAATTGATGAAATCAAATGCCTTCATCATCGCAAAGCCGAACATATTCTTGCCTTCCACGTGAATTGTTTTATCGCTCCTAACAATACAACCTCTTGACATAAGGGTTTTTGAATCACCCTTAACTATGTCTATGCTGTATGTATTGTTGGCTAGTTCAAACATCACGTCTTCATGTTGCAGGATTTTATACATACATACGGCCCCCATGACTTCGAATTCAATATCATCGCCCAACCATGTCTTTTCAATGAATTCAATGCATTCAGAATATAGCATGACGTATGATTTTTCAAGTATGTTGCGCATTGCCTCATCCTTGCTTACACTGTACTTTCTTCCGCCATACATAATCTCCACGCTTTCTTCAGTGATTGCTAGCATTCTTAAGTATGCATACATCCTGAACATGCAGTCAAAAACCTTTTCCCTGTATACAATCCCATGACGGTTATTCATGGGATGAAGAATAGAGTTTGAATCAATGAATCTCACTTCTATCCTGTTATCAGAGAAACAGTTTATGTTATTCAACGTTATATTTGTTCATGGCAAATCAGTTTGCAGGTCCTTTACTGGCATCATATCCCTTGAACAGATTGCGTATCATCTTCTCTCCAATACGGTTCTTGATGTCGTCGGTATATGTACGACCTGATACAATCACGTCTACTTCGTAGTTAAATGCCATTTCAAATGACATGAAACGTACTGTCTTTAATGCAAGACCAGACATATCACCATTTGAAAGATTCATTGCCGGCATATATATCATAAGACCTCTGTTATCTCTTGCAGGAATCACACAAGGTGATACATTCTTGCCAAGCAACAGGCTAATCATATCAACAGCCTGACCGATTGAGAACATAGGAAATTCATCTGTCATTTCTTTCACGCCACGAACCGAATGTTTGATTTCAGGCTCTCCAATCGAATTGGAAATAGCATATTTGGACGCAAACGCACTACCGAACTTATTGAAGATTCTAAGGTATATGTTCGGATTGATGTATTCATTTTGATAGGATGTGCTGGTATACATGATTTCAGTGATTGACATCTTCCTGTAACCATGGAACTTGATATGACATCTCTCTTTTCCGATTGTTATCATCTCAGGCTCTCCAAACTCTTTCACCATTTCTTGTTCAATAATTTCACAAAGCTCATCTTTCACAACTGTAAACGCAACGGCTGAAAACGAGTTCTTTGCCTCATCCATATTAAAGTCACTTGATACGTCTTTAATGAACAGCCATATAATGTTGGTGTAATACATACGCGGTGCCATGATGTCCGGAACAATCACGTCACGTGCTTCTTCTTCCACACCTGATTCACAACCAAGTGAATACTCTTCATCGGTAAAGAAGTCGCGTATACCTCCGTCACTTGTGAGCCAGTCCTTGAATAACTCAACGACAATTCCTTCTTTTGACATGGACTTAATCTTGTCTATGTCAACGTTTTCAAAATCTTTTTTCATGATTGATAAAGTTAAAAATGTTTTGTATAATAAAGTTTCATAAAACGAACATGCAATACATGAACGTATGAAACAATGTTTCGTGTATATCAATGCAGTATAATGTAAAGATGAATGTAAGAATTACAATATAATACATTAATCTTTTAATACATACTAATGAATCAGAAAAACACTGGATAATACGAGCCTTTCGTCTTCTTATCTACAAGAAAGTCAACTACCTGTAAATCACCATGCTCTGTTCTTCGTATTGTGATGTATACTGTGTCTCCTAAGCTGGCTAAACCTTCAAGGTCCAGTCTAATGTTCTGATAATGAAACAAGTATGAATTAACTTCGTACTTGATTGTTTGAAATGAACGTTCTCTTGAATATTTCATGATACAAAAAGAGAGGTCAGGACATGATGATGGTATGCCCTGACCGGTAATTGCTGCAAACACCCGAACAGCAGCCATTACTTAACCAACAACCTTCAAGCTATGGGCTAATACACCATGGATTCAAGGTTGAAAGGAAAGGGGAAAGCTTATTAATTAGCCTTCCCCAAATCCATTGTTAAGCTTCAGGCATTATTTGGTTTTTGAAGCCTTTTCTTCAGTTTCAGTCTTCTCTGCATCGTTCACGACTTCAGCTTCTGAATCAAATGGCTGTTTACCAAATGAGATACGAGCTTCATTGTCAAGGTTGCGATACAGTTCAGTGAGTTCTTCGTCAGTGTAAGACTTGGCAAATTCAAAGCACAGAAGCTTCTGCATACGAGTTCTAACCTCTTCACCGAATCGAAGCGTTTCAACTCTTACAGAGTCAACTACTTCAATCTTCACGTTGTACTTGGCAAATGCTTCATAAGCTGCCTTGATACCTGCGAAAGAAGTAAGACATTTGTAGAACTGTGTCTTCGGTGCATCAACTTTGAAGTCTTTGTGATTAGCTGCATAAGTGATTCCGGTAGGCTTAGCCTTTTCACCGATGATTTCAGAATGTTTGTATTCCGGAACAACTCTACCCATTGAGCCGTGATAGAGCAGTTTGGTAACACCATTCACTTCAACGATGCAGCATGCAGCCTTGTTACCGTTTACAATCTTGTTATACAGCTTTGACTTCGATGTGAACTGAATCAGGTCTCCTTCATTAAAGGTATTGATTTCAGTGTTTACACCCGGTGCTTTGTCGTCACCAATCTTGAACTCAACTAGTTTTTCAGAACTAACGATGTCTTCAATGCTGAAACTGTTTGTAGATACAAAATCCTTCATAATGATAAATGTTTAAAGAGTTAATAAATAATGTTGTTTAAAATGCATTGGGCGTATACTCCATACGTCTTATGCTGGTCAGAGTATCTGTATGAAAATGTAAAGCTTATTTCAGTTTGACGGTATTCTTCTGAATTAAGATGTTGTTCTGTTTCTCGTAGTTAAGCAGAGTATCCATGAGGTATTCATCCTTGCCTACGATTATCTCATGTTTGGAACCTTTCATGTCGATACATGTTATCACTCTTCGTCCTGGTTCGGACTTAAGAAGTTCAATCATGTGTTTGAATGATTTCGTTCTCTTATCAGATGATGTATTGTGTGCCCGAAGCATTCGTAGCATTCTGTATTCATCATCTGACAATACCTGACCGATAGCTTTATCAGTCAGGTATATGTTGCCGTTGATGATTACTTTCATATCTGATTGAAATAAACAGGTTCATAATCAATACCGCTTGTCCACTTATCACCATTAATCTCAATTTCAATATTATCTACGATATCATATCTTATCGGGATGTTTCTGTCTCTTTCAGGATTGCGTGAAGTGTAGTATGATGACAATTGTCTGCTTCCTTTGCTGATGACTTCCTTGAAACCATCTGGATTTACAAACACTATCGTTTCACGCTTGAATCGTAAGCTGGCAGTAATATCTCCACATGAATCAATATGACATTTGAGAATAACATTATTATCATTCATTCCGTCAACGTCGATTCTGTTGATATCGTCAATGAAGTAATACGCCCAGTTGTCATCTTTGCAGTTGCGTTTGATAACGTCAAAGCACTGTTGCTTGCTCATTCTTATTGCGACAACGTCATTGGTCAGCAAGTTCTCTACCATCTTTGAGTTAAGCATGTTAATGTTTGCTTTCAGTCGCTGTTTGGCATCATGATTCTTTACTGCGAATTCAAATGCCATTGAAATGATTTCATTGTTCATGATTGTTTCCTCCTTGGTTAAGTTAATAGCTGTTCGCGGAATACATCAATACACTTATAGGTAAATGCTCGCATCCCGCTGGTAATACACTAGTTGTCTGAAATGACTTATTAAACATATATATAGTGCACATATTATGCGCGGTGGTTAGTGCAATTATGTGAGATATGTTGCACTAATTGCACTAACTGATTTACCCGTTTTGGGTCTACATTATATAATGGTAATTGCACTAAATTGCTAAAGTATTGATTATCAAGCACAACGAAGTGCAAAGGGTTTAATATTTGAGTCACTCTGAGTGTCTCAAAGTTAGTGCAATTTGCACTAAATATTACCATATTTGAGTCACTCTAAGTGTCTCAAAGTTGGTATGTTTTGCACTAACTAGAATTATTGATTGCACTAAATATATAAAACGTTGATTATCAAGTATAAATAAGCATAAACTGTTTAATATTAGATAAACATGAAGCAGTCTTAAGTCATTATGAATTGTATTGAATCATTTGCACGTCTTACACTAATATCATATCTTTGCACTGGAGGGGTCCCAATCCTCTTCTTATTGGTTATTATCCGATAATAAACGGCGGTTTGTTATCGGATATTGTTTATAATATAGCTATATTTGCGCTAACCAATAAGAACGAATATATGTTATGAGAAGATTAAAAGACCCCAATTCGCTAGATTATTCAGATATAACAAAGCCGGATGGATTTGATAATATAACAGACAATATATATTTCAATAAATATTTCTTTAAGGAGATGGCTAATAAGTATAACCCCATATCCATTGACGGGTATGAGGATTATGGCATGGTAGGTAAGCAGACTATATCGGGCGATAAAATAAGTAAGACTGTCCACACGATAGTAAGCAAACGGGTTAAAGAACCTTGTTCTTATATCCGTATTGACAGCTTTGCGTGTATTGATATGAAGTTCAGCATTTCAATTATAAACTTCCTTCTTGGTATGTCTGTGAAGCAGGGCAGGATTGACGGACTGTGTTATGTGAAATCGTCTGATTATATATTCAAGGTATTTATTGATGTTTTAAGAGATAAAGATAAAAATAACATTGTCGGTAGATATGTGTTGACATCGTTTTCACAAAGACAGATTGAAGGATTATTCAAAGCTTGTATGGATGAGTTGATAGCAAGAGATTATATTAGCCTGATGTATGACGAAAAAGGGAATAGGAAATATGGATATTATTATGTAAACTTCATGAAGTTTAGATGCACTACGCTTGACAAAATATTTCAGTGGTATGTAAGTGAGATGAAGAAGAGATTTACTTCAAAGGATATATATAATATAACAAGATGCTTCGACGGTTTCAATGAAGAGCTATTTAATTCAATATTTGGCTCTGTAAAGGTTGAGGGTGTTATAAATGACAAGTCGCCTGCTTCTGTTGTCATAGAACTTGCAAGGCAGATGGATAGCCAAAGTAAAGACAGGGTTTTCCCTATGAGATATAAAGATACCATGAATATAAGCAGACGCACGTTTTATAATCTTATTGAACTACTTATAAATGATGGAAGCCTTATAAAGGTCAAAAGAGGAAAGTATATGCTTGGCAATGTATATAAGGATGTTTAAAACATAAGGTCTACCAAAGAGGTTTAATTCTCAATGATAGACCTTGTATCTTATTTAAGAGCCTGCGCGTATGTCTCTACGGAAATCATCACTATTCGACTTCCCTCTTTTATTGAGATTTCGTACCCGTTGATTGTATCCTTTGCAAACTCAATGGATTCATCACTGAATCCTTGGTCGGCTACGTATCTGCCCATGATGTCTTTCATGTCTGCAAGAGATAAGACGATGTTTTCCTTGTGATAGTATCTTTCAACTATCGACAATATTCTTGCTGCAAAGACGTTGTCGTCACCTGCATCCTTGAACAGAATGTCTGATGCACTATATATCTGTGCTTCATCCTCATTGTTGTTTTCAATGAAGTATAAAAGCGCGATTCTATCCTGCTTTGCTTGTTTTGGTTCTGTGTATTTGGAACCCTCGATGTCTTTAAATAAACCGCTGTTGTTTGAGTTTTTAGTAATCATAGTTATTTGTATTTAGTTGTGCCATCAATAAATTATCCGCGTCACATATTGGCACTTATATGCAACGCGGATTTATGTTAAGTTAAAAAGCTGAATCTACCTCGTCGTCGGGTATGATAACCCTATAAACAAGAATGTTATTCCTGAATAGCTTCAATTCATCAAATCCGCTCCCGTCTTCAATGATATCTATTCTGTGTATTGCAGCACTGTTTGCAATGTCTAGGAATCGCTTGTTGATGATGCTGCAAAGTGCTGCAAATATGCGAGCATCATCTTTCATTGTTATTGTAATCATTGTTTTATTGTTTTTGGTTAGTAATTAAGTTGGCGGTTAGTTACAGTCCAACCGCCAAAAGACCTAAAGGGCGTTACTCACCGCTTGCTTCGGCTTTCACCTCTTCAACCTCACCAGTCATTATCTGCTCGGTGAGTATGAAGTTGACCAAACGCTTAATCCGCGTGCGTCCATTGTATCCTTCAATCTTGAATGGTGCGGAACGGCGAATCTTAACGCGGATTGCATCACAACCGAATTCCCGTTTTGCATCCTCAGCGCATGTAGATGCTCTAAGGTTAAGGAATCGGTTGTTAATTGCGTCCTCATCGAACTTCATTTCGGTGTTGTTGTCGATGTCAAACCGACTCTTTTCAGACGGTAAAATCATCGACATGAATGCCACGGTCGGCTCGTTCGAGATGTTACCGTCCGCACCTACCTTATAGAATGCAAGACAGTAATGGATTCTGGGAACCCACTTCTGTACCTTGCCGTCTTTTAGGATAGGCTCCGACGGTTTGGGCACCCAAGAAGCAAGGAGCATGGATTCGTCAAACCGAATCACAAACTCAGCACCGTCGATAAACGGTGAAGAAGAAGCGATAGGCTCGTCACCTCCGTTGCCACCTGCGGCATCCCGTACTTCTTTTGGGATGTCCACTATCCTCTCCATGTCATTGTACTTGACAATGTTGAGGCCGAGACCATTAGAGAAGTTGGAAGTTGCGAGAGTCATGCTCTCAGTTGAAACTACAGTACCTGCCATAGTTGTTGGTGTGGGGTTACGTTCAGCCCCACGAAGTTAGGTTTGAAAATAAATAGGAAGTCCTGTCAGTTCGGGTTAAGACGGGAAATCCTATAACAACATACCCGTATATGGTGATACGGTTATATATTGTCGAATAAATATCTATGATGTATACTATTGACTTATTAATCATATATATGATATGATTATATCCTTATTTGAAAGAGCAAAACGATTTCAAAATGGTTTTGAAATCTGAATTCGAAAATCGAAAAAATTTAAAACGAAATGGGTGGGGGGGATTCGGGTACTATGCTACACTCGTTCTCGTCATCAATAACATTCTCAATTCCCCGTTCCTGGCCCTCATCCAATCCCAACCCAATCCTATCAATCCTTACCAACCTCAGTCCAACCTTATCTCAGTCATAACTCTCACCATAACCTCAACCTTAATCCCAATGCCTATCCACATTCTTCATCTTAATTCCAACCATTAGTTCAGTCATCTTATCTCTAACCATCATAATCCTACTACCCACATCTATATCTATCTCTATCTACCTCTTCTATCTCATATTCATCTCACTCTCTTAATCCGACCATCCTGTCATTATACTACTCCTGCATCACTCTTTAACTTGCCGGTAACTTGCTTATACCCTATCATTTCCCCGATACAACACACTGTAGCCATAAACATACATCGCGTTTTATTTGCTATTAATCAAAATAAATCAATATATTTGCCGTTGTTTAAGAACCAATTAAAATCAAGTAACATTATGATTCCGGAATACATTATAAGGAAAGCCGTAGAGCCTGAAGTTATAACAAAGAAAGGTTCATTCAGCAAATTCATCAAGGTAACTTGCAGATGTTATATAGGATGTGATTTCTATATCATGATTTGTGGGAAATACGGAAGTGTAATATCAAAGTATCACATTGTTGTAAAGAATCGCATCATATATATATCCGATGAGTATTCTGATAACGGAGTTTCTGTGTACTACATGGATACGATTTCAATTGTATTTAACAATGACGGTATTGATATATGTGATGGTAATGATAAGTTTGTATGTGAATTAAATACATGTGCCGACATATACAATCCGAACATACTTATTCCTGGAATCAGTTGTCCATTTCTTAATGTCATTGTAATGTATAATGGAGCTGAATTGAGTATTGATGATATTAAAATTGGAACTGTATGATTGGATATAAAAAGTTGTTGTCTATAGGAAAGAATGAAGCAGTAGATAAGCCTATAGAAATAAACATAGATACTCGCAGACTTCCGGATGATGAAGTAATTGATGTAATTGTAGAGAGTGAAGATGAGAAGCCCGTATCGAAATATCGTGTATATAATTTTTGTTACGACACTTATATGTATAACGCATGCAATGGATATACTTGTTTAATTAAAGGAAGAGGATTAATATCGCTGAAGATATTAGATAATCATGTGGATATATATAAGGATTCAGTGTTGATGAATTCTCAGGAAGAGAACAATGATTTGTTAACACTGAATAAGATGTCCCTGATAAATGTGTTCGTGTCTTCCAATATGGATAAGATGCTGGTTTTGTAGTAGTTGGTTATTTTTATTTGGTGATGAAGATTGTCATTTTCTTCATCACCATTTCTTTTATACAATTATCAATACTAATGATAATACGATTGGTATGATACATCCTGCAAGTATATCAAGATAATCAAATTTACCTCCAATACTCTTTTGGATATATTCAACTGAAGCCATTGCTATCGCTACTGATATTGTAGCTACAACTGAATACGGCCATACATTGCCATACGAAACGCCTACGAATAACTGAGACAGAATCATCACTATATAAATAGCTATTCCGGCTTTCACATGTTTACTCCTGTTTGATTCCTTGAACAGGATGTTGAACCACTCTTTTACTTTCTCTACAATCTTTTTCATGTTAAATACAATTGGTTATACCGTAATATATCAATTGTTTATATTACAACGTAACATAAAACTGTTTTAATATGGAGAAGATAACTATTAATAAGGCGGAATCAGATATACGTCCGATGCTTAATCTTGAATCAGAAACTGGCATTATAACTATATCCACAGCTCAATCAGAATAATATGAATGATATAATAGACAAAATCATAAGTATAATATCCGGGAATGATGAGCCTGAAATCTATCCTGCAAAACAAATAAACAAGCCGGATAGATTAACAAATGGAGAAGATTATTCATTTGAAAGAAGTTCTGATTTTCCTGATATTCCGGAATCAAGGAGAAGATTTCTCTCCGGAGATTATAGAATTGAGGATAACAAAAAGAAGAGATTTTCTGGTAATACAGGTCCTATCAAAATAGGGAAGAATAAGAGTCTCAACAGGGAGATAGCATTAAAGGCTATATGGAACCTTGAAAATCCTCAGATGAAGGGAAGAGAAATCGTAAATGGCGAGGAAAGGTTTTATCCGGTTCATGAGTACAATAGAGAAAAAAAGATTGATACATGGAGCATAGGGCCTGGACTTGATTTGATATATGGTGTATTGAAAGGTCAGCTTGATAAGTATAGGAAAAGAGGAATGTCAAGAAAGGAGGTTGAAGACCTTGCTTATAAGGAACTCAACAGACATGCCAAGGCTGTATATGACGCCTTTATAGACAGAGGGATATCGACAAGACCTGATACCATATCTCATGGAGTTATATTGAATGCTGCACAGACAAGATATCATCTTGGCAACATAATAGACAGGATGCAAAGATTTGGGAATGCAGCCGTTCTTGGAGATACGAATAAGATGTATAATGCATTGACAAATGATGAGAATCTTATAGGCAATGACAGGATGAATAAAATGAAAACGTATGACCCATATTACGGGTACGGTGGCTGGAGAAGCGAAAAAGATAGGAAAGGTATAATCAAAAAAAGAAGATAACCCTTGGAAGTAATGCAATAAATCATCATATTTGCACATGTAATTAAAATATATGGAATTATGAATGAAATTGAACAATTGAAGACAGAGATTGACAACCAATACAAATTGTTTGTTGAAAATCATGAAAAATCTATTAAGGGAAACAAGTCTGCCGGTATAAGGGTGAGGAAAGCTGCACTTTCAATCATGAATCTCATGAAACAGTACAGAAAGGAATCTATCAAGATTTGATTTTATTCTATTGGTTCTTGTTACGCCTGAGCATCGAAAGTGTTCAGGCGTTGTTATTTTACGATATACTAATTGCACTTATTATGAAGTTTGTATCATTTTTAAGAGCTATACTGACGGCGCAATCAGGTATATCATCAAAGAGACTTTGCGGTGTACTTGGTTGGTTATGTACTATTGGTTGGATAACATATTATGTTGTCGTTAAAAAGGATATGCCGGGAATTCTTGAAACCTTCATGATATGTACTGTTACATTGCTGGGTATAGATACGATACCTAAATCTATAAACGCATTTACTAAAAAGGATAAATCATGCAAACAGTCAGATAAAGAACAAAATACGAAAAATGGTCCTACAAATTAATACAGCGATAATAAAAATATTACGTAATATTTTTGTTTATATAAAAAATATGACCATGTTTGCAACATAAAACCTGGTTTTGATGCGTAGTGTAAATGGTAGCACGTATCCCTAGTTCCTGATTAGGCTTGGGTTATAGTATGAGTTCGAATCTCTTCGCATCTTTTGAAAGGGTTGTTCGCATAATTGGCATCTGCAATTAATTTGCATTTCGCTTGTTGCCGCTTGCGATAATACCCTTTTTAAATTGGACTATGGTGTAATGGTAGCACAACAGATTTTGGTTCTGTTTGTTTAAGTTCGAATCTTGATAGTCCAACAATGCATTGCTTAGCAAAGGAAAGGCAAACGGCGTGCGATTTAGTAGCATAACGTGAAGAGCGACATAAGAATAGCTTTCTAAAACGTAGCGAAGTACAAGCTATCGGAGATAATGGAACCCAAAAAATCTATTATCTAATTAAGTGACAAACGTTCCTGGTAGTGCCAGTAAAAGAGTTTTCGAAAGTTAAGCTCAAACGAAATTCTGGATAGTTGCAAATATTCATTATTGAGTTCTCAGGGTGCGAATCCCGAATACAATGCAGAAAATTGAGCGATACCAAAGTGGTCAAATGGGCTTGACTGTAAATCAAGTGACTTAATGTCTTCGGTGTGTTCGAATCACCCTCGCTCAACAATAATAAATAATCACGGTCAGGTGCAATCGCCGGTAACAGTATGTGAGGTAAGTGAGGTTGCGACAAATGTATACTGTATGAAATAAAGCAGAAGTCCTACGCATTTAAAGTAATACTGAAAAATGTATTCGCTGTTACAAGATTATTTATTAAATATCGCTGGGTAGTGTAATGGTAACATGTTGGTCTCATAAGCCAAAGAAGCGGTAGCACCGTGTTGTGGGTTCGAATCCCACCCTTCAGCAACAATAAAATCAAATGATTACAGCACATCACTTTAAGTAATCAAATGATTAAAACATATTATCCGTCATTGAATTTGCAGAGGTGATGTGCTGCATTTTCTTTGGCGGTTTTTTATTTTATGAAAAATGGATATGTAGAATTATATATGCCTGAGCATCATAGAGCGCAAAAAGATAGTGGATGCGTATATGCGCTATTGTTGTCGCAGAAAAGAAACTTGAGAGAAAATTGAAGGATGATGAAGTGGTTCATCATTTAGATAAAAATAGGTCAAATAATAATCCGGATAATCTAATTGTATTTATAAATACATCAGAGCACACAGCATTTCATCGAGGATGTAATATAATTGGATATAAAGATGGTTCTGCTTATTGTGATAGAAAAATAAATAAATGTCCTATATGCGGAAAAAAGATAGATAATAAATCAAAATTATGTATCGAATGCCATAATAACGAAAGAAGAAAATTAAAGATTGATAAAGATGCATTATATAATCTATTATTAAATAATTCATTTTCAAAAGTTGGGAAAATGTTTGGCATAACTGATAACGCAATTAGGAGATACTGTAAAAAGTTCAACATACCATATAAATCGTCAGACTATAAAAAAATAAAAAAAAGAAATGTTGCAAATGAATATATAATATAATATATTTGCAGCAAATTGCTTAGATAGCCAAGCGGACGAAGGCAGCAGACTGTTAATCTGCCTGATTTTATCACATCGTAGGTTCGAATCCTACTCTAAGCGCTAATATCAAATGGTGGTTGTAGCTTAGTTGGTGAGAGCGTCAGCGCGGTGCTGAAGGTCGTAGGTTCAAGTCCTGCCAATCACCCTAAATAGTGTGTTAGTTCAGTTGGTTAGAATACCGCACTGTCGATGCGAAGGCCACGGGTTCGAGTCCCGTACACACTGCAAGTATATTTTTACTTATGCCCAGTTGACGGAATTGGTATACGTGCATGATTAAGGGTCATGATTTTGTAGGTTCGACCCCTACACTGGGTACAAATAAACCCTTATAGTTCAGTGGATAGAACGAGAGTTTCCTAAACTCTAAACAGAGGTTCAAGTCCTCTTAAGGGTACTTATAGCTGAATAGTTCAAAGACGGAAATATCGAAAGAAAACGTCAAAAATAACAGTTATATTGAGGACCGTTAGCTCAGTTGGTTAGCAGCATCCGGCTCATACCCGGCAGGTCGTGGGTTCAAGCCCCTCACGGTCCACTTAATTTTTATGGGGAGGTAGCATAAATGGATAATGCGCTAGATTTGCAATCTGGAAGATTGGGTTCGAGTCCCACCTGCTCCACAAACGACAAGTCAAAGTCGAAATCCGTTATATATTATTCTAGAGAGTATATAACAGAATCTGAGGACTGGGGCCACGTGCGCATTAGTAAGATTCATTTAGAGTTTAGCTCAGCGGTAAGAGCGTCTGGCTTATGTTCAGAAGGTCATTGGTTCGAATCCAATAACTCTTACTAAGGTTTTAATACGCATAATTTCAATCATTGTACCAAACATTTTCAATCCTGTCTGTTGAGAAACGTGCAGGATTTCTTGTTTATATGAAATCTTATCGCCATATTTGCACTGTTATCATGAATCGAAAACCAATCATGTAAGGTTTAGCAATATAAGACAAGACTCGTGAAATGATAACAACGCGGTTATTGACAAAAATTTAATATCAGTTCGTTCGCTACATTCATTCTTGTCGGAGTGTGTATGTGAATATTGGTCTTCAATATTAACCACACTGTGTTAATGAATTGATATGATAAATCTTGTACAGACCAAGGTTAAAAGTAAAGTCGTGTATCGAATAGTTGAGAAAATGTGGTTATACTTTCTCCACCGAATTACTCAACCTATAATCGCGTTTTTGATTGATTGTTTTTTATTCTTCTATCATATATCGTCACTCGTCTGGGTGACGTTTTTTAATTTATACATTATGAAATACGAAAAGATACCGAATCCAGTAAGAGCGATAATGTGGGATGGTAATATCAAAAAGCTTGAATCTGAGAATGTAAAGTTTTCAAGTGTTGAAGATATGAAAAAGATAAAGAATGGTACACTGTATTATTCTTATCAGGAAAGGAATTTGTATTGCGCTAAAAACGGCGTACTTGAATCCGTACTTATTACAGATATAATACTTGAAGATGAAAACATGTCGTATGATTTTGTTGACATGAAAAGCTTCGACAATGATTATACAATATCACCTGAAGACTGGAAAGAGAGCCTCATCTTGAACTATAATAAAATAGTTGATATGAAAAGCTTGCTGAAGGTCGCGTTGAGAGACGAGAAATTCAGGGATTCAAAAGATATGGTAAATGAAGCATTATCGAAAACTAGTGAGTATTTGAAAATAATCGAGAAAATAATAATTAAAGTATCAGAAAAGAAAAGGAGGTAATATCATGTTTAAGTATAAGAATAGATACAAAGACCTTTACGTAAATGCATCTGCAATAAACGAGCATACGTTTGATGAAATAAATGAATCAATACCGTCTGGATATGCTATAATTAAAAACGAAGATGATTATACATTATTCAAAGATGGAGCTAAAGAAAGAAATTTCAATGAAGGCGATTATGTTGTCATTCATGATGACATGGTTACTATAATGCCTGAATATGTATTCAACAATTTATTCATTTAATCATTATGGAAAAAACAGACATCATCTTTGGATTTGAAGCGAAAGAAAAAATGCTTTCTGGGATAAACATTCTGGCCGATGCGGTTGAAACTACAATCGGACCTGCCGGAAGAAATGTTCTTATTAATGAAATAATGCAGGAACCTCATATAACAAAAGATGGGGTAACTGTTGCCAAGAGCGTAAAATTCTCGGACGCATTCATGGAAGCCGGTGCAAAAATAATAAGACAGGCAGCTAAAAAAACATGTGATGACACCGGTGATGGAACAACCTCGGTAACTGTTCTTGCAAGGAAAATGATAAATGACGGAATGAGCTTTATCAAGGAGAATAAGTATGCAAGACTTAACAAAATGAGGGATGGAATGATTAAGGCTTCAGAAATAGCTGAATCATACATAAACTTGGTAAGTAGTCCATGCGAAAGCGAAAAGATGATTAAGAGGGTCGCTACGATATCGGGAAACAATGATGAAACTATTGGAGATATAGTATGCGAAGCAATGCTGAGAGCCACAAAGGATGGAGCTGTTTCTATTGAGGATTCTCCATCAAGCGAAACATACGTTGAAACAATAAATGGTATGAGGTTTGACAAGGGATTCAAATCACCATTATTTGCTACGAGCGAAGATGGCCAGAGATGTGAATATACAAGCTGCAATATCATTCTATGGAAGGGAGTAATAGACAACATGAATGATTTTACTCTTGTGATTCAGCCTGCTCTTGAAAAGAAAAGACCGATACTTATTATAGCTGATGGATATTCATACGATATAATCAATGCCATAGCCGTTAATAAGATGAATAACGGATTCAGTATTGTTGCTGTTGAGGCTCCATCCTTCAGAGAAAACAGAGAAGCTATGATGAAGGATATAGAGGTATTGACAAACGGTATGATTATCAATACCATGGGAATAACTCCGGAGAACTTCAAGGCGGAATATATGGGTTCTTGCGAAAGAGTAACGGTCACTAAGGACTATACCATTATAGTAGGTGGAGATGGAAGCGAAGAGTTGATAAATGAAAGAGTTGAAGAAATAAAATCCCAGCTTGAAGTTGAAAACAATACCGTAGAAAGAATAAATCTTCGCGAAAGGCTTGCAAAACTTGCCGGTGGCATATCTATAATATACGCAGGTGGAAATAGTGAAGCTGAAGTAAAAGAGCTGAAAGACAGACTTGATGATGCTGTCTGCGCTGTTCGTTCGGCAATGAAAACGGGAGTTGTTGCAGGTGGAGGTTCTACATACATACGACTGAAGAAGCATCTTGATAAAGAAATCGAAAAATACAGTGGAGAAAACGAATACTATATTGAAGGTATGAAACTTGTATCCAATTCTTTATATGAATGTTTCAAGTCTATAATGAAAAACATATACTTCAATGAAAATGAAGTAGATGAATTAATTAAATCAATATCAGACAATAAGAATACAAATTGCGGATTCGATGCAAATAATTTGAAATTTATTGATGATATGGTTGATTCAGGAATCGTAGACCCGACAAAGACATCTGTAATGGTGATTAAGAATTCGGTATCGGTAGCTGCTATATTTTTAACCACAGATTGTGCTATAGCAAGATATATAACAGAATGATAAACAAATCTCTGGCTGACTTATTTACAGCCAGAGATTTACCAATTATATCGTTTAATTTGTTCTTTCATATCAACACCTCCCTTATTACCTTTATACCAGGAAGAATCGCTTACATTTATTCCTTTGTGTATAAACTTCCTTAAACCGCCAAGCCCTCCAAGCCAGGCCATTCCATAAGCTCCTTCATTTGATATTCCGAGCTTCTTCATTTTTTCTCTATCGTCTTTTGTAAGATTTTTATCTATATCTTTTATCATATTTACAGCTCCGGCTATTTGTACGATAGGATTATTTATAAATTCGTTTATGGTTTTCCCTGTATATGCTGATATATTGTTATACTTCTTTCCATCCTGCATAAACTGAAAATATCCGTATGCCGGAGCATTTTTATTCTTTGCAGACTTATTGAATCTTGATTCATGATATGCTACTCTTGTAAGGAATTTCCTATACTTCTTACTTTCCGGATTTATCTTTTCGTATTCGTCGTAAGCTCTTTCAAATTCATCCGAACCTTTTATCGGGGTTCTATATACCTTACTACCATCGAATCTTTTCTTTGAATTTATCCTTCTTACCGTATTATTGAACTCGTCAAATATCCTGCTTATTGAACTTGTAGGTTCTTTGAATTCCCTGTTTTTCTCATCAATTATAGCCGTAGATACCTTATGCGGTATCTCTTCATTGGAATCTACCAAATCATAATCCGGAATCATATTTGGTTCAAATTCAAATGTAAGCGGATTGAAATTATCGTCTACGGCAAATTCAGACGGTATATATCTTGCTAATATGAAGTTCTTTAATGGTTCCATTTTGATGCGTTTAAAGCGAACTGACCTTTCTTCCTTATCGCTGGGTTGCTTGATTTACTTGCTTTTCTCTTACATTCTTCGGTGCATGAATTGAATCCATTTCTTTTACACCAACTGGTAAGGCTACCTATTCTGCTTTTCTTTATTTTAATGGTGCCTCCATTTTTAAATTTCAGAAGTTCCTTCATTTTGAAATAAAATTTGTATACTACAAAGATACTTAACTTTGTATAGAAATAAATATTACAACAAGATGAAAGAATTTGTAGATGCAATAAAATTAATGGGAGACCTTGGATTTGATATCACAAGTGTCATATTCGGGTTTATTATATATACAGCTTTTTTAAAGCATAAGACAATACTGAAAATAGTATTCCAGAAGCTCGATAAGAATCAGCTTATAAAGCGTTCGAAGGCTGAAGAATACACAATAACATCGTCGAAAAACATAAACAAACTACTTGATGACATAGTTTGTAAAGACCCTGAAATATCTAATGCTATATTATGCAATTACCATAATAACGTTGTAAGTAACGTTAATTTATCGTATTATTATTTTACTTCAATCACAGAATGCCTTGGGAACAGGATGCATCAATGTTTTGATATTTGGCATGAGAAAAGCTATATGAATTACCAGCCTGAGCTTGAAAGAATGCATCGTTCAAACGTCTTTTATATAAATATAAACAATCCCGACCACGTTGAATGCTTTCCGAAATTATCAAAATTAATAGAGGACAGTAATGCAAAATTTGCTGTATTCATAGCAATAACTGGTATAAATAAAGAAATAGGATTCCTTCTTCTTTTATATAAAGATGAGATAAAAATAGAAAGCAAGGCAGAATATCTATATACGTTTAATAAAGAGCTTGATGAAATAGCCATATTGATGAATTATCAGGAGAAGAAATAAATACCGTCACACGTCACTCATATATATAAGCGATGTTTCTTTTTAGGAAATGTCGCTTTGTTTTTTACTTAAAATTGCCTTTCTTTGTATCCGTATAACCAATTAGAATAAAAACATGAAAGAGCTTACAATCGACAAAAAGAATGGAACCGTTGCCTATAATGATAAATATCATATATATTGGGATACGGAAGATTTGAAGACTTATATATCAGCTACAACATTAATAGGATTATTTGAGCAGGAATTTGATACTGAGTTCTTTTTGAAATACAAGGCATTTGAAAGACTATGCAATCCCACAAAAGACTTTCTGTCTAATCTAAGAGCTTCAAAAGTATTTGATTTTGATGTGATTAAAAGATATTATCCGTCTTTGAAAGCATCTGAATTAAACAAAACCGTAGAAGAAATAAGAAGTGAATGGAAAAAGACTAATTCAGACGCATGCACAATGGGAACTGCCATACATGAAGGATATGAAAACATGTTCTTTAAAACCGGTAAATATCAGTTATCAGATTATGGATTTAAAAGACAGGACGATATATTCATGTATGAAAAAGGTTGCTATGATATAAAATATGAAAAGCAAGCTCTTCCGGAATGTCTGATAGCTATGAAAACACAGAGCGGAGTAAGAGTTGCCGGACAAATAGACCTTCTTGTCGCGTACAATAAATGGATTAATATATTTGACTATAAAGGGCTTGACATAAATACTCCTATACTTACTACCAGCGGATTCAAATTAATGAAAGATATTACTGAAGATGATATCGTATATGATATAGAAGGTAATCAGACGAAGGTCATACATAAATCAGAATTGCATAAAAGAAAAAGAATTGAAATAACATTCGATAACAATGAAAGTATTGTGTGCGATGATGAGCATAGATGGCTTGTTAGAATAGATGATAAGAATGATGAAGTTGTAAATGCAAATGATTTATATGATAAATTCATTGGCGGTCATTCTATATCAATAAGGAATCCAAAGCATATAAAAACCAATAATACAAAATGCAATATAGACCCGTATATGTATGGAGCTTATACGGCAATTAAATTCGAAAAAAGATACAATCATATAGATGAATATAATTGCATAAAGAACCTGAATAAGGTTCTGTTTGATTGCAAGCTTGGTATGGTATATAGCATAAGAAATGCAAAACTATTGCTTGAAAAAATAGTAAAGGATGATGATGTTAATGTATGCTCTAACTATATGACAACATCATTTGGTGATAGGGTAAAAGTATTCAACGGAATGATTGATTTCTTGAATACAACCATGAATAACGATGGCTCTATTCTGGTTTACATGGATGAAAAAATATACGACTGTTTTATAGCGATAGCCTCATCTATAGGATTCATTATCAAGAATTATATCAGAACGCCTAAATACTGCAAGGTAAATATAGTATCAACGAATAAGTCGGTCAAGATACACGGCAATAATGTTAAGACCGGAAATATATGCAGGAAGATAAAGTCAATGACATACATCGAAGAAGGGCATACACAATGTATAGAAGTAGATAGTCCTACTCATATATATCTTGCAGGAACGTCATTGATACCAACGCATAATACAAATAAAAAGTTGAAGTTTGAATCATATAAAGACAACAATGGATATGTAATGATGAAGGAACCTCTCAATCATTTGATGGATTGTAATATGATTCATTATACTCTTCAGTTATCATTGTATTCATATATGGTATGGAGATTATATCAGCAATTATCAGTTGCTATGCCGAGAATAATATACGCAAGAGACAGCAATGCAATAAAATTTCATGATGTAGCATATTTAAGAAAAGAAGTCGTAGACATGCTTAAATACTTCAGGGATTTTATTATTGGTAAATCGTATGACTATTCTAAAATAATATATAAAGATGGAAGATATTATATCGAAGATTGAATCTTCAATGCCTTCTAAAAAGCTTGCAGAAAAAAGGCTTGAAATATGTAAAAGCTGCGGTCTTTTCAAAAAAGACATATTTTCGTTTAAAATGAAATGTTCATCATCTCTTTATCTTAATCCGAAAACAAATGAAACATCGAAAGTTCAAAAAGCCGGATTTGTAAGAGGTTGCGGATGTTATCTTGACTATAAGGTGAATAATATTAATGCAAAATGTCCTGCTGGAAAATGGTAAAGTTTATAAAGAAGATTATCCATATTATAGAGGGTAATTATAAAAGGATAATGACGCATGGTAGCGATATTGATAATCTCACGAAAAGAAGAAGATGTACATGCCAGTCATGCAACAATAAATTAAAGATATTCTTTATCGGAGATATATGTAAAAGATGCGGATGTCCAATTAAAAGTAAGACGCTCGTTGAAGATGAACAATGTCCCGATGGTAAATGGTAATAATCAATTAAATTTATTTTATTATGAGAGATGAAAGAAGTAAATCTAAAAGTGCTACAAGAAAAGTATCTGATGTAAAATCTGAACTTGGTGTATCATCAAAGCTTTCGCAAAAAGGCAATGGTGGAATTCCGGTAATATCAGACGGAACAGTATCAACTGATGCATTTGATTCATTTGAAGACAAGTTGATGGCATCTCATAATGATATGGTTGATGCTCAGACTGAAGAATGGAACAGAAAGCAGAAGGAAATTGATGAGGCGATAGGCAACGTTATGAAATCTATGAAGAATATAGACATAAGACCTCTTAATGGATATATCATAGTGAAGCCATATTCAGCAAATCCATTTTCAAGAATAAGAACTCTTAGCAATGGTTTTGTTGTTCCGGAATTTGACCCGTCATATAAAGATGATGGAACTGGCGAAATAAAAGAAATGGTCAAAATGGCAGAATATGCACAGGTTGTAGAAGTGTCTGAGGAAACTTCAGAACGTATCTTTGTAAACAAGGGAGATATAGTATTCTATCAATCTCCTGAAGCTATACCACTACCATACTATAGTCAGGGGTTTAAACTGGTCTCTTTCAGGAGTATTAAGGCGGTAATAAATGACAAAGATGTTCTTGATAAAAGACTCAAAGAACTGCTGAAAGACGAATGAAACAGGCCTTAAAATAAAGGTTTTATGAAAAAGACAAATGAAAATCATATTGTCTATTTCAGGCCGGGGGATGTGGTAGAATTGAAACAAAAAGAAATTCTTCCTCATTCCCCGATAATGTATGTTATAGGCAATGAAAACAAAAGATTTATGAGTAACGAAAAAGATGATTTAAAGGGAATACGTTGCAGATGGTTTTCGAAAAATCTCGAATTATGTGAAGGCGTATTTTCTACAAAGGATTTAGTATTAATAAAATCATTTAATCAATAGCGTTATGGGAGATTTTATTGACAGAATAAGAGCGAAAAGAGAAATGAAGAGGAATCCATATTCTGTAAAAATAAATGCGCAGGATATAGAGGCTCCTATGTTTACATCCAATTACAGATTTACCAAACCAGTTGAAAGAACTCCTGTAGTTCCAGCACCAATACAGGACTGGCAAAAATACGGGTTCAAATCACAGGATGATATGAACTTTTGGACAAACAGAGCAAGGAGTTGGACGGGTGGAATATTGGATTCAATCGATAAAGTAAAGCAATTCCAAAGAGAAAACAATCTCGTAGATGATGGAAAAGTTGGATGGAGAACAATAGAAGTATTCAACAAATTGAGGCAATCAAATAAAGGAAGAAGAGATGAGTCTCAAAATGGATATTCAAATCCACCTGATAATACTGTGGAAATATTTGGTCGTTCAGTATATATGCCTCCATCATCTGTAGAAAAAACATCCGTAGACAATAATCAAACAAGCGCAAATAATGAATCTAATAACGCGGAATATCCAATATTATCTAACGGATGGTTCGCGAATACATTTAGTTCATTTTCCGACCAGAATCTTATGAAGGTTGGAAGAGATATTTGGAATTTCCTGACGCAAAAAAAAGAATACAAATACAATAGTCCGTATAATAAAGAACAGTCTTCCAATAATGCGACTGGATGGGCTAACGCATATAGGAGTGCAGGTAGATTAAGAAATGGCGGAATTATAAGAAGGTTCCAAGATGGCGGACAAATGGATGATTTTATTATGTTTGTTGCGGAATGTATTGGAGCGAAAGATGAAAAGTCATTAAACGAAGCAATAAATCAATTAGGAGAGAAAGGAATTAACATGTTGAAACAAGCTTATAAAAAAGGAATGTCACCTGAGCAAGTAAGAGAAATGCTTAAAGGTGGAATGCAATCATCATACATGAAAAAGGGTGGATGCATAGCGTGCGAAATGAATAAGGGTGGAAGATTAAGGTTTACAAAGCCTGAGCTACAAAAAGCAAACGCGAAAGCCAACGTAAATCAACTACCGGTAATGGTAAACTCGTTAAAATGTGGAGGTAAAGCAAAGAAAAAACTTATAAGAAAGAAATAACATGGATGGAATAAGGTTGTTTACATATAATCCTTATAATGGCGAATTCTATATAAACATAGAAACAATACGTCTTACTAAGGAATTCAATGAACTATGGCTTTATGCTAAAAAGCAATGTAAATGTGATGATGTAAATGATAATGTCGAAGTAGACAACCAGGATATGATACAGAAATATCAATATGTTATACAAAAATATACTGATTATTGCAAGTATATATATCTGACTGAATCATGGTCATCTCCATATAGCGACTACGATAATCGCTCAAAGTATATAAGTTCATTACAAGATGCAGGTCTCGAAGAAGATGAAGTGAATTTCCCTGAACTTCAAAATGCAATACTGAAATTCAGGGAAGTTCAATTATCCGACAGAAACTATAGATTGCTCGATGCTGCAAGAAAGCAAGTTGATAGTTTGATAGCTTATTTTCTTGATGACGATAAATTAAAGAAAACAATAGATGGCAAGCCTTTATATAAACCTAAAGATATCACTGACGAATTAAAGAAAGTTGATGAACTGTCCGATTATCTTGATAAAACTGAAGAAAGAATAAAGAAAGGAGAGATGTCAAAAAACAGAATTAAAGGTGATGCTGTTGAAGGTTTTATCGTTGATTTCGTAAAAGAAAGAGAAAGAAGAGAAAAAGAGGTAATTGCGAGAGAGGAGAAAAAGAAAAAAGAATGCGAAGAGAAAAGGCTTAAAGCTAAAAGAGAATTCGAATCGGTTCTAAATCCTAAAAACAAGAAACATGATAAATCAAAGTAACTTATATGATAATTCATTTGTAGACTGGGATGTAAAAAAGGATGAGAAAATAACTTATTTTGACCCCAGTTTATCTTATGAAGCCACAGGCTACAGGCCTATAGATGGAGAGCATGGACTTGACTTTAATCCTGAATGGTTCAACAAAACAGGAAGAAATAAAAAATTTACAAAAAGGTATTGTCAATATAAGTCTGGAACAAAGGAATACAGAGATTTCTGGACTGAAGAAGGATGGAGATGTAGGGAAGGTTATACAGTAAACGGATATACCATAACAGGAGACAACTATTATTTCATAAACTTCTATCAGTTGAAATCCATTGATGTAAAAAAGGCCGGAGAAGGAAGACAATTCGTAACTCCCGATTTCTATGTAGAACAATATAAATACTTCCATTATGTAGAATTATGCAGATACTATGGATATAATGGCTGCACATTGAAATGTCGTGGTATTGGATGGTCTGAAATTAATGCATGCATGTGTGCTAACTGCTATACATGGAGAATGAATACAAGATGTGTTATTGTATCATTTGCTGACTATTATACGCAAACTACAGTAAAAAAGATATTTGACCAGCTTGACTGGAACAACGGTAATGGCGAAGATGGAATGAGACGATTAAGGCAGAAGAAAGATACTGAGCTTTATCGAAGAGCTTCGCGTGTTGAAATTATCGATGGACAGGAAGTTGAAGTAGGTCAGAAATCTGAAATAGTAGGACTTGTAGCCGATAAATCAAGAAAGGTCCGTGGAGACCGTACGGATATATTGTTAATGGAAGAAAGCGGTTCATGGCCACAATTTGAAAAAGCATACGAACAGGCGAAATCACTTGTAAGCGTACAAGGTAGACGAGTTGGGAATATATTCTGTTTTGGAACGGGAGGTGATGAAGGAGCTAATTTATCCGGTCTTGCTTCTGTATTTAATTCTCCAACAGAATCAGATGTTTTAGGATACAGGCATAATCATACAAAATCAGGAGAATATGTCATAACAGGCTTCTTTGTTCCGGCTTATAGTATCGTAAAGGACCTGATGGATAATAGGGGTTGGACTGACCCGGAAAAAGGAAAAGAATATTATTTAAAAGAAAGAAACAAGCTTCTTGCCAAGCCGAATAAATACCTGATATATTGCGCTGAAAACTGCTGGACACCTGATGAGGCTCTTGCTCTTGAAGGTGATGGAAGATTTAACAATAATCTCCTAATCGAACAGAAATCAAGAATTGTCATGCTGAAACAAACACCACAAGAATATATCCCAAAATACGGTGAACTTGATGTCATGTTCAGAGACGGTAATGTTGAAGGAGATATGGTTGGAATTAAATTTGAAGAAAAAATAAATGGTAAAATATGCGTTGTTGAACCTCCATTGAAAACACAGGATGGTCGACCGTTTAGTAATTTATACGTTGCAGGAATAGACGGTATCGATATAGGTGGAAATGAAACCTCTGAAAACACAAAACATCCGTCTGATTTCTGTATCGTAATAAAGAAAAGAATAATGGGGACAAACGAGCCTATGTATGTAGCATATTACAGGGACAGGCCTGACAATATATATGAAGCTTTCAGGAACGCCATGAAATTGATAATGTGGTACAATGCTAAGGCTATGATAGAAAAAACACGTGTCTCATTTATTAAATTCATGGAGCAGAAGAAGCTCAAATATAAATACATGATGAGAAAGCCATCTTCTGCCTCAACAAATGATACCAGAAAATCAAATGAATTTGGTGCGCCATCTACTGAGTCAATAATACAGCATGGTCTTGACCTCGTAGCTGAATTTGTGGAAGAATATTATCATACAATATGGATTCCAGAGATGATTGATGAACTGGCTACATATTCGTATGAACAGAAGCGAAAGTTCGATATGGTTGCAGCTATGCAAATGGCTGAACTTGCAGATGAAGATTTACTTGGAAATATAACGATTGAATCTAATCCAGTATTTAAAGACAAGCCAACTCAGAAGTATATATACGGATATTACACAGATGAGAGAGGATATAAAAGGAGAGGAAAAATACCATTGACAAAAAGTAAACCTGTATATAGATTTGTAGAAGAAGAGCCGGATAGACTTTACTCTCCTAATGGACAAGATTATCAAATACAAAACGATTATGGGCCAGACTATTAATTATAAAAAAATAGAAGCCGAAATAAGGCTTATGTTTGTTACGGAACTCGGCGTATTGTATACCGGAGAATTAAAAGTCATGCGAATAAAAGACCCATGGACAAACAAGGAATCCGGATGGAGAGTAATGATATACTTGAATAATCATGACAAGCCAATGAGCATAGATTATGCAGGAGATGAACTTGATGTGTTTTTAGATATAGTGAGAGAACAAATACATGAAGACGCTATATGTAATCACGTAAGATTCTATTCTTCATCTCTTGTTGAAACAAATGAAGCTTTAACCGATAAAAAGAAAGAGCAATGTTAAGTAGAGATGAAATAATAGACAGGGTTGACCAGAATATAGCCGAATTGGTTGTGAACAAGGTAACAACCAAAAAAATGTATGACTACTATAATTGCATAATAGATACTGAACAGTTCAGATATCTTGAAGAAAATTATGGTATAGGTAATCCTTCATCTGTAAAATTCGTTCCACTTGTCAAGAAGCATATTGACGCAATGGTTGGAGAGCACCTTGAAGTTCCTTTAATGCCAACAACATCATGCAAAGACAGCAGAACGATTAACAACGTAATGAGAGATAAGCAATTGAAGATAAAGAGTGAAATAAAATATGAATGTGCTTCAATGCTTAAAAGCTGGTTATTCTTTGGCATAACCGGTAAAATGGAAGATGGATTTATAAAAAACAGAATAAACAGAATAAAGGATGAAGTAAACAATTCATTTATAAGTGAATATGAAATAGCTACTCAAAATATCTTGAACTGGTGCGTCCAATCAAAGCAGATAGATATATACGAAAAAAGAAGACAGCTTGATACCGATTTACTCACAACCGGAGAGTGTTATTATAGAGTAGAAACAACAAAAGGAAATGGAATATCATTAAGAATATTTTCGCCATTAAATGTATTTCCACAAAGAAATCCTGATAGCAATTACGTAAAGGACTGTTCAAGAATAGTCGTAAGAGAATGGCTTACAAAAGATGAGGTTATAAACAGATTCAATCAATATCTTAATAAAGAAACAATAAGTCAGATTGAGTTTGAATATAAATCAGGACTGTCATCATACAATGAAACAATTGTGAGGGTAAATGCCCCGGATGGAAAACCAACTGTGCCTCAACATATAGCTGATGATTCTACTGTAACACCGGGATTTCCTGAAGATGGAATGAGATGGTATTCAAGATTTATGCCGGTATATTATTGCGAATGGATTGAGACCGAAAAGGTAAATGGCAAATACATGATGAACAGATATCATGCATACAGAATAGGAGAATCAATACATATACCACTTGGAATAGATAATGAGGTAGTAAGAAGCATAGATGACCCCACAATAGCGAAATTGTCAATAAACGGAATATTCTTAAGAAACAGAAATAATAAACCGTTTTCTATTGTGGAAAAATGTATGGACATGCAGGACCAGTATAACATAGCCAATTATATTAAGAATAATATGATTGCAAATGGAGGTGTAGTTGGTGATTATGTAGACTTGTCAAAACTGCCTGTATGTCTTGGAGATGAATGGTCAGAGAGACTTGAAAAGGTATTGGCGTATAAGAAACAAGGAGTTGTTCCGTTTGATTCTTCTCAGGATGGAACTCCGATGGTAAACACGATGTTCAACGGTTATGATGATACTGTTAAGGTCCAAGCCATACAAGCCATTATCATGGCGATGCAGGATATAGAAAACAACGTATCAGGAGTTACCGGAATATCGAGAGAAAGGCTTGCAAATGGAATACAGCAATATGACTCTGTAAAGAATGTTCAAGTAGGAATAAGAAATTCATATACAATCACAAAGCATTATTATCAGCAAATGGATTCGCTTGATAATGATATATTACTTGATATATTAAATCAGGCGAAAATAGCATACCCGAATGGAGTACAAGGAGAAATAATACTTGGAGGATTGAAAAAGACATTTATAGCTCTTCCAAAATATTATACATTATCAGATTTCGATGTACATATTCCTTCTTCTACGAAAATACTTGAAGACATGGAACTTATGAGAAGCACTGTAGCTGAATTTATAAAATCAGGAAAATATGAACCTGATATTATAATGGAAGCAATGACTGCAAAGTCTGCTACAGAAATGAAAACGAATATGATGCTTGCATATAAAAAGAAGGAAGAGAAAGAAAACATGATAGGTCAATTACAACAAAAGTTACAAGAATATGAACAACAGTTACAACAGTTATCTTCGGAAAATAAGAAGCTGAATAATAAAGTAGAACAACTCAATGAACAAAAGATGAATCTCGAAAGTCAGAGAATGAATCTTGAATTCCAGGTTAAATCCATGATGGCCGAAACTGACAGAGAATACAGAAGAGGCATGATTGATGTTCAAACAAGGAAAGTAGAACTTGAAGAAAAACAAACGAGTGACGGAAACCCATATAATGATAAAATAAATTAATAGCCATGGCAACAAGAGGAGAAAGATTTAGAAAAGCATTCGCTGAAGCAAGAAGAAGAGGAGACAAAAAATTCTATTTCGAAGGCGGATGGTATGGAACTAAATTAGCTACAGAAACAAAAGCTAAATCATCTACGTATAAAGTAGGAAACCACAAAACAAGATTTAAACAAGGAAAAGATGGAACAATAAATGCAACGATAACAGGTGCTAAAAAAGGAGAAGACCCGGTAACCGTTACAGCAGGATATACGAAAATCATAAGGAATAACAAGAATTTCCTTAATTTCGTTCCTATTGATGAAAGAACCGACCTTGTAGATAACAACGGAAATACAAGAGTCTATTACAACAGAAATAATGGAATGTATTATGTAACAGATAACTATGGATACATAATTGGAACGTCAAACGACGAAAGAGCCAAGAATAATGGGTTCATGGAATTTGTTCAATACGGAGATAATAAAGAATCGCTCAAACGTTCAGGTGCTTCAAGAATTAATATGAGAGCAAATATGAACGAAGCAAATCAGTTGTCGAGACAAAAAGAAGAAAGAGCCGGTCGCGAATTACAGGATAATATGAATAGGGGTAGGGCTTATTTCGCAAATACGGTAAGCGGAGCAATGAATACACCAAACCATGCAATAATGGGCGCAGCAAGAGTTCTGAATCCATTATCACCATATTCATTTACTGATTATTTGAAAGGATTTAATCCGAATGAATATTATGAAGGAAATTCAACGCAAACTGCTGGATTAGGAGATGTGTTTGAAATTCAGTCAGAACCGGCAAGAATGGCCTTAAATTTGGTTGGAAACGCATATACAGCTAAAGGATTGGCCGGTAGATATTCTCCAAGATTAACTGAAGGTACAACACAAGCATATAGCTACACAAGGTTCAGAACTCCGCAAAATGGAAGATTTACACAAGCAAAAGCGACATATAGAGTACCAAATGGTCCAAATAAGCATTTAAGCGATTCTTATCCGATGGTGTATAAGGATGGAAAACTTGTTTCAAGAAAGACGGTTGTTCCTGAAGAAGTATATAGAGAAGCAATTGCTCCAAAGACCATATACGTGAAAGATGGAAGAGTGTTTGTTCCTCATCATCCGATAAATGAAAATGTCAATGTAGAACAAGTTCAGCAGGAAAATGTTCCGACATATAGCATAGAATATACAGGAGCAGGAAGCAATCCAACAATCGAAGGAAGATTGCTTACCGGTGATTTTGTTCCGGGAACAACAGCTCCGGAATGGGGAAGTGGAAATCCTGAAAACGGAGTAATGGTAATCAGTTCATACGGAAGTAATATGAATGACCTTGGTGGAAGACAAATGTCAGGAAGAAGATACGTATCAGAACAATCTACTGAACAAAAAGGAAGTCATTCAAGGGTTTCAAGGAAAAGATTCGGAGGAAAATTATTAATAAAAAAATAATATGATTAATCCTGTATTTGAAATATCAAATCATTTAAATGGGGATACAATAACAAAGGATTGCACAGTCTATAAAGACGAAACGGATTCATCGATATCGCTTGGTGATTTCAAAATGAGCGAAACAGCCGTGCTGTATTCCCCGATTAAAAGGAAAAGAGATGTTGATAATTCAAACCAATACGTATACTTTCCGAGATATGGAAATAAAAGTCTTGGCAAAGAATTACAACCTCAATATAGTTTTAATATAAATATAAATGAAGACGGCTCATACAGAGTTTTCTTTGTGATAATGCCTACTAAAGACTGGTATGAAAAAACAATGTCTGACAATAAAAGCCTTATAGATTCATATATAGAAAGAGATAAAAGGCTGTATATAACAGATGGAGTAGGTATTATATCCGTAAAGAAATCGGATAGTGAGTATGTTCAGGAGACGGTAAGCTTCAATGAAATCGTTGAAGATATATCAGAAAACGGAATAACTTCTTCATTTATAAAATTCAATGATTTGGTATCCGTCAGCAACCTCATGTCTTGTTATTTATCTTTGTGTAAGAAGATATTGGATTGCGATGTGTTTTCTTGCTGCAAAAAAGGTATGTCAAATAATGGCGAACTGATATTTAAAAGAGATATGGTTTGGCTTGCATTAAATACAATTGAGATACTTGCATCAAGATGTAACGATAATGATGAATGTCCTGAGCTTGATGAGATAGAGATGATAATCGAAAGAATAGGTGGATGCAATGGATTTTGCTCTGAAGACAGCCCAGGAATACATGGTTCAAGATTAAGTTGTGGATGTATAAAATGATTTTATATGAATGGTAAGATTGATATATCCGGACTTGAAAATTATATAGTCAATGGATTCATTGATATATTAAATAAGCTTGAATGTGGAGAAGAAGTTAAGTATGAAAAAATAATGAATGCTTTAAGTCTATACAACATAATAAATACGAATGACTTAGATTTTGAAGATTGCAAGGTTAAATCCATATTTTCAAATATTCATTATTATTTAAGTTATTATAAATGAAATATATATCGAGATGAAAAGGACTATTGTATTAGGCTCAGACAAGGATGACGCTATAAACAAGAATAGCGAAGTTCAAAAGAGCGAAACTCCACTTATACATGAGAAGCTGTTAAGTGAATTTTCTGGAGATGAAAAACCTCTTGTTCTTGAAAACCTTGGAGTATATCCAAAGGATAAGGTTATGACTATAGATGAAACTAAAGCTTATGTTTCAGAACAGATAAGGAATGGAATAGATGGCCATGTAGGTGAAGATGACCCACATGGATTTCTTGATGACGTAGCTGACATGTTATCCAACTATGTAAAAACAGATGGTTCAAATGGATTCACAAACAGGGTTAAAGGAATAACCCCGATTGAAGAGAATGATTTGGCTACCAAGAAATATGTAGATGATTCCATTGTTCTTCACGAGAAAAAAGACGACCCACATGGAACATTGAAAGAGGTAAAAGAGCTGCTCAAATCTTACGCTACGGTAGAAGATGCCGCAATGAAGAGTTTGACTTATACCAAGGACCAGGTTGCTATGTTGATAAAGGACTTTATCGACGTAAATGCAAGCAAAGGATTCTTGAAGCCTGTGCTTGGTAAATATCCATTACTTAATGACCATCTATCTACAAAGAGATATGTGGATGATGTATTTTCTTCGCATATACAGAATGACGACCATAACATAGCTGAAAAGATACAAAACTCGCTTGTTAATTATGTAAAGGCTGATTCTGTATATAAGAAGGAAGAAACATATAGCAGACCGCAAATTAACGCGAAGATAGAAGAAATAGCAAGGCCGGTAGTTGATTCCATGATGAGAGAACATTTGCTTGCAGATGACCCACATGGAATACTGAAGACAGTAAGGGAAATGAATCCTGTTCGTTCGGATGGCTCCGTTGCATTCACTTCGCCCCAAAAAGGAGTAGCAGGAAAGTCAAGTAATGATTTTGTAATTAAAAAGCAGCTTGATTATGAAATATCAAAAGTATTAAGTGCTATAACCGACGGTGGAGCAACCGATAGGACATGGACTCCTTCAGGACCTGTTCAAGCAACCGTAGGTCTTGTCAATAAAGGAACTCAATTTAACGAGCCGATGTCTCTTCAACAGATAATAGATGCTTTCTTTTATGGAAAGAGCTTGTCAATAGAGGTTCCTGATTATTGTCAGTATGGTGATTCCGTAGATATAAATATAACAGTAAGGCCAACATCCATGATTGACGATGTCAAAGTTTATCAGGGAGAAAGATTGATAGGCCAATACGGAATGGAAGATTTTTCAGAAGATGGATGCATAGTTGAAAAATCATTGCCAATGACAAACGGATGCGAAGAGTTCAAGCTTGAAGTTACATTTACGAATGGCTCGAAATGCGTTGATTATGATACCTGTTGTGTTGCTTATGCTGTATATGTAGGAGCAATGCCGAAATGGCTTGCAGGTTCATCGACATCAATAGACTATCTTAATTCTCTTTGCGATTCAGACCCGATAAATAATAAAAAGTTCTTTAATGGAAATTCTACATGTGAATATAACATTTCATATAAATTTAATTCTCCTGAAGAACCGAAAAGTATATTTATCGGTATGCCTATTGATTATCCTTCTCTGGATTACATATTGACAAGAACTCAGCAGATATCAGCAGATGAATTCGTGACAATAGACAATATACCGTATACAATGCCTGATGGAGAAATTGTAATGTACAAATTGTTTATATTCCCTGAAGGAATAACAAAGATGAATATGGATGTATTATATAAATTAGATTGCGATGAGTAATAATATTGAACATAAACCGTATAGTGAGGTTATAGCTCCATTTTTAAGGACTACAAACTCTCCTTTGGAGCTTGATTTTATATTTGATTCAGAAGAAAAACTTGATTCATGGTCTTCTGAAAATAAAAATATAATACATGAAGGTCTTTGCAAAGTTGTATGCAATAACGAAGAAGTTACATATTGGACCTTTATAAAGAATGGGGAATCGTTTGAAAAGAAAAGGTTGATATCTACAAAGGATATAGACGATTTAAAAACGAAGATAACTGAGTCTGGGGAGTTCGAGAACAATGTAAATGAAAGTCTTGATAATTTGAATAAGAGGATACAGGTTATATGGGGCGTTCCGGATGAATCTGTATTAAACGAAAATCTTAATTCAATTAAAAAGATTATTGATGCGATTACATGCATATCAAATTTAAAGATAAAAGATACCGATAAAGCTCTTGCCGGAACAACGGAAAATGACGTTATAGCATATTTAAGAACTGTAAAATACAACTCAATAACTGCATTGAGCAATATTATAAATACATTCTTAAATGAAAAAGATAACGCAGACAACAGTATAACTACATGGCTTGAACTGAAAGAATTCTTATCCGGGTTTAAAGATACAGACGTATTAAAAGACTATATAGAAAAGTCTCTTGGCGGTTCTTTGAATTTCGTGAATTCAGATAGCATATTGATGTCTAAAAGTAATATAGACGGAAAGCAAATTGTAAAATCTGAATTGAGACTCGATGATTCTGACAACAACCAAATCATAATAAGGAAGAACGGCATATACATGAACGTTTCTATAAAGATTAATGACAATCTTATAGAGTTCTATGTAAACGACAATCTTAAGACAGTAATAGACATGAATAAACTTACTCCTAAGTTTAAAGATGTTTATTATGAACCAGCTACAGAATCATTGGTTATAGTCGTAACCACAATGTCCGGAGACAGCATAGTAAGAATTCCTATGTCTGTAGCTCTGAGAGAATGGACGATATCAAACGATAACGAATCTCCGGTAGTATTATCGCTTGTTCCATCAGTAGGAGATGGAAAGGACTTATTGTCAGCTCAACTGAAAATTTCCACAGAACTGGATAACATAATTGAAATAAAAAATGGATATCTGTTCGTAAATGGAATAGCTGAAAACATAAAATATAAAGATAATACTGTATATCACGCTCTTGAAATCTTATCAGAAAAAATTAAAGGTAATGAAGATTCTATATCAAAATTATCCGAATCAATAGATAAGCTTCAAAACTCAATACTTGAAATGAGCGAAAGGATTGAACAGCTTGAAAATAAACATAAATGGATTAACGCATAAAACATAAGATTGTGAACGAAGAATGCAATAGCCAAGCAGGACAGCTTGATTTATTATGGGAACAATTCGGAGGAAGAGTCGTAGAAAACAATCCGAACGACGCAAGAGACTCCGATATGTTGAATAAACAAGGAACAGAGAGGTTTATAAAACAATTAACCGGTGGTGCCATTGTCGGAATATCAAAAATCGATGACCCGAATGACAAAAGAAAGAATATAGTAATAGCCAAAACCTTAAATGGAGAAAGCGTAACACTGTATTCATTTGAAAAGGAAGACTATCTTAAAAAAGTAACAATAAGAAAGACTACTCAGCAAGATGTCGATGACGGGAACGTTGACAAATCAGGGTTGTACGCATTTGAGTACATCATGAACTCTGGAAGAAAAATCCTTGTTCCGGCTTATCAATTTATGTATCATGGAGTTCGTACAGATAGCATAGAAACCTACATAAATGAAAATGGAGGTATAGAATCAATACTCAGGATTGCAGAAAATAAAGATACTGCATTGACTATAGAAATGACAAGAAACGGGTTATTGGTTCAGTCTGTTGTATCTCCGTGCCAGGGACAAGCCAAAATAGTTAAACAGGACTGTGGACTTGCTGTACAAAACAACTGGGCTAATGGAGACCCGATAAAGCTTGTCGAATTAACATACGAAGAATATGTTGAATTGCAGAATTCTTCATTAGTATGCGATTGCAAAACTGGCGGTGAATGCGTATGCGAAGATAATTCAGACAGGATTGAAAACGGATGCATCTATTTCATTAAAAACAAGAATATAATGTATTTGAATGGAGTAAAATATGGATTTGCCATATCTGATTCAAATACAGTATATATGACAAAGAGTGAAACAGGTGAGTTCATGCTTAATGTGAAAATATCAAAGAACAGTACAAACATGTTGAAAGCATTGAGCGATGGATTATATTCAGCAATGAGCTGGTCCGGTTCAAAAAGTAATGAAATACTTGAAGTCCAATGCGATAACGAAGATGTATATAAGTCACTCGATGAACTACAGAAATCAAGAACTATATTTATATGTGCTGATTCAAAGAAGATTTATATAGCCGGAAACGATTATAGCTATATTGATATAATCGGAAATTCAGATGATGCCGAGGACAAGAATACAGTATATGGATATATAAATTCAAATCTTAAAAACGTCGTAAAGTACGAGGAATTCGAGTCTAATGGAGACAAGAGGAAGGCTATAACACTTGAAAATTACGATGTGTTATTGGGTAAAATGACAAATGGAAGCGCTGTAAATCTTGCCATGGTGTCTAAATTGGACAAAGCAGATTACGGCTCAACGACATTGCCGTTTAATATGAACGGCTCAAAAGAAAGACCGACATATAATGATACGGAAGAAGTTGCTTTGCTGAAAGATGTAACAGATGTAACAGGTAAGCTTGAAGAAATAAGCGATAAAGTATCTGCTATAGAAAGTAAGAATATAGATGAGGCAATACAATCTATAAAGCAAGAAATAGCTTCTATCAAAGAAAAACTTGCTGCTTTAGAAGACAGCTCAAATTAAATACTAAATAAATTCGGCGGATATTTGTATTGAGATTATCCGCCGATTAAAATTGTAATGATATGAATGAAAAATCCAATTCAACAAATGGAGAATTCAGCCTTATAAAGGGGAAGTATGCATCATACGATGAATTAAAATACGTTGATGGAATATATTTCGCTGAAGACGAAGGAATAATCATCGTAAATGGCGTAAGATACGGACTTGGAAAAGGTGTCGGTGGTGTTATTGGCGTTCAGAAATTTTTAAAAACAAAAGATGAACTTAATTCGCTTGAACCACCTGCAACTGAAGGTCAGGTATATTATGTAGAAGAAGATAAGCTTCTTTATACTAAAACCGCCGATGGATGGAATAAAGGCGAAACTCCAAAACCAAACATGATATATAATCATCGTTTGCAGGATGAACAAGGTCGTTCCAATGTTATATACAGATGGGATGGTGAAACAATGGTCGAAGTATCAGAATCACTTGTAATAGGTGAAACTGAAGGTACCGCATACGATGGAGCATCCGGTAAAAAGAATAGCGATGATATAGAAGAATTAAAAAGAAATTATTCAGAATTGAATGAAAGACTTTTGAAATTCGAAGAATGGTACGAAGGAAATAGATAACATATTGTTTTTATAAAACATATTTATTATGAGTAAAATAGATAAAAGATTTTGTAAGCTCACCAATGAGCAATTTATCGCGCAAAGAAATGGCGATGGGTTTGAGAAATATACCATTGTATTTATCTCAGATAGAAAGGTTATTTGGCATGACGGTATTGAATATGGTATTTCAGATGAACAAGCTGAAGCTATATTGAAATATCAAAGTACATTGCCTGATGAATTGACGACTCCTTCAAAACATGGTGGTCTTGCTGCCGGAGTTAAAGTTTCTGATTTGAAAAAGAAGACATTATCACAGTTGTTTGATGATATCCTTTTCGAAGAAATACAGCCGACAGTAAAAAATCCTTCATGTTCTATCTCACCGAAAGGTTCATGGGCAGCAAATAATGGAATATATGAAGTTGGAGCCGCTGCACCTTCTGATGCAGGTATAGATTTCAATATCTCATTTGACCGTGGAGCATGTACAGTTGTTGGTCAACCTACAAAATACCGTGCTGGTACAGAAACAAGTCGTGATGTGAAACTTGGCACAAATGCTTTACAAGCAGGCTCTAAGATTACTCTTGGAACCATGGCTTATAATCTTACCATAAATCATGGCGCAGGTGATACATTACTTACATCAAAAGGTAATAAAGCAACAAATGTAAGGCCAAACCCGTTGGCTGCCGGTTCTGTAAAAGCTTCATGTAATATCTACGGTACATATCCGTTCTTCTGTAACGGTCAAACCGCATCTTCAAGCAATCAGGATTCAAACTTGCCGTCAGCTGTTACACCTAATACAAAACTTCCATTAATCAAATGGACAGATGCTTTAATTGGTGCAAAATTCGCATCTGAAGCAACAACCGGAACTCGTCTTGAATTCATATTCCCGAAAGCAAAGAATGTAACAAAGGTAGAATTCTTCAATACTGTATCAGGTAAATGGGAGGTATTCGGAAGTGATAAATATTCTGTTGCTCCTACCACACAGCAAATAGTTAAAGGTACGCCGGTTGACTACAACAAACTTACTACAACCGGTTCTATGTCTGGTGCATTGCAGCTTCGCTTCACACTTGCAAATGCAGCCGCAGAAATATCGGATGAACCCTCAACATACGAAGGAGAAGAAATTACTGATGAAGTATTCCGCGCACTTGCAATGAAGAGTACGACAGTGCCATTCATGCCTATGAATGATGTTCCTGTTCTAATGGCTGCTTCTACCGGAAATCGTCCTTCAGGTGTTGCTGCATTTGCCGTAAACTTTGAACCGGGTGGTCAATCTCCGCTTGATGCACGTTCACTTGTTCCTGCAAAAGCTGATTTGATTGCTGCTGCAACATATTCCGGAAAGAATATATATAAAGGTATGCTTGTTGTTGTTGCTGACGACGGCGGTAAACCTGCATTGTATATCTTGAAAGATGTTGCAAAAATTACTTCAGCTGATTATTCAGGTTGGCAGCGTGTTGACGTTGGTGGTCAAACAGTTGTTCAAATTGTTAATAACCTTACAACTGGTGGAGCCGATAAAGCTCTTTCTGCTGAACAAGGTAAAGCATTGAAAGGCTTTATTGATGCTATCAATGGAAAACTTACTGGAGTTGATACAAACGTAGGCGCTCTTATTGATAAAAAAGTAAATGCAGCAAAAACTGCTATTGATGCTTACACAGTAAACGGAAAGAAAATCAATACAAATCCGGTTCTTGCAAAAGGAGATGTAGGATTAGGTAATGTAACAAATGACGCTCAGGTTAAGCGTTCCGAGATGGGTGTTGCAAATGGTGTTGCTACACTTGGTGGAGACGGAAAAGTTCCTTCAGCTCAACTTCCATCATACGTTGATGATGTAATTGAAATACAGAAAGTTGTTGCAGCAAAAGCAAACATACCTACTTCCGGATTAACCGTAGGTCAGATTTTCTACGCTACAGCTGAAAAGAAACTGTTTACTGCGACAAGTGCAACAGCCGTAGATGCAGGTGCTGCTCCTGAATCCGGTAAAATTTATATTGCTGTTGCAGATGGTAATAAACAATATCGTTGGGGTGGAGATGACGCTGGTCTTGTTCCGATTACATCAGGAAACATTGTAATTGGAGAAGCTACCGGAACTGCATACGACGGTCTTAAAGGCAAACAAAATCGTGATGCGATTACATCATTGCCGGCAACTATTGCTTCAGAAGTAAAAGACGTAACACAAGCTGCTGACAAAGTAACTATCGGTATAAAAGTAGCTACAAAATCAGGATTGAACTATGGTTCTCCTGCTGCTGCAAATATTGATATACCTGCTGCTGCAACGGGAAAAGCCGGTGTTATGACAGGCGCACAAGTTAACGCTCTCACGAAAGCAACAAACGATATAACTAATCTCGGTAATAAGACAGTAAACGGTCATAAGATTTCAGAAAATCCTGTACTTAATGGTGCTGATGTAGCGTTAACTGGATTCACTGAACTTAGTGAAGAAGTTGTTAATGAAGCTTTGAAGCCTGTAGCAACTGATACTGTTAATCAAGCTGTTGCAAAACTTCTTAAGGCAATTCTTGATAACGAAGAAGTTGTATCAGCTTCATTTGCTAAACTTATTGAGAGCTTAGGCCTTGATGAACATCTTGGATATATCAATAAACCGGATGGATATACAGCAAATGATATTGCCGGCGTTCTTGTTGAAGCTGCTGCAAAAATCAAAACGCTTGAACAAACTAAATCAGACTATGAAGCATTCAAGGCTCAGTTTGATTGGTATGAAGGTGAATAATAATTCCCTGCCTGCAATTTATATATAAACCCAAGGTCTGTATAGTATTTTATACTATATGGGCCTTTTATCTAAAATCAAACAATATGAAAAAGTTAGCAAATATCAAACGACGCAACTGTTTAACAGTGACAGTGAAAGATTGAATGGTTATGAAAACTTTGTAGCGTTAACGAAAGATGATAATCTTGTGCATACAAAGGGAAAACTTATTCCTGGTGTCATTTATATCAATCAACTTGAATCAGACCCTGCGAGAATGATTACAGGTGATGTAAATGGCGAAATAATTCAATGGATTAGACAAAATTCTCATCGTGTGTTAGCAAAGAAAACAGGTGAAGGTACAGTTACTTATATGGAACTTGATGATAATAATTCAAACTTGTATGCTGCTGATAGAAGTGAAGCTAAAACAGATGGAACTGAGGGTGATGTATTTGTTAAGTTGCCTACTTTCTATTATCGTGGTAATGATGACGGTCCTAATGGTTCAAGTGGTGATAATGTAGAAATAAGATTTAGTAAAACTCCATTTGAAGATAGCGTTGAATGGGATACTAATATATTGATTGGTACATACGAAGCATATAATGATAATGGTAAATTATATTCAAAAAGTGAAGTAGAAAGTAGTACAGATATATCACAAGCTGATTTTAAATCTTATGCGGCAGCGCGTGGTAGTGGTTATCAGTTAGTAGATTGGCAAATGCATTGTGTATTAGGTTGTTTATTTTATGCTATGTATGGCAATACTAATTCACAAGCAATATGCGGTAGTGGAACAAACTCATGTACTAAGATATGCGGTGAGACTAATAGCTTAGGCATGAATGATACCAAGGCAAATACCAATGGTAACACAATGTCCATTAATTTTTGGGGATTAGAAAATTGGTGGGGAAATAAATTTGAATATATGGAAGGTATAGAAGGTAGGAGTAGAAATACTGTTCTGATATTATCTCCTGACCCATCAAGTGGCAGAAGCTTTACT